TCATTGCTCTCCCCGGCCAGAGTGGTGGACGTTTGTCGTTCGGAAGTGTTCCGATAACAGGTCTTTCGTGTTTTTTCTTAATTGGGCTGACGCGAGTTCCTGCACTTGAGAGACCGCTATCACATAGTCGGTCAGCTGGCTGGCGAATTCCTTATCATGATGGCGTCGAGCCAGTTCGCAGACAGCGTCGATTGCCGAAGTGTGGAAAATGTCCGATACTGGTTCGATGTAGTCACCGTCTGCCATGAGGGCACGGTGTTCGAATCGGTTTCCGCAGTTGATTTCCCGAACCATGCCGTAGTCCTTACCGTCAACCACGACTTGATAGTCTTTAGTTTTGCTGGAGGATTGCGTGTAGCAGGGGAAGTTGATGGCAGACAGTGTTGCCGAATACTGGTCTTGTACCATCGCCAGTTCTTCGTCCACCCAGCCGAGTGAACGTAGTTGGATGGGGTTTGCCGGTTTTTTGGGGTTTTGTTTTTCCAAGCTTTCCTCCCAAAGACTGCTTATGTGTGGACTTATCCAGTATAGCAGAGTTTTCTTCGGAAGGAAAGCCGACGTTCAGGCGAGAATGTTCAACGACTTGAAAAGCGTGTCCGCCAGATGATTGCCTCCACCGTTGAGGCAAACCACCACATATTGGGGCAGGTTCACGAAATTCAGGCTTTCCACACGTAGACCATCCTCGGTCTTTTCCATACGGTATTCCAATTCGCCGTCGATGGTGGTTCCGCTTACGGTGATGGCGATAGCCCTTTTACCGGCCAGTTCCTCGATAGGCTTGTCCATCCAATCGGAAATGGTCTCGTGTACGTCAGTATGCATATAATCCTCCAAGACTCTACTTATTACTCGCGTCCGCGAACAGTATGGCACTGCCTTCATTATGAAGCTTGTCCGCTTGGCGTTTGATATCGCTCGTCGTATACCAGAAAGTGAATTCGGTCGGGTCGGTTCCGGTAATCAATTCCTCAACCATGTTGATTCCCCAAGATGGAATGGTGTCGTATACGCGGTACAAGTCAAGTTTCTTCACATCCTTGTCCACGATGCCGCCGACGTGGATGCCGTGGGGCGCATCCCCCAACGGATGATAGTCAGCGAGCACGCTGATGGCGTGTGCGACTTCGTCCCGAATCTCCTCAAGGGTTTCCAATTTCAGTGGACATTCCTCGCTGAACAGTGGAAGGTAATGTTCTTGGGCGAGCCAGAATGGGAACTCCTCCAAATCGTACTTGTCCATGTCGTGACGACTCAACGGCTTCTCATAGTCGATGATTGCGGTGAGCTTGCCGGTCGGGTCAGCCAGTGGACGCTCGTGAATGGAGATGAGTTTTTCGTCGGGATACTGATGGTCGTATAGCGACTTGGTGTAGGCGTATGAGTATTTTTTGGTCAACGATTGTCCTTCACTCTTGTATGATGTGAATGTTTCCAGTATAGCAGAGGGAACGGTGAAACGTCAGCGGTCAGTGACCTTGACTTTGTTATACGCAAGAATCGACTCGAACAGTCGGAGTGGATTGCGGGAGTCCAGCTTGTACTGATGGTGATTCCTCGCGGTTTCCGTTTCGAGGAATCGTCCGCTCTCGGACGGCTCTTCCACAATCATGGGAACCCAACGCCATTTCTCACGGCCTTTGCTGTTCTCCCAGACGATTTCCCCGTTTTCCAATACCCGCTTGTAGGCGGTCTTGTCGGGGAATGACGAGTCTATTCGTGCGACTAGATTCAATCGGCTCATGGTTTAATTCCTTCTTCTCTCAGTTCTTCATAGTCTTGCGGCGTGAGGAAAAGCCAAGCTCCACAGTAGGGACACTTGACCCTATTGGCATCGACGGTGTTCTTGCAATACCAGCAGGTGACGTACCATCCGTTTACATATCGGTTTTGCATTGTTGCTCCTTTTTCTTGAAATCAGAAGACAGTGGTCTTCTAATTTTCGCAAAGAAGTCGATGACTTCGATAAGATAGAGGAACATTTCAAGCAGGACAAAGAAAACGAATCCCAGTACGTCAAAAGTCCAGTTTTTCAGTTTTTTGAATATGTTGGACATTGCTCTCCTTGTCTTAATAGATTGTGTGAACAACCCCAGTATAACCAAAAAAAAGCAAGACTGGCAATCACGCCAAAAACCGGAAAACAAACAGGCTAATCGTATCTTCAGGCAACATCAGCGGATTACTTTCTCGCTCTGATTTGGCACTTCCAACGGCATAGAACCCGAATATCCCAACTGTTCCTCGCAGTGTGCGATGACGGCTTGCAACGCGAACCGTTCCCCTACAAGAAAATTCTCGTCCGAAGCGGTGGGAATCATCTCGTTGATTCGGGCTATCTGTTCCTTGCACCAGTCTATGGTGTCATGCAGGGTTTTGTCTTTCTGAGTGACGTTCACCGCCATCTTGTTTTCCTTTCTTCTGTTAACGGGGCTAAAATCGACTTTTTGTTGAAAATGACCCCGTTAACTTTCATTTTTCTGACGATAGGGGTCAATGTCGGCGTTTTCGACCATGCGTCCGTAGTCTTGACAACGGCACATGGATTGGATTTTTCGCATGTACTTTGGGTCTGCCATTGATTCAGTCCTTCTTGGACGGGGCTTTCGTCAAGACCGGCTTGACCAGATTCCCTTGAGAATCGTACACTCTGACGGTGTTCTTCTCCGAGTCGCCTACCACGGTGATGACCTGCCTCTTACGACCATGATTGGAGTAAGCCACGCACGGGGTGTCTCCGTCCCGCACGTCACCAACCCCTTTGCATTGTACGGATTCGTACCCGTAGGATGTAGCCAATGCTTCCTCGAAGGTCGGGTGCTGGGTCTTCTCCGCTCCCAGCGTCATAATCAACGCCACTACACTGATAATGCATCCTACTTCTAACAGTCCGCCTACGATTTTCTTAATCTTTTTATCGTTAAATAAAAAGATAATTCCGGAAATGAAGGTCACTGTTATAACCAAGGTAAGAAACGCCGCAAAAAGAGAGAAAGGGTCTTGACTCCACTCGTTGAAATCTACCATGTTTTACTACTCCTTCTGATTTTGGTTTTGTTGAGGTGGAACCACTTCCAATCGGAAGGTTCTCTTGACGTTTGCCTTAATCTTGTATCTGCCGTTCTTGTCGGTGACGCTTCTGGCGGGATTGCCGACACTATCTTTGTAGGGAGTGCCATCGTCATGGACGACCGTGACCGTCACGTTGGGAACGGGATTGCCCTGCCAGTCGGTGACGGTGGCCTCTAAGGTGATTGACCGTCCCCAGATTTCGGTTTTCAACCGATTGAGTCCATTTGTCAATGGTGGTGCGACGATTAGTCCGATAACGCTTAATGCCACGACCAGTTGAGCTAGGCTCAAAACCAGTCGTGTCCAGAGTAGGATACCGTCGGTTCTATCATTTTCGTTCACTTCCGGCCTGTCCTGCTCAACTCGAAACCGTCGAGATACAACTGGAACAGGCTCACATATTGGCCGTCTTCTATATCATCCTCCGGTTTTGCGTACAGTTGAGTGTTCAGAACCGCGACCGGCAGACCGGTATGCTCCTCCTGTTCGATGTGGAAGGGTATTTCCTCCTGACCGTGAGCGTTCTCGCGGACTGCCACACCGTAATCACCCACCTGTGGTTGGGTGGATGAACTGCTATCGTCAATATCCTCATAGGTGAGATAGAACGGCAGAAGCAGTGGATTGGGAACATTCTTCAACGGGATAAATTCTATACCGGCCTGTTGGGAGTGCTGTTGGCAGACGCCACTGTAACTGTCCCCTTCACCGTAATCCGGCCAGTGGCGGATTGCCACGATGGGTTTACTGCACGGGTATATTTGACCGTCCGAGTCAACCATGGTTTGGGCGCAACCTACGTCAATGAGTTCCTTAAGATTCAACATGATTCGTCTTCTTCCAAGAGTTTTTCGCAGATGTGAATTATGTCGCCGTAGGAATTGTGGCCTCCTTGTTCGTCGGGTGACGGTGACTCGTCTGGGGAGGTGAGGTTCCGTATCATACGGTTGTAGCGGAGTTCTTTTTTCTTCTTGTTCGCATAGTCGATGATTTCCATGAGTGCGGCTGTCCGACTGTCTGTGGTCGGTTGGACTCCATACTGTTTGACGCGGGCGATGGTGAATTCGTAGGCTGTGGTGAGGCCGTCGTAGAAAGTGTATTTTTCCAGCAGTTCCCCGTCCGGGGTTTCGGAATCTTTGACGGCTTTGTCCCATTGTTGTTCCAACCATGATATGAGGTCGGTTTCTGGTTCTGACTGACTCATGTAGTGGTTCCTTTTTATGCGAATGCTTTATGTGTGGACATCCCCACTATACCACAATCAGTTGAGTGACCCTAATCAGATGATATCATCCAAAGACTCGAACACGTCCTCCAAAAACTCCAATTCCAGTTTCTTCTCCGAAGCGTCTCGACCATTCTTCTCGTCGGCACGAATCACAGACTCCAACACCTGACGTTTCAAATTCAAACGGTCGTAGACGGCCTCACCCAACTGTCGGCGCGAATCGACGGGATACCTTCTGTTCAGAACATCCCTCACCTGTTCCGACACGTCATCATCCGGCAAGCCGATGAACACTTCCCCACGGTCGTTGAACTGGAAGGATGGGAGCGGGTCGTATTCACTGTCCCGCGAGAAAACCAGACCGTATTCGTCGTTACCGTTATCCTCGAAATCGACGTTCAACATTATCTTGTGCTTCTTTTGTTTTTCAGTCCGTGTTGCTGTCGGAAATGTAATACACCGTCTCATTGTCGGTCATTTTGCGGCCTTCTATGAGATAACTCGCGCCGCAAGCGCAGTTAACATGTCCCACCACATCGGAAGTCCAGTGTATGTCCAGAACATTCAATATCTTGCCGCACTTGGAACAATGCCATTCACCCGCCATCCTCATTCTCCTTATCTCCTAAAGTCGCTAGGTAGAGCCAAGTTCTTGACTCTGCTTGTATATCCGACTGCCGCGCGTCCTTCGTCGGTCAGCTCGTCATACAAATCGTCCATCCAGTATTTGCGTTTCAGCAATCCCATTCCTTGCAGACGCTTGCTCAATTCCTCCGGTTGAACAATCATGAGAGGACGATGATGGGAAAGCGTGTTGAAGTCCTCCTCACTCAACAGCATGGGCACATCGTCGTTTTGGATGGCGTCACGAAGTTTTTCGGCCTGACTTGAATATCCATCAGCCCTTTTGACCAGATTGTCCGGCATGGGAGTATCATCCCCGCTAAGCTTCTTCCAACCGTCGCGCACGTCCTCGGCTTTCCGCTCGTACTGGTTGGCAAGACGGCGTATCAGTTCGTGGCGGAACTCTTTGTAGAAAACAGTCTCAAAAACATTATCTTTCTCGCCAGCCCAAATGGTGAAACGGAACCCTTTCTTATCGTATTCGAGTCCTCCGCCGAACTCTCCGAAGTGGAATTCCGGCATTCCATCATCTCGCTCGTCCAATACGGCTTCGACACCCATCGAATTCAGTTCGTGTTCCAAATCGCGCAGGTCGGATAGCAGTTGTTCAAGGTCAAGCATGGTTCACCACTTCCTTGCGTAGGATTCCATGATGTCCGCGTCGAATTGGGTCGATGAGCTTAATATCATCCGTTACCATAGATTTTTCCTCCCTCGTCTTTGATGCCTTTTTCGACCAGACTGACAATCGCATACAGGTCGATGCTGCCGTGTTCGCCCACATGGACGATGCCGGTGTCCTTATCGACCGTTGCCGTCTCGTATAGTCCGTCGCTGAGCCAGCCGCGTTCATTGTTAGCGTCTTCACAGAGCAGTTCCACCGCTCGTTTGTTCGGAAAATATTCCATCTCAACCCCTTAGTCCTTGTCCAGTTGCCACACGTCGGCCAGCATGTGCAATGCGGTCTGACGGCGCGTCTCATACGGACTGCCAAGCTTCTCACACAGCAGCCATCCTTTGAACACGGACACCGGGTCGCGTTCGGGGTATTTGTTGAAGTACTCGCAAACATGCATGTACCGTTCGGCCATATCATCGGTGTCCTTCGCCATCTGTTCGTCGCCAATCGTGTTCCGCCACCATTCAGCGGTCTTGTCGAACTGGTCTTTCAGCCACATGAGCCGGTCGGTGCGCGGCATGGGCGCGGCCAGCAGACGGGCCAGTTCTGCCAATGCCTGTTCCTCACCCATGTCGGACGTATTGAGGACGGTGTTATCCTCGGCTAGCTCGTACTGCGTGCGGACGATGCGGATAGTGTCGCGGTCGGGAAGGTTGACGGTAATCTCGTATCGTGCTTGGGGGTCGTACGCGGTGATGCGTCCGAATTGGCGGTCGTTGACCACATGCCAGTCCGGCAGTGTGTGTGCAACGGTGTTGAGGCCGTTACGTGTTTTCATTTTTGTCAGTTCCATTCCTTCGGGGCGACGACAATCCAGCCGTTTGACAGCGGGTATACTTCGCAGGGTTCGTCCGAGTCCAAATCGTCGTCCAACGGGTTCCAGTCTTCGAGACCGTCGTGGGCGATTTCGTCGTTGAGTGCCCCGCTGTGGATGCGTTCGGTTTCGACGTGGACATCCTCTGAGGGGAGGAATAGGAACGAGAATGGTTCGAGCATTGGTTCGAAAAGATACGGCAGTCCGTCCTTGGCTCCCCAGTTGGCGACCATGTTCATGTGTCGTCCGTCATCCGTTTCCACGAGGATTATTCCCGATTCCTGTCCAGTGAGGTCGTGCAGGTTGATGGTCATGTTTTTCTCCTTGGATTTAACTTTTTGTGCGAACAACTCCAGTATAACCCACAAAAACAGGATTGTCAAACGGAAAGACAAGCAAGGTTCCCCACCCTAGAAAATGACGAAAACAAAAAAGGGAACTTGTACGTTTCCTGTACAAGTTCCCTCAATTAGGAAATCAATCCCAGTTGCACATGAAGTAGCCATTGGGGTCGATACCATCGACAAGATGGGCAGTGGCGCAATCATTCACGGTGAACATAGGGCGGGGCTTCACGTCATAATCACCCCTGATGCGTTTGTTTTTCAACTCCTCCCCCACGAAGCAGTTCTTGACGGGAACCACACGCCCACCCTGCGGGGAGCAGGTGGCACCATCCACGACCTTGTAGGCGAGCTTGCGGACGTTGACGCTTTTGCCGGTCTTGCTGACCTTGGTTACTTGATAGAAGTCCACGAGGGTCATGCTGTAACCCCAAGAGCTGACAAAGATGTCCCCCACATGCACTTCCACGTCGGTGGTGGAGGTCTGTGGCTTGCGGCGTTCCTCTTCGGTGCCGTTGATGCGGAAGTTCTCACGAGTGAGCCAAGGGTAGGTCTTGATGGCCTTGTCGATGAAGTTCTCGACGCCCTTCATGGTTCGCCAGTGCTTGCGTCCGCTGAGGTAATTGCGGCTAGTGATGTTGAGGAAGTCGTTGGTGACGTCCACCCAACGATTGGTGTGTTTGCTGATTTGGACTTCAAGGCTGAGCATTTTTGTCTCCTTTATGTGTGGTGGGTTTTCAACCCCTGTTTGTGTGAACAATTCCAGTATAAGCTATGTTTAAACAAAAGTCAACCCAGAAAAACAGGGGCACAGTTCACCCAAGCAGACCATGACCCAGAGCCTAAAACTCACCGACCAGCCAAGGCGATGGAACGAACCATGGAGTCCAGACTTTCGCCTCCCAACGATTTGGTCACATAGTAGCTGTCGTTGTCGAGGTCAAGCCAATAGACGACCTCGTTCTTGTCCTTATGGTACTCAGAGAAGATATAGCGTTCATCCGGCTCGCTTTTTGGAGACGATTCCTTATGCTCGTCGTAGACGTGCTTCCAGTGCTCTTTCGTCAGCTTATTATGTCGAATACACAGCAGAGCGGTGTCATCATCGCTCCAGAATTCCAGTTCGACATCAAACGGCTGGATGGTGTCGCTGATATTCATAGGGGTTCTCCTTTTTTGCTTGGCTTGTTCGGCCTTTTTGTGTGAACAATTCCAGTATACCACATGATTGGATGAAAAACAAAGGCGACCAGTCCTAAAAGACCGTCACCCTAAAAAGCCTCTCAATCAGTCATGAAAATCGACAAACCAGACACGAGCGGAAGAATCATTCCCCAGCCTCTCAAACAGAGCATCCCTTGACACGGGGAACCACACCCCACCTTCGTAACCGTCATTGTCGCAGACAACGCTCACATTGCAGTCCAACAGCTCTCTGACCTCGGAATCACCGTCGCTGTAACGTTCTTTGAGTTCGCCGCAGGTGATTCCCTGAAGCCCGCCTACCATTTCCTCCCAACGACCGCCGAACTCATACCAGTCGTAGAACGAATCGTCGTTGAAAGTAGATACCACATCGCCGTCTTCGTTCAGACTGTACCCACAGTATTCGGCATAGGCTTCGAGCGCTTCTTCATCATTCAATGCCAGTCGGCGTTCCGCTTTCCCGAAGGCTTCGCTCGTTCTGTCGTGCTGGTTTTCGCCCTCGCGTTCAATTAGACGCCTGTCGTTCTCTCGATTGTCCTTCAGGAATTCGTCCCGCGTGTAGAGGACGTATTCCTCGACTTCCTCGTATTCGCTGTATGGGTCGATGATGGCTTCGGCTTCGCTGGTGTTGTTGCCTCCGATGACTGCGCCTAGGAAGTGCATTTTTTCTCCTTGTTTTTTGGTGGGGTCGTCAAACCTTTTGTTTGTGTGAACAATTCCAGTATACATCATAGAAAAGGAAAACGCGCCAGCATAACAAAAGAGATAGAAAGGCATGATTGCCGCCATTGTTAAAAGCCGTCGGGAACGGTTTCCATGCTTTCGGGAAAAACGTTTGTGTTTCCGTTCGTTCTGACGTGGTTGCCACGGTATCGTGGTTCAGAAAAAAATGTATGGTAGCACCCAAAAAGACAAGGTTTTCAGATAGCTTTCCCCAAAACAACAAAAAAGCCGGAAGCTTGAGGTTTTTTCCTTTGGCTTCCGGCTTTTTCTGTTTTAGTCGTTGTGGTCTTCCATTGACCCGTAGACTGCTTCTTTCATATCCATTGGGTGCGCGTATTCGTAGGTGCTGATTTTCACGTAGGGTTCGCCGTCATTGTCTACGAGGACGCGATGGCTGTCAGGTTTGCCCGCGAACCGGTTTTCGCTGGTCACGTCGGGGTAGACGGTGCATCCGGCGATGTCGTTGGGGCTTCCATCATAATTCTTGCGGAGTGGGCGGATTTGCACGGTCTTGCCACTGGGGCTGACCTTGACCACTTCGTAGTAGCTGTTGAGAATCATGTCGTAGCCGTAGACGGAGTGGAGCACGTCTCCCACTTTGAGGGTTCCCACCGCCTTGGTGTTGTCCTTGCGGGATTCTTCGCCTTTGATTTTGAAGTCTTCGAGCGTGTAACCGTTATAATCCATGACTTTTTGGCGGAAGTTTTCAAGCCCACGCATGGTCTTCCAAGTACGACGGTAGGTGCCTTGGTAGGTGCGTTCGCCTTGGCTGTTCTTAGTCCAAAGTTCAAGGCTGAGCATTTTGGTTCTCCTTTTTGTTTGCAGTCTTCGCTTGTGTGAACAATTCCAGTATACCTCATGCGAGAACAGCCAAAAAACGGTGAGTCGGAACTTTTCAATTATGATTCAGCCACAAGGGTTTAGAAATCTTTTCTTCTCGCCCTCAAATAGGACTTAATCGTTTTACGGGGTACTTCTCTGTTAGAAAACAGCACGTCGTGACTGTTAAGTCTGACTAACACCAAAGAGACCACATCGTTGTCCACGTAGTAAATCAGTAATAGGTCTGATTCCACGTGCAATTCGCGGAAACCTTTCCAATCACCGGTCAGCTCGTGGTCGGAATACTTGGTTTTGAGTAGGTCAACATCGTTTTCGATAAGAGCTTGAAGAGGTTCGCGAATCTTGTTAATGTCGTAATGCTTCTTTTTCAGCCGTTTGATGTCATTGTCGAACGGCTGAATGGTTTCCAACGTTCGTTTACAAAGCATTGAGATAATCCATCATGTCGTTTACGTTTTGGGAAGAGTGGGTGTACTCATGATTCAACGCCTGACGGCGAGCCTCCTCATTGCGCAATGCTTCCACTTCGCATTCAAGCTCACGGAAATGCCTGTAATCATGCTCGTTCAGTATGAAATAGGTTGGCCGATTGTTTTTCATGACTGTGACCGGAGAATCGTCTGCCACTTTTGAAAACTCCGCGCTTGCGGTTCCTCTTCCAAAACGACTGATGGGAACCATTGTCTCCACCGGTATTGTCAACTGCATTTTTCCTCCCTTATGTTTGCATGTAAAAATACATGCTATCACATGAGGTGGCTAAAAATCTCAGCAAAAACAAAAAGGCTGGACGGGGAGCCGTAATGTTCCCTATCCAGCCTTTTCACTTATCTGCCGTAACCTACTTCTTGTGGCGTGCGGTCACGGTCGTGTTTCCGCGACAGTGGGCGAGCATCAATCCCATTCCCACGAGTGTGAACAGAATGACCGTCATGATAGGCGTGTTCACACCGGTTTGGGCGAGTTGGCGAATCGTCTTCACGATGGCCGGTGTCGCCGGTGGAATGTACGAGTTGGTGAACTCAGGTTGGGTTCCAGTGGTTGTGACCATGCTGGGGGTTGTGGTCGGATTGTTCTCATCCTCACCGGCATCCCCGTCGGTCTTGTCGGCCTTAGCGGTCGGCATGACGGGCATGGTGCTGGAATCCTTCGCCGTATCGTCCGTCGGGTCGTATTGGACTTTGGCGGTCAGGTTGCCTTGCAGGTTGTCGCTTACGGTGACGGTCACGTGATGTTCCGTCTTGTCGTAGGTGACGTTCTTCTCGCCGGTGTTCTTCTCGCGAATCACATACCGGTATTCACCGCAATCATCCACTCCATCATTGTCTCTACCGTAGGTGAGCGGCTTGAACTGGATGTTGCCCTGCTTGTCGTTCTTCTCACTGTCGATGACATTGCCCTTGTCGTCCACAAGTTCGAACTCGAATTCGTAGGCTTGCAGTTCACGTCCGGTCAGATTCTTCTTGGCCGACAGTTCGACCAACACGTCTTCCGGCTGGTACGTGTTCTGGAAGAGGATGCTCTTTTCGCTGGCTTTGCCGTTGGAGTAGGCGACGCTGGCGGCGAGCTTGTGGCTCTTCGTGTCCTCGGTGACGGTGATGGTGACGGTGTGGCTGGTGGTGTCGTAGGCGACGCCGCCCAATGTTCCGTCCTGTTCGTCAACCGTGTACGTGTACACGCCGGTCTTGTCGAACGTGAGCTTGTCGAATTCGAGGGTCCCGTCGCCTTCGCGTGCAGTTACCTTGTCGGATTGCGCGTCGCGTGGAACGCGGGCGAACTGTTTGGCTTGGAGCAGGTTGCCGTTGGAATCCTTCAATTCGGCGGAGAATTCGTTGTCGTTCAGGTCACGTCCGGTCAGATGTTTGGCCGCTTCGAGTCGCACGCTGACCGGTGTCGGAGTATACGTGTTGTCAAATCGGATGTCATTGGTCTGACGGTCGGCGGTGGCAGCGAGCATGCCGTCTTGGTCGGTGACGGTGACGGTCACATCGTATTCCTGAGTGGAGTAGCCGATGGTCTTGTCCGTTCCGGCGAGTTCCTTCACGTGATACGTGTATACGCCGGGCATGGTGTAGACCATTTGACCGAATGTGAAACCGCTTCCCTTGTTGGACACGGTTTGCGTTCCGTTTTGGCTTCCGACTGGCATTGGCATGTCGTTCATGCTGATGGCGTTGCCGTCCGCGTCGCGTGCGGATACCGCGTTCAACTGGAACTTGAATTCACCGTCCTGCGGAACGCGGCTGGTTGCCGTATCCGTGTTGACGATGTTTTTCACGCCGCTGATAGAGTATCCGACGTTCTTCGGACTGTAATGGTTGGTGAACGTGATGTTCTTGCCGTTAGCGCCGGTGGTCGGGGTGACGGTCTTGGATACGACGGTCAGCTTGCCCGTATGGTCAACATCCTTGACCACGTAGGTGATGGTCGCAACCGTCCCGTCCTTCGTGACGCCCGGAACGGTCGTATCCTGCTCCGACATGGTGAACACGTAGGTGCCTACGAGCGGGAACGACAGTTGGTCGAATCGGATGTTGCCCTGCCGGTCGTTCCGTTTCGTCTGGTCGGCGTTCGACACGTTGGCGGGCGCGGACTGTTGTTGGAGCGTGAATGCGAAGTCTTCGCCCTTGAGCGTGTACTTGTTGCCCTTGGGGGAGGTCATCTTCTTCACTGCGGTCGGATTGTCCGTGGCGGGTTGGGCATGGTACGTGTTGGTGAATTCCGGAATGTTGGTTCCGTTATCATACTTCACGTCGGCCAACAGTTGGCCTTCGCCATTGTCGGTGACGGTGACTTTCACATGATGTTTCGTAGCATCATAGGTGACGCCGCCCCTGTCGCCGTGGACTTCGCTGAGCGTGTAGTCGTACACTCCCGTCTTCTTGTAGGAGATGGTGTCGAACAGGATGTTGCCCTGCTGGTCGTTGGTTTTCACCGTTCCAGCCTGACCGCCTGTCTTGTCCTCGACGCATTTGAACTCGTATTGTCCGGCTTGCAGTTGGATGCCTGTATGGTCGGGGTCGTTGAGGGTCTTGTGCGCACGGAATTGTACGCTGACCGGCTTCGCCTGATACGTGTTCGTGAACGTGGTCGGATAGGCCGCGTTCGTTCTGGTTTGGGCTTTCAACTGTCCGGTCAAATCGTCGGTGACGGTGATTTGCCACATTCCCATGTGGGAATCGTAGTTGACGCCGCCCGCCGACTGGCGGACTTCACGCACCGTGTAGGTGAACGTGCGGGTTTTGGCACCGTTCAACTGTTGGGCGGTGAACGTCAACGGTTGGAAGCTGATGTTTCCGTTCTGGTCGGCGTTCACGGTTTGCAACGGCTTGCCTACCGCCTGCTCGTTGTCGAACAGTTGGAATTGGAAGTCGGTGAGTTTCGCATGGCTGGCGTTCTTGTTGTCGAACGTCTTGTGTGCGGTGAGGCTCACGGTCACGTCCTTCGGCTGATACGTGTTGTGGAAGACCGGGGTCTTGTTCGTATTGTCGTAAGAGGTGGAGGTTTTCAACTGTCCGTAACCGTTGTCGGTGACGTTGACGTGCATGGCGTGGACGGTCTGGTCGTAGGTGATGCCTTTGAACTGTCCCGTCTTTTCCACGATACGGTAATCGTGTTCACCTACCGTATTGTAGGCGAGCTTGTCGAAGGTTACGGTTCCGTCCGCATTGTTGGTCTTGGATTGGATGGTCTTGCCATTCTTGTCCTGCAATTCGAATGTGAACTCGTTGGCGTTCAACAGGCGGAGCGTGTGCTTCGGATTGTCGATTACCTTGCTGGCTTTCGGCGTGACGGACACAGGCTGGCTGGAATACGAGTTGACGAACTGGCCGTTGTCAATGGTCTTGCCATTCTTCATGGAGATGGCCGGATTGATGAGCGAGGCTTTCAACTGTCCACTGTTATCGTCGGTGACGGTCACAGTCCATACGGCGTAATGGTCGTCATATTTGACGCCCGCCGCACCCGTGTTGCGTTCACGAACCGAATAAGAGAAGGTGTCCTTGTCTTTGCCGTTCAGCTTCGCCTTGGTGAACAGGAGCGGAGAGAACTCCACTTTGCCGTCCGCGCTGGCGTTCACGGTTTGGATAGGAGTTCCGGTCGCCTTGTCGTTCGCATACAGGTCGAATTGGAAGTCGGTAATCTTGGTGGCCGACTGGTCTGCGTTCGTGAACAGTTTGCTTGCCACGATACGGGCTTGCGTATCCTTCGGAGCATACGTGTTCGTGAACTGGACGGTGTCGGATTGAATTCCATTATTGGACACGTTGGCCGTGACATGACGGTCGAACGTGTTCAAATCGTCGGTGACGGTGACGGTCAGTATCCAAACACGGTCATCATACGTGACTCCAGCATTGTCTCCCTTGCGTTCCTTCACCTCATACTGGTAAGTGCCTTCCTGAGTGAACGCGCCGGTGTTAATTCTGACTGTCTGGGTCTTGTTGTCGGTGAACGCGATGGAGGATGGCACCGCGCTCTTCGGAGCATTGTTCAACGGGGTGATGTCCGCGACATACTTGTCTTTTTCAGTCCAAGCGCCGTTCGGACGACCGTTCAACACTTTGACCGCTTTGACGGCGACCGGAACCGTGGGCATGACCATGCCGTAAATGCCGTGGTCTTCGTTCAGGTCTTCGTAGATGGCGGCAGTCATCTTGTTCAATGCGGGGAAATCCTTTAATGGGATTACTCCGGCAATCATGTTGCCGTCCGCATCATCCTCCTCATCACTATCGGAATCGGTCGCCTCGCTGGCGTCCTTCGCGTTTTTGACGGTCGTATGATGCCCGTGCCATGTAATGCCGGTTTTCGGCGTGAACCTGAGCTTGTAGCCGCTACCGGCTGGAATGGAACCTATCTCGTAGCGTCCGTTCTTGTCGGTCAGAGTGGCGCAGGGTTTGCCGTCCACACTGGTGACGGTCTTACCCTTCTTGTCCAAGAGGGTCACGGTCACGTCGGAGAGAAGACGGTCCGAATCCTGTCGGATGCCATCATGATTGACGTCGAACCATGCGACACCGTTGACCTTGCGCTCGACTATCTGGGTCAGGGCGTCAACCTTGTTGTCACCGTCAGCCCACCGGTTCATGTACACGTCGCCCGCACTATTATTGGTGGGTTTGATGCCCAGTGTGAAGTCGTAGCGGGCGTTGGCGGGAAGGCTGGGCGACGTGAACGCCCATGCCACCGGCTGGTCACAGCCGTCGGGGATGACGACCTTGCCGGTCGTCGCATCCACTTTCGCTTCCGTCCACTGTTCGACCTGTTCGCGGGTTATCTTCGTCGCATCCACGTTCCGCCACTTCGGGTCGGTGGTGAAGTAGACTTTGACGCCGCTCATGCTCGCGCCCGCACCGGCCTTGACCGACAGTCCTGTCAATGTGTATTCGCCGTGATAGTCGGACTGTCCCAACCCCTTGTAGGGCATGATGTCAACCGCATACGGGGCGGGTTTCGCGTCACGGCTGAAGTTGCCCAGCATATTCACGAATCCAAGATTCGACTGGGTCTCGTTCAACAGGGTCTTCGCACGGGTCGCAAGACTGGACGCGTGCGTACGCGACACGCGGATGGTGTAGGCGGCGGTCTGACCGTAGGCGGCGGACGGGGTGCCCATCCACCGTTTCGACCTGATTTCCGTGTTCACCGTATACTGCTGGTTGTTCTTCGCGTCCGTCTCCGGGTCGGACGGCTCTCCGATGGTGGTGGAGAATCTGACGAGCGTGTCCGTCCCGTCCGCCTTCACTCCGTTGACCGTGTACTCCAATGTGGTTGTTCCGTCCTTGTTTGGGGTGACGGTCGGCGTGACGGGCGTGCCGCCGGTGACAACGCCCTGCGTTTGTCCTGAATCAGTGTCCTTGTATTCTCCGCCCACGGTCGATGAGCCGTCCGTGTAGGTCAGACCCTTGGGCAGTGTGACCTTGATGTGGTAGTCGGTCAGATAGTCGCCGCCGGTGCTGCTGTCGCCGGTCTTGGCGGTCGCGTTTATCACCCAGTCGGCGTGACGCTGTTCCTTGTCCAAATCGTAGATGGTCTTCGACACGGTGTTGGCCGTGTCTTTCTGGCTGGTGTGGATGCCGATTGCCGGACGTTCGCCCACGACGTACAGGGTGTCGCCCTTGTTGTTTCCGCCGGTGTCGCCGCCCTGATATACGCCGTCGTCGCTGAACGTGGCCTTCAGATAGGTTTTGCCGTCGTAGTGGAGGCTGGGCTTGCCTAGTTGTTTGACGAGGCTCGTGTAGTCGTCGCCGGTGATGGAGCGCGCGTATGCCGTCCACGTGGTCAAATCGTCCTCAATGTCGAGGTTGGCTTTCTTGGCGAGGTCGTTGCGTGTCCAGTAGTCAACCTGTCCGGTGGTCTGCGCCGTCCTGCCTGCGGTCTTGTCGTTGACCTGCATGGGGAGCGTGGCGCCGACGCTGATACGTGAATCGTATGACGTGTTGGCGGTATCCCATACGCGTGTGTCGATTATCTGCGCGGCGAGTACTTTGCCATGCTTGGCAGCCTGAGCGTATGTCGGATACCAGTCGAAATCATCATAGTCGGCCTTGGCTTGCGCGGTGTCGGTGGAGAAGTTGACGCCGTTGGGCAATACGCCCCATATGACGGGTTCCATGCCGTCATTGGTGCGGGTGTCCGACCACCAGAAGCGCGCGCCCCACGTGCTGTAGCTGTCGTGGACGGTGTATGGTTGGTCGGGATTGTCGCTTGCGGACAACGGGGTGAGGATGTCGGGGTCCCATTTGACCAAGTGGACGCCGAGCACCCTGCCGTTGCCGGTCGAATTCAGTTTGTTTTCGGCTGCGGTGACGATGCCGAACTTGGTGTTTTCCAACACTCGGTCGGAACCTTTGTGTCTTTCCGCGTCCTGCCAGCGTCCGGTGGTCGCGTTGTCGCAACGTCCGACGGTGCGGGTGGATGCGTTCGTGTAGTACATGCTCTGGATGAATGCTCCGGGCAGTCTTACTGTCCAGTTGCCTGATGCCAAGTCGTCGTCGGCGACCGATTGGTTCGTGTTCGTATCGGACGTGTCGAGCGTCATGCCGGATACGCTGGTGGCCGACAGTGCGGTATCGGTGATGGTCACGTTGCCGGTCTGGTCTTTGCCATAATACTGGGCGGCGGTCTTGCCGTCCGTGGTGGCGGTGGGGAGGATGAACGTGAACTCGTCCACGTGCAGTGCGGCTACCTGCTGTTGGGTGAGGGAGCCGTCCATGTATGCGGTGGAGCATTTGCCGAATGAGGTGTACTGTCCGGCGTTGGCGCACGGGTAGTTCAACGTGTCGTAGCCAGTGAAGCTTACGTTGACGGTGGTGCCTTTGTCGGTAATGGTGCCGTCGTCGTAGACGGTGGTTCCGTCGTTGACGGACTCCTTATCCACGGTGATGGAGCTGGGGAAACTACCATTGTGGTCGAACGAGTCGCGCTTCCTGTTGTGAGTGCTCTTTCCGTTCCACTTATAAGTGGTGGTTTGGTGGATTCTGTCCCAAAGTATCGGCTGTCATTGCTTTTCACCCGCATGCTTCGCATGCTTGTCGTCGTCGTCCTGAAACACGCTGGACACGTTCAGCTTGTAGCCGATGCTTCCGGTGGGCACTTCGATGCCCTTCAACCCCTTCGACCTGTCCTTCCAACGCATCGCGGTACGGACGAGCACATGCAGTTGGCGTCCCTGAATCTTGCCTTTGCCTTTGTTTGGCGCGGTAGCGTCACCCGTATTGAAATCGTAGGTGCCGCCGCCCGTAATTTGGTATTGCAGGCTTATGTTCAGGTTGAGTTTCGCGCTTACGGTCACGTCCTTTGGCGTGTCCGACATTGCCTTGTGTGTTCCGGTGTCGGTGGGATTGTTCTTATTCCATGCTGTCCACGCCTGTACGGTCGGGCGGAATTTGTATCCGTGTGGCGCGGCTTTGACTTTGACCGCGAGCTGGATGGCGCTGGTGCCGGGGTTGACGGTCGGACTGTTGGAAGTCGGCTCCAACAGGCGATAGCAGGTGTACACTTGCGTCTTCACACCGTTGATGGTTTCGGTCGTGAGTTTCGGCTGATAGCCGGGAGTCTGGTCTACCCAACCCATTTGGTCGGTGTCGAACGTGACCTTATCCGCCGGATAAGGCAGTTCGAAATGGAAGCCGACACGGGTACGCTTGTAATAGTCCATGGTCGAATCCGGGGTGACGGTGTAATCGTAGTCGTAGATTACATCATCGAACGAGCGGACTATATCATTGCTCGCGTCCTTATCGTCGCCACGCTCATTGTCATTGTCGAATGGTGCGGTTCCAGTGCTCGGTCGGTTAGTTTGAGTTTCGACACGTATGCGGTGTCCGTGTCGAGCATGTCATGAATGGTAACGTCTTTAGCATCTTCCGGAGCGGATTGCGCTCGGATACTAGTGTCGGCGTGAACGTCCGACTGTGTTTGACTGTCAGCATTACTACTGCCGGTAATGTCTGACTGGGTGTTGCCACTATTAGTGTCGGCGTTCCCACTATTACTGGTGTCGGCTTGGACTTGCGTGGACGAATCCACCGTCAAATCGTCAGCCAAAGCGGTAGACGCGGACAATGCGCCACCACCGAACATTGTCGCCGTAGCCAAGATAAGCGCGGCAACCTTTCTCAGGCCGGGTTTCATAACCTTGAGCTTCCCTTCTGGAGAGTGTGTCATGAAAACGGGAGAAGGGCTGAAAAGAAGCCCCCCCCGCGCGTTTTTTGATTGTTCAGTTATAAGTATGGAAAGCTGGTCTCAAGTACGGTTTGCAGGAGAGTTCCCAAGGCCAGCCTTCCGATTTTTGCCCGCTCCGACCATGCTTCTTCCAATCTTTGGCAACTGGTTGAAGCATGGTTTCATGTCGGGGAGGGCAAGGCTTTATCTGTTATTCGGCTTTATGGGCCGGTTTCTTCTTGTCCGGGTCGGATTCGGTTTCGGTCTCGGCATTGGATTGACCGTCGGAGGATTCTTCGGTCTGGCTTGCGGTCTTACGTTTGCCAAGCTTCTTGACGGCCATGGCCAACAGTCCGCCGACTGCGGCGAGCACGATGATGACCAGTCCGATGATTCCGGTGTTCACGCCGGTCTGCGCGAGGTCGCTTACGCCAGCGGTTCCAGCGCCTCCGAACAGTTTCTTGGTGACGTGAACCTTGTAATCCTTGGACACGAGTCCATCTCCGGATGTGACGGTGAGTGTCGCATCGGCACCATTCTTGTTGATGGTGATGCTCATTCCCGAATCCTTGTCGTATTGACCTACGACCGTCCACTTGTCGGGATTGTCCACAGCCACTTCGTAGGAGGTTTTGTTCGGGTCGAATCCGTTAATGAGCTTGCCGTCCACGGAGATGCCGGTGAGTTCCGCCTTGTGGGTGGCGGCGGTGATGTAGGTGACGGTGTAGTCATGTTGGGTGAACGTATTGCCGTCCGGAGAGAGCACGCTGACCGTATACGTGTAGGTCATGCCCTTGTGGGAACTGGACACTACGGCGCTTTGGCTAACCTTCGTCTCATAGGAGAAGGTGCCGCCTTCCGGAATGTCGAATTTGTCGGATGTGACGGGCACATACTTGCCGTCCTTGCCAACGTAACCGACGGATGCGAGGCTCGTGTCAGTCTGAGAGTCTGGTGTCTTGACCGGAGACTGTTCCACCGGCTCCTTCGGCTGGAATTCGGTGACGGCGGTTTTGACAGGACGGGTTACGGTCACACTGTAGGTGCGGCTTGCTCCCGTGGCGGTGTCGGTGACTGTCCATTCCTGTCGGTTGGATTGTGCGCTTTGGGTCACGTTTCCGGCTTTGACGGTTACTCCTGCCGGGGCTTCCGGTAGCAGGTAGGCGCTGGTGTTCGCGTCTTTCAATGCGACCACATAGTCGAGCCTGTTCGGATTCCAATTGTCGATGAGCGTGCCTTTTTCGGCTTTGCCGGTGAGATTCACGTAGATGCCGTTGAGTTTGGCGGGACTGTCCGGTTGGATGTCGGAGGTTTGGAAGTTGACTCGTACCGTGTAGTCCACGCCGTTCACGTTGACTGTGATGATTCGGCTGGTGCCGTCAACACTCAGTTTCGGACGGGATACTTCCGCGTCGAGACCATGTTCGGCGGAGAGGGAGAAGGAGTCCTTCGCGTCGGAGGCGGGAAGGTCAACGACTTTCTGATGGTTCTCATCAAAGTCCGTCTTATTGATTTCGTAACTCTTGGACTTGCCGTCGGAGGAAGTCTGGGTGAGCGTCATCTTCGTGAAGTTCTTATCCTCGGGACGAACGTCTCGGGTTCCCACCGTGTAGGCTTGTTCAATCTTGTTGCCGTGTCCGTCATCGACGGTCACGGTTCCCTCTGCTGTTCCGGAGAGCACGACGATATTATGCTCGTTGTCGGCACCCACCATGGTCTTGGGAGTGGATTCCCATTTGACGGTGGCTTTGTCCTTGTTGGACAGTGTGACCTCATGGTAGGAAGGACTGTTGTCCTTGTCGGACAGGCCCGTTGCGGAATATCCGGCGTGATAGGAACCATCTTCGTACTTGCTGAAAGGAGTCCCCTTATCGGTGCCATTGTTCAACGTGATTTCCTCGCCAATCGAATATTCGAATGGTACGGTGATGTCGAACTGCGGCAAGCCTTTATCCGGGTTCGCGTCGGCATGGTAGACGGCTGTGCCGGATACGATTGCTGTGCCGAGCTTATCGCCCGAAGTGATGTGTTGTTCCCTGAAGGTCGGTTCAATCGTAAACTTGGTGTTGTCGTCTTCGTTCAGTGAGCCGATGGTCACGGTGGTCGGACGGACGTTCACGGTCGGAGTGGTGAGGGACTGGTTACCACCCGCGTTCGGAAGATTTATGAGCGGAATCTGCTTATCTCCAACCTGCGCGTACCAAGTGTTGGTACGTGAATAATCTCCCAAGTTGACGGTCATATGCCAGATTTTGGTTTGTTCGGTCTGAACGTCCGTGTACTCGTAGTTGCCTGTGGCGACGCCGGTTGCGGATGTCACGTGAGTGGCGTTGTCCACGCTGACGTTCCATGCGATGTTCAGGCTTTTGCCGTTGGACAGTTTGACTGTCTTGACCTCATTGCCGTCCTTGTCAACGACCTTGCGGTCTTTGCTCACATGATAGGACTTGTTGGCGGGCACATTGGCTACGGCTTCCACGGTTCCGTCCGGGTTTTCTCCGGATACGGTGAACTGGGTGCCGTCGGCCAGAGTGATGTTCTCACCCGTGGAATATTTGAACTGGATGGAAACGTCGAACGCCGGATTGCCGTTCTTAGCGCCGACATGGTAGACGGCTGTGCCGGTCACGTCCACTTTGGCGAACGTGCCGTTGGCTGTGAGGCGTACGTCCTTCAGGTCGCCGTGGTTCAACGTGAACGTGTCGTCGGAGTCGTTCGTACGCACGGTGATACGTCCCGGAACCTTGTCGGACGGTTCGCTGGCCGTGTAGGATTGGTCGCCGGTTTCCGGATTGTTCGTGAACTGGAACGTCTTCCCTTCTACCTCACCGCTCCAAGTGTCGGTACGGGAGTAGGATTGGTTGACTTGAATCGTCCACTCGTATTCGGCTTTGGTTTCCGGGTCGATGGTCTTGTACTTCTGGTTGACGGTTCCCACGACGGTGGTCACATGGGTTTTGGAGTCAGTGGTCTTAGACCATGTGATTGGCAGTTCTGTGCCGTCGGACAGTTTCAGGCTGGTGATTTCCCTGCCGTCCTTGCCGACGACCTTGCCCGCCTTGTTGACGGTGTAGTCCTTGTTCGCGTAGTCCAACACGGCGGTCCTGCCGTTCTGTCGGATGGTGAACGGGGTGCCGTCCTTCAAGGTGACTTCCTTGCCGTAATCCTTCGTATAGTTCACGGTCGCGGCGAATTCGGGGAGGATTCCTCCTGCTTCCTTGGAGTATCCGGCTGTGCCGGTCTCGTGAATCATGCCGAGTTTGCCCGCGCCGGTGGTGGCTCCCGGCGTGATGGTCGGATTGGTGAGGGTCACGTTGCTGCCGTTGCTGCCGGTAACTTCCAGTCGTTGAGGAATGGTGTTGCCGGTCATGGACGCGAGCTGTTTTCCATCCTCGTCGGATGTGGTGAATGGGATGTCGTTGCCCTCATAGTTAGTTGACCAGCTGGCGGTGTTGGATGCGGTCACGCTCGTGTGCGTGTTCCAACCGTAGGCGTCGATTCGGGTTCCGCTGTCCCAGTTGAAGTCCATGATTTCGACTCTGGCGGTCGCGGTTCCGGTTTTGGTGACGGTGTAGCCGTTCCTGTAATCGTATGTGGGTTTCGACCAGTCGATTGCGGCTGTGGTGCCGTCCGACAGGCGGACGGTGTTTTCGGACGGATTGCCGTCCTTGTCCAAGGTCACGCCGTTCAGTGTGGCGTTCGCGGTGTTGGTGTCGCCTTGCACGACGAACTTCGTCCCGTTCTTTAGGGTGACTTCCTTGCCGTAGGTTTCGTCCACGTTCACGGTCAGTGTGACCTTGCGGCTTACGGTGTCAGACTCATCGAATGTGCCATTGTAGGTGACGGTGCCGGTCAGATGGCTGACGCCGACTTTACTGTGGTCGATGTTGAGGGTCGGGGTTTCAGCAGACAATGCGATAGGCTTGTCCTCGCCGTCAAGCGTGGCGGTGGCGGCTTCCAACGGGTCGCCGTCGTACTTGTCGATGGTGGCCGTATAGTTGCCGTCGCCGTCCTTCTCGTAGGTGACGGTCTGCTTTCCGTAGGTGGTTTGGAGTTTACGGCTTGTCGTGGTGGTCTCGCCGCCGGAAGTGGATAGCGGGGTCGTCGTATTGGCGTCGTCAACGGCCAACGCCGTCACAGCTCCCGTTCCCATGGAGCCGACGGCCATCACGGCAGCAAGACCCACGCCACCGATTTTCTTGGCGGCATTGTTCCAATTGTCACTCATTCAATGTCCTATCCGAAATGTGAAACGTTTCCTTTGCGGATTTCGTCTACCACCTTAGCGGACATGTATGCCGTCAACCTCGTATAGGTGGGAAAATACCTTGAAAAAAATTTCAGGGTGGACGGTATCCAGACTTTTGCCGGATTGTCCACCCCGAAAAAATCGTTTTGGGAAATGTCATGCCCTCTGGGGAAGGTTCGCTTTAAGCAGGGGTTCGGTGTCGGTGTGGTGTCCGCGCTTGTTGTACCAAGACACGACGCTCATGCCGCTGGCCTTGTCGCGTAGGGTGATGCCGTACTGTCCCTCATGCTTGCCGGTGCCGACATGCACGGCTTGGGCGGGTACCGGATTGTTCTGGTGCGAATAGTTGAACATGCTACGGAATCCGTCGGCGTCGTTCGCCTCGTATCCGACACGGGAACCGTATCCGTCGTAAAGGGTGTTGGTATGCTCTCCGCGAACCGCGAAGGACACTTCCTTGTCCTGATGGCGCATTTCGATGCTGTCCTGTGGAATGTTCATGTTGCCGGTCTTACGGCGCATGAGCTTGGCGGCGCTTTCGCTGTCCACCGGATGATAGTAGTTGGATGCGGCTTTGTTTCGACGGTCTGCGACTTTCGACTTGTAGTCCGCGTACTCCTTGTCGCTGCTGAACTCGCCACGGGCCTTCTCGACCTCGGTGCCTTTGTTGTTCATTTCGATGGTTCCCCAAGAGGTCACATGGTCTCCACTGGTCTTATTGCGGTAGAACTCCTTGCGGAAGTGCAGGGCGTTCTGCGGATGGCCGTTCGCCTGTTTGCCGGTACCGGCGCTGATGGCGCATTGCACGTCGTCCAGTCCTTCGGCTTGCATGGCGCGGGTCATTCGGGTCAAATCGTCGCCCGGAACGATAGCCATTGGGGAGCCACCCTCATTATGCGGGCGGGGGGCACGTTTCAGAAGACCGGTCTTCGAGTCTCGCTTCAAGGCTGGTGCGACGTGCGTCTTGCCTTCCTTGTCCATGTAGACGAACACTTCTGCGGAACGCGCGTCGGCATTGTTCAGACCAAGCTTATTCTCGTAGTAGTGGCGGGCTTTGACCTCCGCCTCCGCGAAGTCCTTCGGGTCGATGTGGTACACCTTCGCGTTCTCGCCTTCGAACGCGGCACGGTTGACCTGCTCGTTCGTTCGGGCGTTCAGGGTGTCGTACACCTTACCGTCCTTACGCCCCTCCAATTGTGCGGCACGACCGCCGAAACTGGTCTCGTCCAACGGCAGGTTCTCGCTGACCGGCTGGAACTTGTTTCCACGACACATGCTCAACGTGTGTTCCGGGGCCTCACGGTCATGGTTGATGACTCCGAAGCAGGTGTTGCCGGTGGACGCAATGGCGAGCTGTTCGCCGTCCTCGGTGCCGGTGATATGCACTCGTTCGTGAACCTCATGGTTTTTGAGCGTGCTGAAATTACGTCCGCTCGCGCCGACGTGCATCATCTCATAGCCGCTGGGCATTTGGGAGAGATTGTTCTTGTAGTACTTGCGCACGTTGCCGCGACGGTCAACGTACTCATGCCAGCCGACAGTCAAACCCCATTCAGTCCACTGTCCGATGGGGTTTCGCGGCTGTGCCGGATTGTAGGCCATGTCTTGTCCTTCCTCGACCTGATTCCTCCCCGAACGGGAGGTTTTTCCAACATCAGATTCCAGTCTACAATCCTCAAGGTCTATAAAAGGCGAAAGAAGGTAATCTACCGGTTTTTCTTACGCTTCGACTTCTTGGGAAAATGGTCGGAAACGTGGACGAACACGGTTTCAGCGAACACGCCCACATCCTTGGTGAGAATCCTCAAACCCTTCCACAGCAATCGTCCCCACGTCTCCCCCAATATCCAGAAGCCTACTATCAGGCCGAAAAGGGACAGGATGGATTCACGAATGTCCAGTCTGCCATCTGCGGGAACGTCGAACGACATGTAGATGACGGTCGCAAACAGGATACTCGCCCCGAGCAGGGTCTTGCCCAATACGCTTTTCCAACTCATTTCAACCTCCGGTCGTGTTCCTCCCAGCTCGCGTCCGCTGAATCCGCTATCGCTTCCAACATTTGGAACCCGTCCGGCACGGGGAACACGAGCAGTCTGACCAAATGCCGTCCGCCATGGTTCAGATTCTTAGACCGGACGAACGCCACGCCCTTGCAATAGTTCGACGTGGTGCCATGCCATGCGCCGACGTTCGTTCCCGCTTTCAGAATCGCGTTCACGCTTTCTGCGGTATTGTCCGGGTCGGCCTGCGCCACGCCATACGGGTAGGCGATGCTGGCGATGACGATGTACTTGCCGTACCCGCAGTAGGGTTGGCGTTTCCAACACTCCTCCGCGTAGGCGATGAGCTGTGAGCCGACCTTCTCACGCACGCCCAACGTGTTGCCCCTACCCCACGTGGTCGCCTTGCGTTGACCATGCTGGCGGGCTTTCAAATCCGAATCCGTGTAATTGCTGGTAATCCAGATTTTGTCCGGCACGCTGAACTTCACCTCATAGCCGTCACACCATGCGGGACGCTCCCCCACGGGAATGTTCCTCCACATGCCGACCACGCTCGACGCCAATCCGCCCGTAATCTGATACTGCGGGTTCTCGTCGGAAATCGGAATGATGAGAATGTCCAGCAGATAACAGCCGGAAGGCGCTTCGATGGGCGATTGCAGGTAGATGGTCGAATGCCGGTGCAGACTATCATCATCGTCCCACAGGCGCACGTCGGAACCGGCGTCGATTATCGGCTTCACGGTTTCGGCGGCTCGTGCTGGGAACACGTTCCCGCCGTGGGGTGCCGACACCGTGACCACGGCCAGAAACCGTTCCACCTTCCACGCCTGTTTCATCGTTTTCAGATTCCGCCACTTGTCTTTCGCATACCGACGGATTCTCGCACGCCGTAAGGCACGCGTCTTTTCGGTCTGCACGGTGTCGGTGCCGCTCCACCATTCGACGGGGATGGTGATGGTCAGACGGTATCCGCCGCGTTTAACCGCTACGGTTTGACGAACCATGACGCTCCTCCGAACCATGACGATTCTCCGAACGGACGGTGGCTGCCGGACTCATGCACGCCCAGACAGTGCTGGCACATGGTCTCCCCGTCGTATGGGGTTTTCCTGACGCCGCAGCGGACGCAACGGCTGGTTCCCTTGTCGGTCGGATGCAGTGTGAATCTCATTTTCGGCTCCCCATCTCCAATGCGCTGATATCGGCTTTTAGAAGGTCGATGATGTCCTTACGGGTATGGTTGGTCTCGATTTTGCCGGAAACCCCGTGAAGGGCCTTTAAAGCGACGATACGGTCATGTTCGGCAAGCCACTCATCGTAATCCTTTTCGTCTGCGGGAAGACCGGTCTGAACGTAGGCACCATCGCAATACCGGCCACGAACGGTCTCATCATCAAGAGGCCGAACCGGCGAACCAGTCGGAAGCGCGATAGGCAAAAGCATGTTTTCTCTTTTCCGCTAGCCAATGTGGACTAATCCAGTCTAACGGAAACAACATTGGAAGAATCTGAAAAGCACGGAAATACGACGAAGAGAAAAAACAGCGAAACGGGAGGGGCGGGCTTTTTCTTCTTTAGGGAACCCGGGGTAAAGGATTCTCGCTTGTTAACGGTTCACACGGTTTCAGATTTTATCCGGTTTTCTTAAGCAATGAGAAAAGCCAGTGAGCGGTAATCTAAGTTAAGGATTAACCCGTCTCCATTCCCCGACATAGGGGGGTCACGTCTGTTGGCCTCTACCCAGCAAAAGCATTTTCCTATATTTTTTGCTTTTTCAAATTTTTTAAAATTTGAGCCCATATATATTATGTATTAGTTATGTATGTTATGTATATTTATGGGGATGCCTGAAAGCCCTTGTGGCAGTAAGGCTGAGAGACTGTTCTTATATTCAAATTGTGAACTTTTCATATTCAAATTGTGAACTTTCATATCTAAATCATAAACTTTTATATTCAAATCATAAGTCAAAAATAGGCAAAAAATGTTTTTCCATACTCAAATTGTGAACAATAGGGTGCTGTAGACAGTGTTGTTGAAAACCTCATAAAATACAGCCCACAGCCTACAATAAAGAAAAAGAGAACCCCTCTGCAATAGGCAGAACAGGGGGGTTCGCTAAAAACCAGAGTAAAAGGAAGTGGTTTCATGTCCAATGATACACCAGCCGTCAACAAAAAAGACATCAGCTATTCCCCTAGCCTCATGTCGCAGATTGCCATGTTCCCTCTCAAGAACCCCGGTGACGTCCGATTCGTGGAAAGGACGAACGGATGCGTGTCCGTGGCGGTAATGCAATCGATGTGGGGTTGGACATATGGGAAGATACCCCGCCTATTTCTGATTTATACTCGTTCTTTGGTGCAAACAGGCTCCGACAAAGTGGATATGGAGCACCATATCGTCAAGATAGATAAGTCTTTCCACTTATTCTGTGAACAGGTTGGATTGGCGGCTGGAACCAGTGTCAAAGATGTCGAACAGTCTCTTCTTTGCTTATCCGGAACGACTTTCACGATTTCCCTAATCGGCAAAAGTCCTAATGGGAGACATTTCATAGAGGGGCGTAACCTACGTCTTGTGAGTCAATTCCATCTGCGTTTCAATAACTCCAAGTTCGACTATCCGGGTTTTAAAGATGATGGAGACCCGTCTTCTTATATCCAGTTCTCTGAGGAGATGTGGAGTATGTTCACTGACAATCCGGTGCCGTTGAACAAGAGAATCACCTTCGAGCTTGGCAAGTCGGCTAGAGCATTGGATATCTACCAGTGGCTTGCCTATAGAGCTTATGGGTTGAAGAAGCCTTTGTTTGTTCCATGGCAGTCTCTCAAGGCTCAATTCGACATATCGGATACGCCCATGTATTCATTTAAACAAAAGTTCAGTAGAGCCTTAAACAAGGTATGTAAGGCTTGGCCTGAAATCAAAGTCATATGCGGGAAAAACGGGCTAACCTTATACCCCTGCAAGAGTTCTCTGGACTCCGAGGAACCAGTCCAAAAGACTCCCCAACCGGTGAAGCCAAGGCAGGTGGAACTAAACCCGTTTGCCTAATCCAGCCTTCTCAATGAGTAGAAACGTATTCTCCTGTTTTCTATCGTCGGGCTTACACGTGGCAAACCGTTAATTAGTTAAGAAAAGAGCGGTCATATGATTGACAATAGCAACGAAGGCTACCTTCTGAAAGTTGCCGACAATCTGAAACTTATACCCATCGCTGGCGTCTTCCCTATAGAGAATACGGGAGCTGAGTTCTTTGAGAAAAGGAACGGAACGGTCACGGTCAATATTGCCCCGGAAAGAGGAAAGTGGGCTTATGGGAAGATTCCTAGGCTTATTCTTCTCTACTTGAGTTCTTTAATCATGGAAAGGTCTGAGAAAGTCGATTTCGACAAAAAGACTATAGTCTTTAACGAATCATTCCGTTCTTTTTGCAAGCACTCTGGCCTAACATATTACGGCGGTTTGGCCGAAAAAGTAGACGAGATGCTGAATCGTATACTGAATACGACTATCCAGTTTAGGGGCCGGTTCGACGCGAAGGAAGAACGAATACTGGCCGTGGGAAACTATCGGATTTTCGATTACGGAGAATTCCACTTTCACGACGTGGACACTTCTCGGAAAACATATATCAGATTATCTGACTTGCTGTGGCGGATTCTTACGGAGAATTGCGTCCCCTTGAACAGAGGTATCGCCGCCCAATTAGGACGTTCCCCCAGAGCTTTGGATATCTACCAGTGGCTTGCCTATCGAACATATGCCCTGAAAAAGCCCGTCGTCGTTTCTTGGGAGAATCTTCGGAGTCAGTTCGATTCAGCGGATACGCCGATGTACTCTTTCAGACGGAGGTTTTGCCGGTCGTTGGAGAAGGTGTCGGACGCGTGGCCGGAGCTGGCGACTTCCGTTGGGGAAAAAGGATTGACGCTCTATCCCAGCAGAAGCTCCCTCACTTCGGGAAAAGGAAAGGAAAAGGCTTTCGGACAGGGGGCCGTCTCTTCCGCAAAGGAGTCCGCCATGACGGAAAACCCGTTCTAACAAAAAGCTTGGGGCACCGGTTTTTCGATGCCCCAAGCTTTTTGTTGGGAAACGGAGGGGAAAGAGCTATGCGACAACGTCGTTGTACATGGCGAAGTTTTGCGCGTCGGCCATATCCCATGCTGTGAATTCGACTTCCTTCAAGGACTTGTCGTATCCGCAGTTTCGGAGCGCGTAGCGTGCCGCCGCGTCGATGCCTTTGCCGTAGTGCCCGTCGGCTTCCGCCTTGTCACGGAGTTCGGCAATGCCATGCAAGGCCGCGCTGATAGCCATTCCGGCCATTTTCGTCACGTCATTGTCCGCGCTGATGGAGAACGGTTGCCAATCGCATGCGCCGCTTTTCTCGAACACCCAGAATTGCATAGCCACAGGCTTGCGTCTGGTGCGTTGGAATGCTTCCGCCGGACAGTTCGCAACCGCCTGACGGTAGAACGACGCCTGAATGTGATAACCGTATTCGATGACATGCTTGTGGAAGTCCGTGGCGCTGGCACTGCTCGCGGTCTTCAAATCCACGAGATAGTCAACGCCGGTCGGAATCAAATCCGGCTTGGCTTTCAATCCCAAGCCGGTATCGTCATCCGTCCACACGATGCACTGTTCGCATGTGCCTTTGCCGATAAGGTCGTACATGTCGGGACGGGAGTCGATGATGTTCTGCTTCATGCGTTTGAGCAACTGCATATCCTTGTAGGATACGACGATGTTGCCCATCGCCTCTTGCGCTTCACGCCATGCTTTGTTGGCTTTGTTTTGGAAGGTCTGCCCCTCGTCAAGGCATACGACCTCGCTCGTGTTCAACAGGTAGGCGTGGAATGCGGTTCCGAACTTCATCGCGTCAGTCGGCGTATGGTCGCCCAACAGTCGGTCGTAAGCCCATTCCTTCGGATTTTTCAGGAACGCTTTCAACTGGCTCTGGTCGAGCGCGTCCATGGCGAAGTATTCCTCGTCGGTCGCGTCGATGATTTTCGCTTGGCTCATGGAGGATTACTCCTCTTCGTCTCCGGTGATGGAAGTGTCTTCGCCTCGCGCTTCGGCGTCGGCCTTGACCGCGTCTTCGTCGGGCAGATGCACTTCGACCTTGTTGGTTTCGGCGTTCTGGAAGATAACAGGCTCCTCATAGTCGATGGGTTCGCCGGTCTGCGGGTCGAACTCCGGCTGGAGCTTCATGTTGTCAACGTAGTTGTAGGGGTTTCCATCGGCTTCGGCCTGTGCCCGGTCGATTTCCTCCCACGCGTCCTGCCATGCGGCGTACTCCTCCGCATAACCCGGATATGGTTCGATGTGGCGAATCTCCCAGTCGAGGAATTGTTTATCGGTGATGGGCTGGGATGGTTCGAAACTGTTGGTCAGAGAGTCCGGAATCGGAACCGTGTATGATGCTCGGTTCCTTTCCTCCTCCTCGTCGGTCATCGGTTCGTCGAATACTACTTCGGAGTGGCCGTAATCGGTTGCCATTTTGGTCTTCTTTCTGATTTGCGCGGACATTTCCAAATATTGGACGGTTTCCAACCACATGCCGTGTGGCATTTCAAGTGGGTTTTTCTCCCACCGTTTATATGTGCTTGTTGACACGTCCAGTACTTCGGCTGTTTCAGCCTGTGTTTTTCCCGCTTGTATTCGAAGGTTGCGTAATGAGATGTTTCCCATTTTTTAGACAACTCCTTTCCTACAAGTTTCAACCCAACTATAGCATTGGTTCACTTTTGAGCCAAATCGTATGATTGAGTATGCTGATAATCGTTGAAATTCAAGGGGACACGCTTGATTTCACAATAGTTCAAATATGACCTATACTTGGACATGTCCACATAAAAGAACTGACTTCCTCCACTCATGTCAGAGCATGTTCAAACTGTTTCCCGAATGGAAAAGGTTCATGCCTGATATTGGTGTGAGAGGAAAACGAAAATAAAGGAGAAAGCCAAAAATGGCAGAGCAAGAGCAGTCCGCGTCAGTGCCGTCCACGCTCGACGTGTTCCTCCCCCATATCACTCTTGGACGTTGCTCCCTCTTCGAGCCTTACGTTTTCAAGCAGAGCGACGATGACAAGAACAAGGACAAGACTCCAAGCAAGCCGTCCTACATGTTCCGTGCGATTCTCGACAAGCGTCGTGACAGTGCTATCATCAAGAAGATTTCCGGCTATCAGAACGCATATATCGAAGAGCTGAAAGCCAAGCGCATGTTCGACAAGCGTGCCGCAATCCACTTCGCCCTCGTTGACTGCGATAGTGAGGAAGTCGAGGACAAGGACACCGGCGAACTGGTAATCATGTCCGAACGTGATTCCTCGCTGAGGGGCAAGTACATGCTTTCCGCCAAGTCTCGCGCAACCGAACCGCCGAGCGTAGGCTGGGTCGATGACAAGAACATCCTCCACCCCATGCCGAAACATTTCATCGTGAACGAGGAAGACCCCGATTCCGTTGAAGAGTACGAACGCCGACTCGACTTCTGGAAAGACAAGGTGTATGCGGGACAGTATGCGAGTGCCGTGCTTCGTCTTTCCGGCTGGCATCAGGCCAAGATTGGTCAGGGTGTGACCGGTCAAATCAAGAGCGTTGTCATTATCGGCGGTGGTACTCCGGCTGGCATCATGTCCCTTGAGGATGCTTTCACCGAAGAGCAGATTGCTGAAATGGTCGCATGGCGTGACCAGATGGTGCCGGATTACGAGTCGGGCGACGACCCGTGGAACAAGCGTGTCAAGCTTCGTTCCAGTTCTGACGTTGACGATTATGCTGAGGATGACGATGTGGAGGAAGAGGAGACTCCGAAGCCGCGTCGCAAGGCGAAGCCGGTCAAGCCGGTCGAACCGGAACCGGAAGAAGAGGACGACTACGAGTATGAGGAGGAGGCTCCGAAGCCGCGTCGTAAGACCAAGCCCGCCCGTAAGGTGAAGCCGGTCGAACCGGAAGAGGAATACGACGGCGTGGAGGAAGAGGAGGTTCCCGCTCCCCGACCGCGTAAGACCCGTAAGCCTGTCAAGGAAACGGTCGAAGACGATTACGACTCCGACTTTGACGAGGGTGCGGACACCGAATGGTGATTGACTGATTCTAAAGAGTTATCCCAACCTACAAGTTTCTGTTGTAGGTTGGGATAACTCTTTTTAGGCTAGAACATCACGCCGCTGTTGCCGTCACCACCGGTGGACGGTTGCGACGGTGTAGCCGGTGTGGATGGAGTCGATGGTGTGGACGGGGTTGACGGCGTGGACTGCTGTTGCCTTGGAGCCGTATACTGCCGTTGCGGCGTATACGTGTACGTGTATTGCCGTTGCGGCGTGTAAGTCGGCTGGGACTGCTGTTGCTGTTGGGCCTGCTGATTTTTGGCCTCCTCCTCGGCTTTCTTCTTATCCTCTTCCGCCTTCTTCGCATTATCCGCGTCGGTCTTGGCCTTGCTGACCTTGCCCACCACATCTTGCAGACTGGACACCGCCTTGTTGGCGTCGGCCACATTGTCAGCCGTCACCTGCGTATCTTTCCACTGTTTGACGAGACTGTTCATGGTCTTCTTATCCGACGAATCCGGAGCGTCGCCAAGTTTTCCGGCTTGGTCGATGAGACTCTTCAACTTATTGGACACGTCCACGCTCTTCGACTGCAACGCCTTCCGATACGCGTTGTCGGTCGCCTTGTATTGAGCGTTCAACGCCTTCATTTTCTTGCCGATTGCCGCTTCGGTCATCGGATTTCCTTCCGTGGCCTTGCTGAGCTTGTCACACTCCCCCAGCGTGGTCTTGTCGTCCTTCACGAGACTGTTCTTGATTTCCTTAATCAGGTCTTTCGCGTCGGCCACACGCTTGTCCCAATTGTTTTGGGCTTTCGTGAGCGAATCCTGCTTCTTTTGGATTTCAACCTGCCGGGCCTTCTCGGCTTGGGCGTGAGTGTATGTCGAATAAGCGTAATAGCCACCACCGCATAGAAGCGCGATACCGGCCAGAATCACCACGACCATGATAATGATTTTACGGATTCTGCCACCATCGCCTTCACCGTCGTTGGTGTTTTCGGCTTCGGCATCATCCGCATAATCCGGCAGTTCGCCGTCGAATTGTTGCGGCGGAAAACCGGAGGACTGTTCTACGGGCGTACTGTCGAACTGGTTTGCCTGTATACTGTCATCCCAGAAACCGTCATCCTCCTGTTGTGGCGCGGATTGTTGTTGCTGGGGTGCCGACTGTTCCTGACCGTTGGAACCATCCTCCCACCATTGGCCTTCACCATGGTCGTTGAAGATGCTGTTTCGACGGTAGAAGTCATCATCCGGCTGGTTGGACTGTTCGCCGTTCTGCTGGTTCGCCGGTTCGGTGTCGGATTGGCTCACCGGCGTATTGTCGTACTGGTTTTCCTGTCCGCCGTCGAATGGGCTTGCCTGTCCGCCGTCATCCGGTTCAGGCTGTTGGGCTGGAATCTCATCTCCCCAAATATCATCGTAGGCTACCGGAGCGGCGTTCTGTCCATACGGCGAATTGTCGTCACTGCTCCCCCATATATCCGGCTCGTTGGACGGCTGGCTTTCCGGCATACCGTTCAACTGGTTTGCTGTTTCGCCTGTGGGATTGTCTCCCCAAATATCCTGCTCACCGTCCGACTGGATTGCCTGTCCGCTGTCCGACTGTTGAACCGGCTGAACGTCGGATTCATCTCCCCAGAAGTCTTGTTCGCTGGCCTGCCTGTCCGCCGTTTCACCATTCGACTGTTGGACTTGCCTGCCTGTGGGATTGTCTCCCCAGATATCCTGTTCGCCGTTCTGTTGGAACGCCTGAACGTCATCGGACTGTTGTTCAGGCATACTGGTCTGCTGTTGCGCCGGTTCGCCGGTATTCCAGAAATCATCATTTGACTGGTTTGCCGTTTCGCCGTTCGACTGTTGCGCCTGACCGTCGGCATACTGTTGTTCCGGCGAATCAACACTCCAAATATCCGCTTGACTGTCCTGCTGGCTGGCCGGATAATCGGCTTGTTGCGGTTCCGCCTGTTGTGGCATGTCATCCATCCGCCAGATGGAATCCTGTTCCGCCTGTCCAACGTTCTGCCTGTCCGCCGTTTCGCTGTTCTGTCGCCCATCCGGATTGACGGTATTCTGTCCTACCGTGGAGGCATCGGACTGTTCCCGCATGTTCCACATGGAGAACGGGTCTATGTCATCTTCAGACTGCTGGTTTCCCGCTACACCGGTTTGCTGTTCTGCCGGTTCGCCGTAAAACTGTTGTTCCTGCTGGAAAGCTGACTGCTCTTCCGTTCCAACAGCCGACTGTCCGACCGGCTCACCGTAGTATTGCTCAGCCGGTACGCCGTTTTCGACGGGGGACTGTCCGACCGGCATACCGGAATCCTGTTCAACCGTTTCGCCTGTATCGGACGATGGGGAACCCCACGGGTCTTCCAACAGACTGTCGATATCGATGGAATCCTCATCGACCGTACCATCATTCTGCTGGCTGACCGGTTTCACATCGACCGGCTCCACCGGTTGACTGTTGAAACGTGGAGGCGGCGTTGTGGAGGACTGGTTTTCACTATCGGACGGTACGGCGTCATTCCGTTCCGCCTGTCCACCGTTCCGCCTGTTCGACGTACCATCATCGTTCCGGGAAGACGATTCTCCACTCGACTGCTTCGCCGTCGCACTGTTTTTCTTCCTCACAGTCGAAGAGGTGTTCCGCTTCGCCGGAGACTTCTTTTTCCTGCCCGCCGGTTTAGCGGCGGACTGCTCCACCGGCATGTCGGACATGTCCATCAAAAGAGACTCATCCAACCGGTTGTTGCCAATCAGAAAATCATCCTGCTCAGACATCTGCGAAACACCTCCAGACTATGATGGTCGGACTCTTACAAGCCCTGCTGTGCGGACTCTTTGGCAAGACTACGAGCGGCGGCTACCGCGCTCACGTGGGGCACGTCAACTCCAGCCGCATACAGTTTGCTCGCATGAGCTGCGGCGGCGGCACCTTTCAACGGTTCGTCCCGGTCTGCCACGTCACGACCGTCTTCACCGAATCCGCCTTCGGTCTCCAACCGGCTGGGGGAGTGGCTGTCATCCTCGTACATGGCACCGTCGTCGGGTTTTTCTGCGGCGGCGGGCACGGCCACGATGATGTCATCCCATGACCAGTGACCGGCCTCATCATTGCCTTTCGGGGGATTGTTCTCCAACATGTGCTCGCGAAGGATATCGCTCCAGCTTTTCCCATGCTTGTGGTCGTCCTCGTAGAAGCCCTTGTAAACGCAAGCCTCCTGACCGACAAGCTCGGCTATGCCGCAACCACGGGACACTCCAGCCTCGATAAGATAACTCGGCACAGTTGGAGCGTTCTTCGCATCATTCAGCACGGTGCCACGAACGGTATCGTTGACCTTGTCGCCCAACAGAATCTTCGACGGAAGATTGGTCCGGACACTCGGGTCAAGACCATTCTGGCTGGTTGCGGACTGGGCCGCATACATGAAGAAGATACCGCTGAAACGAACCGTCTGGCAGATTTTCAGCAACGCCATATAATTCATCGCACGGATACCCTTCTCGTATTCGGCTTTGATACGGGTCGGATTATCCTTCGACAATCCCGGCGGAACGGTCAACGGTGCCGCCCATTGCGCAATCTCATCGCACACCAACAGAATCGGCGGATACTGTTTACGGACTGCCTCCGGCAGACCCCACCAATTCTCCTTGCCATACTGGTTGATGACATTCGCACGAACCGTGCTCAAGTCCAGAATGTGTTGCAAGGTGGCCGCGCAGGATTCCATGCTGTCGCAACCCCAACCATGGTCGATGACCCACGGACGGCACCATTTGAAATCGACGCTCTTGTACTTGTCGTCGCATACCGCGAGTTGGCATCCGGCTGATACTGCGGCATATACAAGACAGTTGATGACCACACTCTTACCGCCATTGGAAGCGCCCGCGACCAGCACTCCGGACGCGTCCTTCCAATCGTTGTACAACAGGTCACCGGTCTCACGTCCACGGTCGGGAAGCTTCATACCAAAGTAGGCGTGGCGCAAATCGCTTTTCTTCCAGAACTCCTTCGGCGGATTGATGACCGCAGGGAAGGTCGGCGGCACTCCCGGATACACGGTGATGACACCGTTCTCGGCATCAGCCTTGAAGAACCAGCCTTCACCGCCGATAATCTCAACGGTCTCCTGAATCTTCGTATCATGCTTGGAAGGACGATACGTGGCCGCATTGCCTTTGATACGGATTTTCCAACCACCCTCAGCGGTCGGCGTCAGACGAATAAGCCACGGATACTTCTGCAAGCCCAACGCCTCAGCGAACTGTTGGCGAATCGAAATGGTCTTATCGTCCATCAACTGCAACAGCACGACGCTCTTGGAACTGGTGCGCGGAATGAAATCGATTACCTTCCATGTCATGCCCGGCACATGTTTGATGGTCGGGTCTGTACTGTTGGCATAATTCAGTTCGATACGGGCGACGGTATCCTTCTGACGGGCTTCGCCCATACAGTCGGCGGCGTCGATTTCATCACCGTGTGCCATACCCTCCGTGAGAAGCTTCTGCATCTCCTTATCGTCGGTAGACATAGCCATCGGAGCGATGTAGGCGTAGAGTCCGTCCGGGCTGATGCTGTCAATGAGATAGCCTTCATATTTTTCAGGCTGGCGTGCGGCCTTCTCCTGAATTTTTCGGGTCAGACGCATCATATCGTCGGGATTGTGCGCGTCGAACCCGTCAGGGAACATTTTGGATAATCCGATTTTGATTTTCGGTCTGGTTTCAGGCATTGTGGTTTCCTCCTTCGAATGCGTGGGGTTGACTGATTGGTTTCAACGCTCCGAACCGGTCTTCGTAGAAGCCTTGTCCGGGTAGCAGTTGGAAGCTGTGGTTTGCGAGACGGGTGATGAGATGGCTCGCCTGTTCCCTGTTGGATGGGAGTACATATTCCTCGATGGGGGAGTACCCTAAGTGGACGTGACCACTATGGGAGATGACGTTCTTCAAAAGGGAATGCTCCTCCATGGGGAACGTGGATGATACAAGCACCAGATACACGCGCAGTCCGGAGATTCCGGTTTCGACTTCCCGTAGGCGTTCCTCGACGGCACGTAGATAATATCGGTCTTCGGTCTCTATGAGCGTGTCCAAGTCCTCGAAGACAAGCAGAAGCGGACGTGGGGTCGGGTCTCCTTCCACTCCATGCTTTTCGAGGCATGTTCCACGCCGTCTGATTTCAGCCACCGTCCGGTCAAGCACCTCCAACGTTTCGGCCTTTGCTTCATAGTCAACCTGACTGACGATGGGGGAGGGGAGCGGCTTGCCCTCGAAGTCGAAACGAATGACCGCATACTGTGCGGACAAAGCCTGCAACATGATGGAATCCGCAAGCATGGTCTTGCCCGAACCATGATTGCCGCTGATGGTCAGCATGTTCTGATTGCCTTCTTCAGTACGCCATTCGACCGGAAGGCCGTGAATATCATCACCTAGAATGAACGACATTTTTCTGGAATTCCCCTCCTTTGGGATTGTTGGAAAAGACGAGCCGGAAGAGCGGGATGATTACCATTCCTCTTCCTCCACGTCCTCGTCCTCGACGTTTTCCGAACCGTTGTTGGAAGTGAAGATTTCCTTGATATCCTCCACGTCGAGCTTTGTGAACTGTTCCGCAGCTCGCGGCATGTACTGCTGGTAGTCGATGGGTTCCGGGTTCGGAATGTCGGCAACGAGCTTAGCCAGTTCGTCCTGACCGCCCGAATACCATGTCTGCACGGCCATCAGAGTGCCTTGCATGCTTTCGTACATTCCACGACCGACCGGGATTAGACCATCCTCGTTCTTCAACGACTTCTGGGTGCGGTTCGCTTCGGAGAGATTCTGGGCGCTGACCACGCCTGCGGGGGAGTCCATTCCCAAGAGGATGCGGCCCAACGAACGGAAGAACGCGTTGCCGTTGTACTTCTTCATATCGTCCATCGTCAAACGCTGAGCGCCGAAAATGCATCGGATGCCAGCGGTACGACCCTGCACGATAATCTTGCTCAACGCGCTCATCGTCCGGGCGATGGAAGCGTTCGTGGCGGACACGGCGGCATTGTCGTTGGCAATCTGCATGTCCTTCTGAGGATTCTGCGTGGTTTTGCCGGTCTCCTGCAAGTACGAGTTGAACTCATCGAACAGGATGTTCAACGGTTTCAGATGCTTGCGGTCTGCCTCCTCCACGTCATCCGGATTCAGTTCGAAGATGTTGCCCACGCCATACTTGTTGTTGATGCGCACGCGTTCGGCCATCTCCTCACGCGCCCAAGAAATCACAGCCTCCGTCTCACGCAACTGGTACAGGCCGACGAACGCCAGAGCCTTCGGCTTCGCCCACTGGGTGAAATCGATGCAACCCTTCGACGGGTCGATGAGAATGATGTCCTCGCCTTTCAGCAAAGCCTCCGCAATGACAATCTGCGACGCGGACGACTTGCCACTACCGCTCTTACCGCTGATGAGCAGATGTGGCGTGGTCTTCGTATCCCAATACACGGGATTACCCAAATCGTCCACGCCAATCGGGAACTTGCGACGGTCGCACTTCTTGGCCGCGTTCCAATCGGCCATGACGCTTGTCGGGAACGGACTCTTCTTCGCCAACACCATGGAGAAATCCGTGCCGTAGGCTTGGATGATTCGACCATACGGATAATTCGCTTCGGTGAGGAATTTGCCGATATTGTATTGGGGTTTGTCCAAATCCAATCCGCCCGGAATCTGGAATTTGGCGAGCAGGACTTCCTTGTTGTTCGGAAGCACACCCAACGATTCGACGGTCGGCGTCTTGCCGGAACTGTCCTGAACTCCGGCCACACCCCAAGCGTCAGACAAGGCTAGTTGAATGAGTTCCTTTTGGGCGGCTCTAATCTTCCAATGGGACACACTGTCCGGGTCGGTGCCCAAATACGGGTTGGAGCACAGCCAGACGGTCGCACGGTCCGCCGACTGCCAATCCCAATACACTCGTTCGGAACCGACGGCGGCACTGATGTTCGCGCTTTTCCTGCGCACGTCGGCAACGGTTCCGCCACGTCCCAAATGGAATCCGATACGCCAGATGGCCGTGTCCTTGCCCATCTGCTGACAGGAGTCGATGACCACTTCCGCACGGGATGGCATCACGTCCATGAGCGCCTTGTAGATGAGCGCCTGAGCGTAACGACGGTATTCCGGACGGGAACCGGTCAGACGGTCGATTCTCAAAGGGGCGTTGTCCGCCATGACCAGCGAGGTGATGCCGTTTTCCTCGATGAGTCCGACGAAATCCTTGGACGGGTCTAGACTCGATAGGTCGTAGCGCATGAAGTCGGACGTGCGGTCTGGTGCCGTCAGCATTTCCGGCATGAACGAGATAGACCAGCCCTCACTGGTTTCGGCAATCTTCTCTTCGTCGTAATTGCAGACGGGAAGATTCAGTTTCGAGCCGACGATATCCTGCCAAGCCTTCTGGTCTTGCTTGAACCGGCGGGACAGCTCGATATACCGGTTGAACGATTTGCTTTGCGTCAAACCCGCCGGACGATACTTGTTGCCCTTGTCGTTCAGTCTCGTTTCGGGTTGTGCGGCGAGCATGAACGAGTTCTCCAAGTCGGAGAAGATAGGCATTTTGATGATGTCGGCGGGGCTGAACGGGTTCGCCAGCCATTCCAATCCCAATTGGGTGATGAGAGCGCCACCACTGGGAGGATTGTGCAACAGCATCAGCCATGCCGCCTCCTCCTCATCGTCTGCGGCGGCGTCGATGACCTGAACGAGCGGCGGACGTTTATGCCATTCGTTCTGAGCGCAATAATCGTAGGCGATGTCGGCAACCAGTTGGGCGATTTTTGCTCCGACCTTCTTCTTGGTGATGTCGGGAATGCAGGACTCGTCCTTGCCGTATACGATTCGCACTAGGCTTGGGTCGAACTGCCAGCCGTTCTCCTTGATGGTTTTGGCGGCGAGCAGGGCTATGAAATTGTATCCGCTGGAAGTGGCGGAGGAGCGCAATGGTTCCACACCGGCCTTCAATACCTTCTCATTGCTTCTTGGGGCGTCATACTGGTCTTGCAAGCGGACGCGCATGACGTGCATCGGATTCTTGCGATGGCCGACCTTCTTGACTTGGGTGACGTAGGCTCCTCCCCACATCTTTGCCAAGTCGTCGCTTTTGACCCAACCGTCCAGCATGCGTTGCGCTTTTACAAGTTCACGCCAATATGCGGTCTGCTTCTTCTTGTCGAATTTCGTCACGAGCGACAGGAACAGAAGTGCGGGAAGACTGAGCGTCGTGGGAATGTCCACGAACCCCAAATATGCGCAAGCTCCCAGTATAACAAGAAGAATAACAGCGGAGACGATGGCGGTGGTCTTCTGCGACGGTTTACCTTTTTGCAGGAAGGCGAACACGCTCACACCCTGATAGATATGCCGACGGTCTACAAGACGGTCACGCCAATGGATGACGCCCATGACCGACATGAAACCGAATATCATGTTGAACGGTATCGTCCACAATCCGCATCCACGACTGGCGTACAGGCCGACGAACCAGCCGACCCACCATGAGACCCTATGCACGGCAAGCCAGTCGGACTTGGACATGAGGTCTGTGAATGTCTCGGGGTTCTCATCGAACTCGTCGTCCTTTTCGGGACGGGAGTAAGGTTTCAGCCCGGAGAACATATCTTTCCAACGGTAGTAGACGTTGAGTTTCTTCGGGTCTATGGGGTCTGTCTTACGTGCGGGCGTCGGATAGGTGGCCGTGGTTCCTCCTACGAGGATTCCCAGCCAGATGAACGGCATGAGCGGAAGTCTCAGTAAAGTCCAGAGGATTACGCCGATGATGATTATGAGTCCACACCAGAAGCCGCTCCAGATATGGGTCGGCTCTTTGCTTCTACTGCGGCTTCGTCCACCGCGATTCTGTGCCATCGAGGACTCCATTCATTATCTGTTTTTTGAATGTCGGAAATCTATTAACGACACTAATGGACTGTTTGTTGTAAACCTTTTGAAAACAGGAAAATTGTTTGGGGGAGTTTGGGGCTGGTTGGGGTGTTTTCTTGGCGTGTCGTCGTCTTGGGTGGCGAGTTATTGTAGAAAGTTTAGGTTCGTGCTATACTGAGAATGTCCACAAAAAAGAGTCGCCATAAGGAAACAAATTATGACCTAAAGAAAAAGGAGAAAACAAAATGGCAACGCTACTTATCTCGATTGGCACGTTCATCGTCTACTCGATTTGCGTCATCGTCCTCGCAATCGGAGGACTATCCATGACCAGTGCAGGACAGACGTTCGAAACGATGTTCAACAACTTCTTCGGAACAGTCATCCCCTCAATCGCCGTCGGAGCATTCGACATCTTCACGTTCCTCATCTTCGTTGCCATCCTCCAAACCATCATCTGGTGCTTCCGAATCGAATTCCATGAGGGCAAACTGCGTGATATCCCCATCGACTGCGTGCTCATGGCAATCGTTCCAATGCTCTACGTTCACTGGAACCCCGGAGATAATTTCTGCCTCCTGCTCGCACTTATCGGATACCTCATCCCCACGGGTGTCATGTGGATGAACACCATCCTGCTTCGCCTCGGAAAGAACGGGTTGGATGGAAGGGAATCCCAGTACAAGAAGGCCGACGGCAGGGTTTCTCGCTAAGATTCTTCTAGATGTTCGAACACCCGTCCGAACTTCCTAGCAAAAGGCTGAACTCATGTCCCACAACAAAAAAACCATCACCATAATCACAGCAGTCGTCCTAGTGTTGGCGCTCGTCATCGGATGGTGCGCATGGCGCAAGCACGTCACGTCCACCAAAGAGACCCAAGCCAGTGCCAACACCAGCTCCTCCAGCTCCACCAACAAGGCCAAAAAGAAAACCCCAGTCTTGTCCGACAAACAAAAGGAACAGAACAAGACCATCGCCCTCCAAATGGAAAAAGACATGCGCAATTGGGGAGTGGACTCGCTCGCAGACCCACACCAGTGGGCCAAACAGCCAGCCGACCAAGTATTGGCCGCATTAAGAACACCAGACAATATCGAGACTCCGGCGGACATGCCCACCTCCATGAAAATCAATCAAGGATGGGGAGGCAACGCCCCCTCCTACGTGTGCAACACCTCCGACTACCAGTCCTTATGCGACACCATGCCCACTTCCCAAGCATGGTGGAAGAACGAAGTATGGGGCACCGGAGCCAGATGGGTCAAAGACCCGACGGCCACAGTGCTCGAAAACGGCAAGGTAAGAGTCAAAGGCAAGGTTCGTTCCATCCTCGTCACTAGCGGCGACACTTATTCTATGGGCGGCTACAATGCGCTCACCCCGGCATGGCGGGATTATCAGATTGACGACATCCTCACCATCAAAAATGGAAAGGTCTCCGACATCGAATATGTAGGAAACCAGAATTGGTGGATTAACCCGTTCCTGACCGCATGGACTCCCGACCGGGTGGCCGACAGTATCGGTGAGGGCAACAGAATCGCCATTCCAGTTTCAGGCGCATTAAATTGGAATGGTATGAATCCAACCGGCATCACCCGCGTACTGAACGCGCCCACCAGCATGGGAGGCATGGATGGAAAAGTCGATTGGAGCATGTGGGACGATTTGATTCAGGCCGGAAACACAGCCAACGGTCAGCAACAGGCACCAGACCTTGACCCGGCGAAGGATGCGGCCACCATCCACGACAGAGAATAGTGCATTACACAAGCAAAAAGAGAAGGAATCTACATTCCTTCTCTTTTTGCTATAACTCAAACTACTTCTTCCAGTTGGAATTACGGAAGAATTGGCAGTCAGTGCTGGAAAGCTGGGATTTCGTCAGCCATCGAGAACCATAGGAGGAGAACGACGCGGAACCATCACGGTTGCCTTCACTAATACGAATCTTCCAACCGGACGGGTCGGAGGACACTTCCTCAACCACGGCCACGTGACCACAATCACCACCACCGGCGAACGGGCTACCACGACCTGATATACCGTCACCGGGTTTAGGGTTCCCATCGACCGTCCAACCGGATTGGCCTTTCAAATTGTTGGCGATGTCGCCACCGTTACCCATAACCCAAGACCAGCCTTCGTTGCCGTGAATCATGGCAAGACGGTTCCATGCATACCAGACGCACTGATGACCATATTCCAAATGCGGGTAGAACACACCAGCGTCAGACGCGCTACAAATCTTCTGATTGCCCGAACACATCCAAGAAAAGTCCCCATCCTTGGTAGGCGCACCGCCGACGGAACCATACGAAGTACTACCGCTATCGTCACTCACAGGGCACGTGGTGTTCGCGTCGGAATCGTCTGAGGAACCGCTTGAGGAACCACCCGTGTCAGCCGGGGGAGCGGAATCAAACTGCACTTCTGACGATGGCGGGAACTTGTTTGTCTGCTTGATGTAAGCAATGAACTGTTGTGTCACACCCCAAACGGTCGAGACGTAATTATTGTCCGTGGCATATCCGGCATTCTTTAACTCCTGAATGTACGCGTGAGGGTCGGTACGCTTCTGCAATGCCGTCGCATAACGGGAATTCTCGGTGATGAACTTGCCATAACCGGCGAAACCATCCTCGTCGGAATCGTAGACCGCGAAATCACCGGTCGTATCGTAACATCCACCTTGATTGCATTCCTTGGTGGCAAGCTTGACCGACTTTTGACCATTGACCGCCTTGATGCCAAAGAAGTTATGATATTTGGTCGTCAGATTGGAAGCGCCCCAAGCGCTTTCCACTGCGGACTGTCCAAGAATCGCCTCATATGGGATACCGTACTTCTTGCCAATGTCAAATGCGGCCTGACCATACTTATCCGTATATGCTTGAACGGAATTGGTTACTGTCACATTGGCCGACGTGGTATCGGTGGTTCCGTCCGTATCGTCGGATTGTGTGCAACATTGGGAACTGTCATCATCGGAGTCTCCACTCTTGCCGTTGAAGGAGATGTCGTTCAATCCTTTGTCGTAATAGTTCTTGGCTACCTGTTTTCGGTTATCCTCATTACGGGATGCCCAATTTGGCCTTTCCCATCCGGCCATCCATGCGACTGCGGCCACTTCCGGGTCGCTGGCTTCATGCCAAGTATCATACAGACTGTCGTTCTTGACGGTTATCTCGGCCTTGGCTTCCGACAAGTAATGATTGTTGAAGGAGCTTTTCGCGGTTGCCACAAGCATTTTTATCTGCCCGTCCTCGTCCGAATCAGGCGTGCCCTCCAGTCCGTTGGCGTCCATCCAAGTGCGGATTTTGCTTCGGGGAGTCCATTGTCCGAGACCGTATCCATTGTCGGGGCTGCTTCTGTCCGCTACGAAACCGGATTCGGCATACACATTGCCCAATACTCCAGCCGTGGCCGCTTTGGAGAATCCTGCTGACGCGAACGCCTTGGCGATTTTGATTGCTACATCATTGGTTTTGAAATCAGAAGATGAACTGGAGCTACTGGAGTCCGAAGAGGAGGAGTCGGAGGAGCTGGACGCGGAAGAGTCGGAAAGACGATAGTAGGAAGTGTATTTACCGCCACCGTAATCAAACGGGACTTCCGACACCTCGTCCCCCTTGCTGTCACCATCCTTGCCATCGGTATCCTCGTGAGCGCCAACGGTCTTATTATCCCCGATATAGATTTCCGTATGGCCGTCCCGCCATACAACATCACCTTTCTGGAGCTTGTCTGCGGAACCATCGAAGTCGGTTTTGGTGAAACCGGCCTTGCTCATCGGGTCATCCATACTGGACGTATTAAATGGGGAGTCGCCCAGATTCTTGACGCCCCCCTTTGTCAGCGCATAGTAGACGAAACTCGAACAGTCAACATCAGGATTGAGTTTTCGTTTCGACTGGCTATAGCCGATTTTGTCGTCCTTAGCCATTTCCTCGGCCTTGGCTATGTACTTGTCTATGAGACTGTTCCCACTGTCCGAACTGCTTTGGGCAGAGGTCTTCTTGCATCCGTTGGAGCGAATGGACATCATGGTCGTATCGGACACGGTACTCATACTGGTCACGCCGACCGCTATCATCATGTCGAAGAGGAGTAGGCCAGCCATCCCCGTCGCCGCCATTTTTCCAAAACTTTGCACTGTACCCGCCTTACAAAAAACTTGGAAGAGATTTTTGCCATCTCTTCCAAGTTAACAGAATTTTTTAGGTAAGGGGAGGGAAATCAGTGGAATGGTTCGAATGGTATGCTGAACACCATATTGTAAAGGTCTTCCACATCGCCCGCCGCGGTCTGCGCGTCGGATAGAATCTGTTGCGGTTCCCGTTCCTCCCCCCAAAGGTCGAACAGGTTCACGACCGTATCGACTTCCTTCTCGCTTTTACTGTTGATGGCGAAACCCAATAGTCGGCCACGATTAAGGTCGGACAATGGTTTGCTGATTTCCTTAGACCATTCGCAAGCGGTTTTCCACGCGTCATCGTCCATCGTATAATCTCCGTCCACACCATAGGTGAGCAGGTCTCCTTCGGTGCTTTCCTGAGCAATGTCATGGATGACGAACATGTATTCGATGGCGAGGAGATACTCGTCCAGACTGATTTCGTCCGCATTCCAGTCATGGTTCGTCGGGAAATGCAGATACGGGTAACGGTTCACTGTCTCATTGCCGATTTTGTCTCCCTCATGGAGCAGTGCCACGGGGAGTGTGAAGATAGGCGACAGGTAGACCCTTCCCTCGACCCCACCGTACTGGTCGTTCTCCGGAATGGCGATAATCTGCTTCATCGAATTGACGATACGATTCACATACTTGGTGGGCCGTTCCAACAGCAACGGTCTTCCACTGGAGAAGCCTTGGAAAGACATCACATCATATTTTTCAACGACCGGCGTGGTGTCGAACGTCGGCGGAGACAATGGTGTGATGTTCTGCTCATCCTCCGTCTTATGGGGCGTCGGACGGTTCTCTCCGAAGAAATCCTTGTAACTCACTGTTCTTGTCCTTCCTGTGTTTCTGACGCTTGCATTGCTTTCTTCTTTTCCTCTTCACGGCGAATCTTATCGGTTGCGGTCGTGGAGATTTCCTTCAACAGGTCTGGCGGAATGATGACTTCGACGGGTACCGGCTGTTTGCTGGAATCCTTGAAGTAGGCGACGGCACCACGAATGGTCTTGTCCTTGCCGGTCTCCTTGTCCTTGATACGCAGACGCCTCATGCCAGCCCAGTTCGGCTCATCGTTCTCCTTCGTATCACCCATGCTCATACGGGAGCGGATACGATTGCCGGAATCCTCAATCTGCAACAGTCGCAAAGCGTCACGGGCAGGAGAATCCTGAATCGGGTCGTCCAAAGCCAGCAGGAACGCTCGGCCGATACCGCCTGTCATACCAGCGTTGATGAACTCCTTGACCTTCTGGGAGGCGAACACCGGAGTGAAACGGCGGGAACGTGCGGTACGCATCCACTCGTTCACCTTGGCGGCACCCTTGTCCTCGCCTAGGATTGCCCAAGCCTCATCGATGCCGACCATTCCGTCTCGTTCGCTTACTGCGGCACCCGCGCCGAACACAATCATACGAAGCACCCAACGTTGGATACGTCCTGTAACGGTGTTCTCGGCTCCCTGTTCCGGAATCATGGAACGGTTTCCAGCGTTGATAAGGGTAAGGTTCTGACTGACACGCAAAGGGGTCACGTTATCGTTCGTACCGAAGATAAGACGCAACGACTGGTTCGTATTGACGCTCATCGTAATCAGTTTGAACACGTCCAACGTGTCCGGATACAAGTTGTATTGCGAAGGGTCTTTCCCCGCTTGCTGGAGAGCACGGAAGTCGGTAGCCGCCTTGTACAGGATTGTCCCGCAACAGCGGCCACCCTTCTTGTAACCGTAATCCAGCATGGCCTTAACGGTAAGCTCATAGGAGGTATCGCCGTCAGGTTTCAGAATATCGGAAATCATGATAGCGGCCATATCCTTGGCCTCTTCCTCGCTTCGGAGCACATTGTACGGGTCGAATGTTCCGTCAGCGATGTCGGAATCCATTCGGAGCACTGTTCCGTTACGGGACAGGACGGCATCCTCGAAGTCGTTGCCTTCCTTCGGGTTGACGAGAATACAAGGCGTTTTGCCCTTGCCGCTACGGGAGTCAATCAGCATCCACTGGAGGAACAGGCTCACCAACAGCATGGACTTTCCGGAACCGGTTTCACCGATGACCAGAATGCCCGGTCGGGTATCCTTATCCTGCACGGTGGTAGTGCCCACGTAAACGGGTTGCCGGTTCGCTTCGGTCAATCCGACCAGTGCTCCAGTATCATCACCGGCCTTGGCGAAACTACTCACGCCGCCACCAGCCACGCAGGTCGCAGACCAGTGAATCTCATACGGTGTCATACGCACCGGAGAACACGCCTGCATGCTTTTGAACGCCATCAACTGTTCGTTGGCCGTGGTCAGATTCGTGAACTCGAAATTCTGGATGTTCTGCAACGAGTCCACGGCAATCTGAGCGTTACCTGCCACACAGGTGGCGACACTCAAATCGATGATGCTCGGCGGCATTTCGGGAGAATTGTAAATGGCCTTCTTATAGTCCAGACGATATTTCAAATCGGTCATATCGGCGGAAGCCTCACGGCCATGCTGATAACGTTCCTTGATGTTCTCGTCAATCGTGCGGGCGTTACGGCGAATCGTGTCAGCCGTCACCTTGCCGGGTTCGACCTTGCCGCGAATGGACGTTCCGACGGCGTTCGCGCCACCCGCCGTAGCGACTTCCATCAGTTTCGCAATCCACAGGTTGGACGGGTCGGTGATGTCCGATTGTGCGAACTGGGTTGTTCGGGCGAAGCAGATGGACGCCGGATACTCGCTGTCGATGTTCCACTGGTCGCAATCGATTCCCTCATCGTATAGTCGTTTCGCGTTCTGGCAGACCTTACTGTTCGGGAAGAAATGCAGGTGGTCGTTCTCGGCAATGATGGGAAGGGCGGACGCGGACGCTCGACTCACCCACCAAGTCTCCATCATCGCAACCATCTGCTCGCGTTCGCTTTCCTCCATGATGGTGAACGGGATAAGACCGGCGTTCAACATGATGCGTTCGATACGATGCGCGTCCGGCAGATACTCCTCAAACATGGCGTAACCGTTCGCCATGGAGAAGCTAAGCTGATTGAACTTCGTGGTGACTTTCCGAAGAAGCGACTGTTTACGGCCTTTCCTACCGGCTTCGCCACCCAGTTTCAACGGGACTCCGATGACAGCGAACTGCTTGCACACGTTCAGATTACGGTAATAGTAAGCCTGATAGCTTTTCAAATCATCCTGTTGCATTACCGGCGGACGGTAGGGGATAGGCATGGAACCCGTAAGCAGATGGAATTCACGGTATTCGCTTTTCAGCAAATCCCTGTAGCGCATGCCCGCCACGCTGACCTCACCGGCCAGCCCGTCGAAGAAAGCCATGAAGCTTTGCTCGGCTTCCTTCCTTTTGGAGTCGCCCGCACCATCCAATAGTGCGCTCGTCCAAGGAATCTTCGCATACAGCCATACCGTTCTGTCCGGTGTCGCCGCTCGGAGCAGACCGTATTCGCTACCGGGGCTGATGAAGCTTTCCGGACGATAGAAACCGTCTCTTGCCATTTCGGGTCAACCACTTTCGATTCTGTGGAATCTTTCCTGTATCACTGGTTTCGACTCTAATGGTTTCGACTGTTGTCAACCTTCAGAAAACGGAAAAATCCCTCCCCCAACGGATATTCCAATAGGGGAGGGATTCAGAATCGGCGGATTGAATCAGTCGTTCAGACCGAAGTATTCCATCGGGTCGAAATCGGCGCTCATGTATTTTCCGGGATTGTCGTCTTCGACCGGCTTGGCCGGTTTGAATGGCTTGTCGATAGGTTTCTCACCTTTCTGCTTCAATCCGGAATAAGCCAACTGTCTCACGGACTTATCCGAATCGTGGGACAGTTTCTTCAACGTTTCAACGGACGTGTTCGAGTTCGTCGCGATAGCACGCTTCACATGGGGACTCCACTGGTCGGACATATAGTCCAATGTTTCCGTCGAAGTATTCGGATTACCGGCGACGTTGATGCGGGTCTGAGTCCAACCGTCATCGGCCAGAACGTTCAATGTTTCCGGCGAGGCATGGGGAGTCAACTACCGCGATGACGAGCGTCGCGGCTTGGACGTGGGCGTGACCCCCGCGACTCTCGTAAGGGAGGTCGTCGCGGGCACCCCATCCATCATGGGTGGTTGACGGCACCCTGACCTTGGGTCTATCCAAGGTTTTGTATGGCTCTGTCTCGGATGTTCAACGCGGCGTTATGGTCGGCGTTGTCGCTGTGCCCGCAACGGAGGCAGTCGAATCTCGCGTGATTGCGGTTTCTCGCGTCCACGTATCCGCAACGGTTGCATTTCTGACTCGTGTAGGCGGGGTCTACCATTAGGATTCTGACGCCGTTCCTTGCGGCCTTGTAGGCGGTGAACTCTTGCAGTTGGGCGAACGGCCACTGGTTGAGCATGTTGCGGCGTCTTCTGCCGGTCTTGGTTCCTTTCCTCGCCTGACGGCGGATGTACGCCAAGTCCTCGAACGCTATGACACTCACGTTCGGAGTGTTCGCCAATCTTTTGGACGCGCGATGGTTGACGTCACGGATGAACCGCTCTTCCCGATGTCTCATCGCCTTCAACCGGCGGCGGGCGCTTCGGGTGCCTTTTTCCTGCAATGTCTTCCTGTTGTGCGCGTAACGGCGTCTGATTCCCTGCATGCGGGAATAGGAGGTCTCACCTCCTCTCGAATCCATGGTGAGGGAGTGCTGTCCCAAGTCAACGCCCAGTACGTCCCCATGTTCGATTGGAGTGGACTGGGGTAGGCGGTATACGAGCATGACGCTCGCGTTTCGCCCGTCCGGGTCGAGGACGAGTTTGGCCGCGTTCAATTTGCGTTCGGGGTATCTGCGGTCGAACCATTCGGGAATGTCCGGCAACAGTATCCGCTGTCTTTTCTCGCCGTGCGTGACGCTCAACGACAGCAGGTTGCCACGCAGGGACATGACCCTCAAATCGTAGTTGATGGTCTTTTTCCTGCGTGACGCCTTGAGGTTCCACCGGCGTTTCGGATGGTTCGAGTTCCACGAGCGCACCGCTCCGGCGGCGTCGCGCATGGCTATGCAGACGAACTGGGATGGCAGTTCCGGATATTCGGCGCGGAGTCTCGCGTAATTGTCCTTCTGCATTCTGGTGCGGTTGACCGAACGGTTGCTGTCGCACCATGAGACAAGCGAACCCCACATGCGGTTGTAGGAGTCGGCCAATCCCTCGAAGATTCCGTACTGTTCAGGTGAGATGTCCAATGGGAGTACGAGGGTGCGTTGGGGTGTGGCATTCACCATGCTTTCCCTATGTTGCGCCGTCTTGCTTTTCCCAATGGTCATGCCTCTTATGATACCATAGGTTTTATGAGCATGCAACGAAATAGTCACCAAGTCTATGAACTCGGCTACCACATTATCTTCTGCACCAAATACAGGCACAAGATACTCACCGGAGAAGTCGAAATCGCATGCCGCAACGCCATAGCCGAGACCTGCGCCGCATACGGATGGACGTTGGAGGAGATAGAGGTCATGCCCGACCACGTCCACATGTTCGTCACCGCCAACCCGCAGACCGCCCCTGCCGAAATCGCCAGAACGGTCAAATCAATCAGCGCCGTCCGCATATTCACCCAATTCCCCGCACTCAAAGGAAGAAAATTCTGGGGAAGTGGCCTATGGTCGCCATCGACCTACTTCGGAAGCGTCGGACACATCAGCGAGGACACCGTCAGACGATACATACAAACCCAAAAGGAACGAGCCTAGAACGGCGATTCCTCCCCGCCCACAAGAGGCGGGGAATCCTCACCTAACAAATCTTGAAAAGGCGGACAAATCGTAACCGACCCGTATGTTCGCCGCGCCAACGGCATCAGACCGAAGCGCATGTGGCGACCGTACTGGCGCAACGGCTTCGTCGAACCCGAAGAATCGAAAGGAAAAGATAACCAATGAACAAGCAACCGACCATTGGTGAAGTCTATAAACGGCCTGAATATTTTGACGCAGTGTGGTCAGAAAGCATTGAATGTTACGGCGTGACCAAGCAGAGCATCGTCTGCATGGAGGAGTGCGCCGAGCTTATCGAAGCATACGATGTCCGACGGCGTGACGGGCTGACGGACGGGACACACTCCCACATAGTTGAGGAGATGGCGGACGTACTCATCTGCCTATGGCTACTCGAACACATGTACGACATCAAAGGACGCGACAAACGCAAGCGCCACCCGTCTCCGGTCGGAGCGTGCGCAGCGCTCATCAAAGCGGTCAGCAAAATCCTGCGCTACGGCACCGAAAAGGAGCGTCTGGATGGGCTTGCCGACGCGGTGGAGGACGTGCGACGCTGGGTGATGCGGCTCGAAAAAGAAAACGGCATCATGGACGAGGAACTAGGCGAATAGGTGGAACGCAAGACAGTCAGACAACAGCGGCGAAATGAGGACGACAAGTGAGCGTGCGAAGCGAAACATTGGGCGAGGTCATTGAATGGCTCGGAGACGAGGCGGACAGGGAATGGGAGCGCGCCAAAGACGGCCTGAGCGACGGATACGACGGGTTCGACGCCTACACGCGGGCAATCCAGCACTGTCAGGACATGCTCATGGACGATACGGCGGAACACGGAAAGCCCGATGAAGGTGGAAAAAATGAACAAGCAGAATGAGACCGTTCTATTGGAACACTTGGCCGACACGTTCGAAACCAAGCTCCGCGAGGCCGACCGGTCTATCGGAACCGACATTCCGAACCAGTACCGGGAGGGATGGATGGACGCGTTCGGATGGGCGGCCACCTACTGCCGCCTATTGGCGGAACGGAAGTGGACCCATGCTTGACTTCTCCAAATGGGAGGCAATGTGGGACGCCTACAACCGGATGGGCGAAGCCGTGTCCGGCAGTCCCGCAAGCATATGCCAAGACATCGGCGTGACATTGATGATGGTCTTCGGTTTCGTCGGGCTCATCGCGGTGGCCGTCATCAGTGGCGTGGGCGACGACCCCGAGAAAAGCCCGTTCTTCCGCTTGACCACGGCGATAGCCGTCATAGGCGGTGTGCTGGCGCTCACATCGTTCGTCATGCCATCTCACAACGACGCCCACGTATCCGAACCACCCGCGCTCTCCACGCAAATCGAGAGAACGTGGGGGCTGGACGAAATGGGCGATTGCAAAAACACGAGCCACGGGCTTACCGACAGCCCAAGCCTACCCAAGTCGAGCCTTGACGACGGCGACTGGAAGTGCGTCGCCTACACCGACAGTCAACGCACCGAACTGACCGTCCACATCAAAGGAAACAAGGTCGGCCTGTACAAGGCAGACGGCAAGGCGTTGAAACTAGTAGGAAAGGACTAGATGGTGAAGGACTTCTCTGCTTGGGCCAATGCGTGGAACGACTACAGCAGGTCGGATGTCAATTATCTCGTTTTCGTCGTGGGTGGCACGGCGGCTCTCGTCGTCCTTGCTCTTTCCCTCTTATTGGAAAGCAACGGCACCGTTCTGACCTTTTTCTGCGGTTTAGCCGTCATCGTAACCCTAGCTGGCATATGGGTTGTGAACTTCTACCCGATTTGGATGGAGGATTCCCCTGAGCCAGCCGTCTTCACCACTCAGGTCGAGAAGGAGTTCGGCGTGCATGATTTCTCGTGCCCACCCGACGTCATGTCCGTCAAGGACGCTCTGCCCGATGCGGGCGCCTACCAGTGCACCATCACCGACGGCAAGGACGATTCGACAGTAAGGGACGTGAGGCTCATCGTGACGGCGGACAACAAGGTCGGACTCTACGACGCTGACGGAAAGGCATTGAAATGATAGACATGAGCGAATGGGCCTCCAATCACCACGGTCTGTCGGACTGCATATACATGGCGGCATTGTCCACGGTGCTGGTTTTCGCCGTGCTGGGCGTCGTCTGGCGGGCGGGCAGACGCTTGGTGCTTCGCGCGACGCATCGTATCCCACGGGACGCCCAGCCATTGCTGGAGGACACCAAATTCGTCATATGTCTGGCCCTTGTGGGCGGCTTCGGACTGCTCCTGACGTTGAACCCCGGTCTTCTCGTTCTCCCGAAGGACACCACGTTCACCGAACAGGTGGCACGACAGGCCGGATTGGAGGCGTTGTCTTGCCCGACCATCCCTGATTCCAAGTACATGCCCGGTCAGGGCAGGTACGAGTGCGAATACGTGGACGCGAAAGGAAAGGCCCACGACCTGAGCCTGCTGGTCGCATCCGGCGACAGGGTATGGCTTTACGACCACAACGGCAAGCCGATGAAGGTGACGACGAAATGAACCCAGAAGACAATCCGATGCCGCTCGTCTCCGAATGTAATCCGGTGGATGCGGTCGAATGCCCATGCTGCTTGACCGTGTTCCGCGTGCGCACGCTCATGACCGACGGGAACGGGCAGCTCATGGGCGACGGATACGAGGCCATCCCCATGTTCTGCCCCATGTGTGGCGGACGGCTCGAACAGTCGGAAAGAAAGGAATAGGATAATGGCCGACCCGAAGTACATGAGGAAAATACAGGACATGTGCCGCTGTCAGGATTGCGGTCTCATGGCCGACAATGCGGACATCGACGTGGAATTGGATTGTGACGAAATCGTGTTTGAGTGGAGCGACGCGGACGACAGCCAGACATGTAACCTACCGCCCTGCTACGGCGGACACAGGCTTCAGACCGATATGACCGCCTACGACCTGTTGCTGGAGCTTGGCGTCATAGACGACCCCTACGCGCGAAACAAGGAGCGAGATTGAGAAGACTATTGGCATTACTGCTGGTACCCATGTGCCTGATGTGCGCCGGATGCGACGAAGTGGCCGACGAATCGGAACAGGAAACGGACACCACACCGGCATCCCAGTCGGAGAAGACCGTCACCGGCTGCGCCGACTACGACACCAGAAACTCCGCCGTTGATAGTGGCGGTATCGGTGAATGCGAACTCACGCTGCACGACGGGCGGCACGTCACATGCGCGGTAATGTCCGACTATAGGAAAGGCGGACTGTCCTGCGACTGGGCAAACGCCGCCAAGGAGGCGTCCAATTGACTCAACACATCGAACTCAAAACCCCATGCCCGGACTGCCGGGGTCGGCTGACACTGTCAGTACGTCACACGCCGCTATTGGGCTGGCATGCGGTGCGACTGGCATGCGAGAACGGTTGCGACCTCCACTGGTACTACTACGACCTGCCGAACGGGCGGGCATGGTTTTCGACCGTCGAACAATGCGCCGACTATCACGACGGCGTCATCCGCAGGGAGGGGGAGGAGAACGAACGGATACTGGCGTTCGAATGCCCAAACTGCGGGGAGTGCCCGCACGTGTCAAGCAAAAGCATCGGACGCCAGACGTTCCCCACCGCCACATGCCGGTGCGCATCCTGTTGGGACGTGGACCTGCACTCAGCGCTCTGCGAATGGCTGACGGAGACCAAGAACAAGAAGAACGCGGACATCCTCGAAAAAATCGGCCGTTCCACGACGTTTCAGGCGGAACCCGATTGCCCGTTCTGCGGCGGGCCGGTGTTTGTCCGCATCATCGAGACCGGCGATGACCGACGCTGGGGCTTCACCGTACACCATGCCAGTCCATGCAATCTCGAACCATTGCTACAGGGGCTACGCCCATGCGACAGAGCGCAGGAGATGGCGGACGACTTCGACAGGCACTGGCGCAAGACCGTGGCCGCCGTCAAGGACACGCCCGACTGTCCACACTGCGGCAGGCCGCCCGAATGCGCATGGGACCATACGTCCGGCCTATGGTCCGTCGGCTGCGGAAAATGCGACAAACCGAACAACGGCGTATCCGACGACATCTTGACTGCGATGGCATCATGGCGTGAACATACGGACGCCTACCGACGCAACCACGACGGCGAAGGATTGCAAAACCAACTGACCGAATACTGGAGAAAAACAAGACAGGTGACAGCCTACCCCTCCCTTACGGAAGGGGATTGCGGCCTAAAATCCGTTCGACCGACTTTCCGCAAAACTTGTCGCAACCTCAACTAAACCCCTTACCATGAAGGTAACAACCTCAAACAAATCCGGTTGCAAACTCGAAGCATCCATCCCAAAAAAAGGGGAAACAACATGGTCGAAGCGGAAACCCAGTCCATATACGATTTAGAACACCTGCCCGGGCATAGGGAAATCCGAAGACCAAAATATGCGGTGAAATATTGGCCACAATCGGAAACCTGCCAACGCAATCCCCGCAAATACGTGCTTGTCGCCAAATCTGACAGCCAACGGACAATCCGTAACATCATGCGTCGTATCGACACGCAGGACGGCAATCATCAATACTCCTCGTTCCGCGTCCGCTCACTGGTCGATTCGGACGAATATCCGGAGGGCGTTTTCTCGACTGAAATCCGTCAGGATGATGACGGTAATTTTCTCCTCTACGTCGCATACATTCCCGCCGAAGACGAGCCGGAACCGAACCCGCGCAACGAGGATGTGGTGAAGACAATCCGCTACGGTGCGGAATGCACTCTCGCAGGTGACATGAAAGCGGCACTGCGAGGCAACGGCAACAAGCCAAAAGACATCGTCCAAGTGACCGGAACAGTGGAACAGTGGAAATGCCGGTTCGATGACCCGAACGTGGCATTCCATTCCGAACAGCTCCACCTGTGGACGGAAGACCGCGTGTACGGGTTCATGCAGTCGGACGGGTGCGCCGTGGTTGTAGACATGCCGAGAAATCCAGCCTCGGATTAGCTTCCTCCAAGCCGGTCGATGTGCGAAAAACGGATTGCCTCCGGCTTTAGATGTCGAAAGCAATCCGATAACCCTCTTCCTATCGGGAAGGATTAATGCTTCCTACCCGTCTTTTGCGGCCTCAACAAGACGAGGCCGACAACAAGCGACAGACTGGAGATGGCGGCAAGAACCAACAACAATCGGCCTCCCGTAAACGGCATGGATGCTATGGGAGTTTCCAAGTACGGCATCACAACGCGGATGATGCCGCAATTCTCGTACACATCCTCATATACCGGGCTTGCCATCTGAGAGGGTGATGGGAAGTCGTTCAGATTGATATAAGCGCCTTTCATGCCGGAAGTATCCGAAATCGGGTCTGCGGCACTGTTGGTCGCTTTTGTCGAGCCTTTGGCGTTCTTGGCCGTGACCTTCAATTTCAACCAAGAATCTCTTCTGCCGGGAGAGAACCGAACCTGATATCCGCTACCGGCGGGAATGCCGACGATACGGTAGGTTCCGTCTTTGCCCGTCGTGTCGGCCAATGGTTTTCCATCGTATCCCAAAACGGGGGTTCCGTTGGAATCGGTCAGAGTGACGGTCACATTGGAGGCGAGCGCGTCGGTATCCTCGCGGATGCCGTTTCCGTCCTTGTCGTACCATACGATGCCTGAAACGACTCGTTGGACTACGGTGACGTCGGCGTCGGTTTTGTTGTATCCGTCTCCCCAACGGATGCTGTACAGGTCGGCGGGACGGTTGTTGGAAGGTTGGATGGTGATGTCGAACATGAGGCTTGAGCCTCCCGGCAGTGGTTTGTCTCCCACCCATGCCCAAGCTGTTGGATGCAGGTTTTGCGGGATGGCGGCTATGCCTGTCGTACTGTCGAACGGTAGTGTCTTCCAATCTTTTACGTCAGTGGTTTTGATGTTGCTTGGGTCTGTGGTCAGGTATTTGCTGTCGGTGGAGTAGACAAGATGCCCGTCTCCAAGTTGGGAGCCGTTTCGGGGGCTAATGTGGATGCCTGCCAAAACCCAGTCGCCATGATAGGAGCTGAGTGTGTTGGCGGTGTTCGGCATGATGGCCGTGGCTATCGGATTGGACAACGGTGTTTCGAGATTGTTGGTTTTGATACTCTTCCAATGCAATGCCGAGTTGACCTCATTTACCAACGGGTCAGCCTTGATAGCCAAAGTGGTCAGTTCCAAACGACTGATTTTGATGGTGTACTCGGAATGTGTCAAATCCATTTTCGGTCTGACTGGAGAACGATAAGTGGAAACGGAAACCTTGTTCGTCAACTGTTCCGCGTTAACCACATCATTGTCCGGGTCGGTTGCGTCACCGATGCTGGTCGAATAGTGGATTGTATACTGTTTGGACGTGTCGATATTGTCCAAATGCCAGACAAGAGTGGTGGTTCCGTCTGCGTTGAGTGTGGCGTTCGGTTCGATTCTCGTGCCATTGGCTACGCTTCCCTGACTTGGAGTGTTCTCCTTGTAGTCTCCGCCCAAATATGCGGTCGATGGAAGATAATGGAGTTTTGACGGGAGTGTGTCGGTGACCGTCATATCCGTTTTGGTATCGACGGTATCCCGCCCATACAGGTTGGATGCCATGTTTAAATCCAGTTTCCAGTCCACGTAGCGTTGTCCGTTGTCGATGTCGTAGGTTTGTTTGGAGCCTTTGTTCCCGTCGCTTTGGTCTGTGCTTTTGGAGACTTGGGCGATTTCCGCCACGATGTGGAGGCTGTCACCGTAATGCCTGTCGGCTGTGTCTCCGCCCACATATCCTTGGACGTCATCCCATTTTGCCTTCTGATATGGGGTGCTGTCCACTCGTCCGGTCGGAGCGACTTGTTTGACGAGTTCTGCCGGGTCAAGTTTGTTTTTGCTAATCCAATTGGCCCAATCCTTATTGGATGCGTTGTCGGCGTCGAGACCGGCTTTTGCGGCCAAGTCTTTACGTGTCCACATGAGGCTTTGCACAGTATATTGGGCGGTCTTGTTGATGATTTCACGTCCGGTTTTGACTTGGACGTCCAGTCCGAAAAAATCACGTCCAATACCTTCGTTGCCTTCCATCCAAGACGAGTTATATGGTGCGGCATTGTATGACGTGGCGAGAATGGCTACGATTTCGCCGTGTTTCTTTGCCTCGCTGATGGAATTGTAATAGTTCAGGTAGCCGATTCCAGCTTTTGCCTGTTCAGTGTCGGAAGACCATGCTTTCCCGTCTTTTTTGACACCATAAGCCAAGGTGCTTTCGGAGAAGATGTTCTTTCCATCACCCAAACTCGCACGATTCCATGTGGAAGCATTCTCATAGGGTTCAAGCACTGTTGAATCGATTTTCATGAGTCGGGTTCTGATGACGGGCAGATTGGTTTTGTTTTGAGTGTAGCTTATGCGGGAGGCCAGCATGACTTTTTGGCCGCGCACGGCAATGTCGGAACCATCGTGAACACTGGAACCTTTTTGCTGGAACAGTATACAGGAGGAATCCCTTGTCTGAGTGTCCTGCCATTCCCATCCGGCGCACCCATACTCTATACCTTGATTATATTCGGAGGCCATTCCGGACACGTAAAGAGGAATACTCACCCCAGTCTCATCATCTGAGATTATCGACTGATTGGAAGAGTCCGACGGCGCCGATTTGGCTTTAATGCCACTGACACTGGATGCTTGAAGGTTCATATCCCAAACATCCTGTTGAAGGTTCAGGTCGCTTCCGTACTGGTCGGCCAGATTCTTATTGTTGATTTTAGTGGGATTCACGAGGTCGATGCCTGCGGACGCCCAATTGAGGATGCCGTTCTGCTGGTCTTTGTTGTTGGGGTTGTAATATTGGTCTAGATGGGATACGGTGAGATGCAGGATGATGTAGCCGTTTTTGGTTTCCTGCGTCATTTTCCATTCGCTGGCATTGTCGTTTTTCTTTCGGGAGTTGAAAGTTTCGGCTTCTTTCGTATTGCTTCTGTCCGACGGGTATTTGTGGAATATTGCCATCCAGCTGTTGCTGCCGTTGGCGATGCTCCAAGCTAATGGCTGCAAAGAATTCGGCTGGTTGGCTATAGGCGTGGAAGCGCCTTGCCTCCTCCACTGGTTTGAGATTTTAACGTCGAACGTGACCGGCTCATTAGTGGCCTCCAAGCCTTTGACGCCTTTTGCATGGTCGGTGGAGGTGTTCGCCACGTTGATGGTCAGATGGGAGAGGACTCCGGTCACTTTGCCCGCTGTCTTGTTTATCGCATCATCATCCTTGGATTCTCCGAAATCGTAGGTGCCGGATTGGATTCGTTTCAAGCTCGCCAATTCGATGTTCCATCGTGGCGCGGCGCTAACGGTGACGGTTTCCAACTGTTTGGTGACTGCCTCGCTATCAGTATTGTGTTCCATACTGGCTTGGACAGTCGGATGAATCTTGGTTCCATTAGGTGCGCCATACACGTTGATGGGCAGATTGACGGTAGCCGCGCCCGGAACGACGGTCGGATTATCCTTTGTCCCATTGATGTGACGCCAGCATGTCAACGTCTGGTATTTAGCACCTTTGACATCCTCATATCCTACCTTGTATCCGTATCCTGCGGCTGTGTCCATCCAAAGCATTTCCTTGGTGGAGAACTCAGCCACGCTTGTATTGAATGTCATGGAGAATTTGAATTTGATTCTGGCGTCCTTGTAGTAATCTTTACTGTTCTTTGACGCCATGGTGTAGGAGATGGTGTAGTTCAAGGAATCGTAGGAGCGGACGATGCTGTTATCGATGCTTGAATCGTCTCCGGGATTGTCGTCTTTGTCGAATGGTGCTGTTCCCGTGGTCTTCGAGACTGTGGACACGTCGGCGATTTTCGCATCATCGCCTGTAAGCGAATCATGTATGGTCGCGTCGCTTGGCGGGTTCCAGCTTTGCTGGGAAACCCCATTATCGGTAGATTGTGTGGCGGGGGTTTCTTCGGCATTGGCCGAGGAGACACCCCCCCCCCGCTAGGATTAGCGTTGCGCGATAAAGGCGGACAGCGTTGCTCCCGCTCTATGAAGCATTCTCATACCACTTACTCCAATCGGATTCCTTAGATGTTTCCTTTCCTAAAATACCTTGAAATGTCAGTTAAAAACCGTTCTGCGGGGATTTTGGGACAGGAAACCGAAAGACCCGAATGCAGTGGTGCGGCATTCTTCCCCGTCCGATAGAGGCGGGCGAACCTCGGCAAAATCAGCTGAAAATCCCATCCACGGCGTCGAAGACGCCGGAGACGCGCGTCAGACGGCTACGGGAGCTTTGATTGACGGCCACGGGGTGTAGTCGATGAGATGGAACATGTCCGGCTTGTAGTCGAACAGGCTATCCGCCTTGTCGATTTCCATATGCGGCCACGGGCGTGGCTCGCGCGACAATTGTTCGCACACTTGTTCCAGATGGTTCAAATACACGTGCGTGTCGCCGCCGACCCAAATGAACCGTCCCGGCTCCAATCCGGCCTGTTGGGACATCATCATGGTCAGCAGCGAGTAGGACGCGATGTTGAACGGCACGCCCAAGAACATGTCCGCCGAACGCTGATACAGTTGGCAGTCCAAAAACTTGTTGCCGCGCACGTGGAATTGGAACAGGGCGTGGCATGGCGGTAATGCCATTTCGTCCAATTCTCCCGCGTTCCATGCGGATACGATGATTCGACGGCTGGACGGGTTATGTCGGATAAGGTCGAGCGCGTTCGACAATTGGTCTACCGTGGTGCCGTCGGTTTTATGCCATGAACGCCATTGGACGGGATACCCTTTGCCAATTGTTCCGTCCGGCAACACCCATTCATCCCAAATGTGGACGTTCTGCTTTTGCAGAGTGTTGACCTTGTTGTCTCCGGCAATGAACCACAACAGTTCCGCGATGATGCCACGCAGGAACACTTTTTTCGTGGTCACGAGCGGGAAACCGTCTTGCAGGTTGAATTCCATACGCGTGCCAAACATGGACAACGTTCCCACTCCGGTACGGTCGTGAGTCAGCTCGCCTTCCAGTACGACTTGTCGTAACAGTCTCTCATATGGCTGGTCGCGTTCCAATGTTCCGGCAACATAATTTTTGGCTTCTTCAGGTGTCATACGTTTTCCTTTCATCAGCCCATTAAATGGGTCAAGTCTTGGTCGGTTTCTATTTTCAGATTATCGTTCCGTTCTTTGCGACGACGATTATGAGTGCCCTCCAACCGGTCGGCTTTCTCCCGGCAATACCATTGGCCGAGAGGGAGAAGAACACTCACGAGCAGAGCTGCGATAAGCGCCAAACATTCCCAAGCACATGCCGTTCCCATAGAATCCCTATTGGCAGCGGAAGTATGTAACTCCAACCTAATATCGTGTTGGCCTTGTCCAGTCGGCTTATCTTTTTTCTGACTGTCGGGCGATGATTCTTTTTCAACCAATCTTGTTAAGCCCTCCGAATCGGTAGGAGAACTACAGCATACATCCTCGACTCAGCAAGTCACCGACATACTCCATGTCCACTCCACGCTCATTGAACGCCTTACGAGTGTAGACAAGACGATTCATGTTCGCATGGGACAGAACCCAACGTGCCAGCTCCGCACGTTCTGAATGGTCATTGTCGGCAATCGGCTTGTTACGTAACACAGCACGCTCCAACAGGTTGCGAAGACTCTTGACCTCAAGGTAATAGTCCGACTTCAACTTGAACATGTAGCCGTCAGCGTCATAAACCACCACACCCTCACGGTCAGACCAGCGGCGTTCCTCGTCCAACATATGCCACAGGCTATCCCGCTGTTCCTCAGTCGAAAAAACAGCCAGAACCTCGGGGCGGGTGAAGAATCTGTCAGTATCAATCAAATCGTCGGCGTCATAGTCGATATGGAAGTCGGCGGTGTTTTTGATGGCGTGCAGGAACACAAGCCGTGACGTATCATACCTGATGATATGACGGTCGGAATCTTGGTCGATGACTTCGAAAGCCAAGGTGACGTTAGCGTCATGGGCGATGTTCCACAACGCTTCCTCCTGACCGATGTCCAACGTTTGTTTGAAAAGACGTTGGATAAGATACGAATAGTCGGTCTGGCCGCTCTTCGACCAGAAACGCCAAGAACCGTCCTCACGCGCGGACACCAAGCCGAGGAAACCGTTCTCCTTGCGTTCCACGCGCACTGGAAACTTGAGACGCCTATCAATGTTCTCACGAGTGGTCTGCTCGTTCTCCCCAAGGTTGAAGAACTTCTCGAAACCTCGTGCGACAACCTTACCGTTCCCGTCAAGGAACAGTCCGCGAGCCTTGCTGGAATACTTGTCCCAACGCTGGTTTTTGAAAGCGTCACGGCTGAAATTGCAAGCGTATACGTCGTTCTCGCCCTTGACTGGGCGGACGTTCACGTTGTCGGAGTCGCGCATGAGTTCGAGCAGGTTCCTTCCATCCGTGGAGAAGTCGGCAAACCCGTCATTGGCCTTATGCGCACCCTGCTCCAACCACTTCGAGTAACGGTCGAGAGTCCACTTCCTACCATCTCTGAGCGGCGGCATATCCAACTGGATGGCACCGGTCAAATCACGTCCCTTTGCCGGTACGGCGGTATAACCGAACTCGGCATTGTCGGGAACACGGGTCTTGTCGTTCCACAGCAATCCCACGTCCACCAGTGCGAGGTCTCCGGACGGATTCATATGGTAGGTTCCGTCAACCTTCCTTACATGGATGTTGACCCAACGGCTTTCATGGTCAAGATTCTCATGACAAGTCTCATACTGGGTGCGCAGATACTCCTCCGGCACACGGTCGTTTTCCGGACGGGTCTGGTTGCGTTCCAGTAGAACGTCCAATGACGTGTTGAACGTCATGGTTTCCACATGTGCCTTATGACGGACGGCAATCTGCACCTCGTTCACGCAGAAACGCGGGTTGACGTGCTGGGAGTCGCTGATGACGTTCACACCCTTGGCAAGCAGGTCGCTGATGATGGTATGCGCCTGACGGACGAGAATCCTGTTCAACTGTGGATTCATGGTTTCATGCCATGCCTGACGACCTCCCGCCATCATTTCACGCAAACCGTCCAAGCTGACGATTACCGTATTGGAATCGACATGCTTACGTGCCCAAGTGCTCTTTCCTGAGCCGGGCAATCCTCTGAGAATGGTCAAAGTAGTCATTATCTTTTTTCTTTCGTTTCGTCTGTTTAAATTATTGAACCTGAACGTCGTACAGTTTTTCCAGTATTTCTTCGGTGGATTCTTCCCCACGGTATTCAGTCCGGTCTGACGTGTAGATGCCGTCCATAATCTCGTAAAGGGAGACTATGGTTTCGTCGGTCAGATTGGAGAGACGGCCTTCGATGTACGCTTTTTTCATGGCGGCTCTCGTTTTTCCGTCGGACACCTTCTGCTGGTCGAGCCATTCGTCGGCGTCTTTTTTCGTCTTGCGGACAATCGCCATGCGTAAGGCGTTTGCGTATTGCTTCTGGTAGCTATTCATTTTTTCTCCTTATGGTTTAAGACTTGTTTGTGTGAACAGTTCCAGTATAGCTATTGTTTGGACAAAAAGCAAACCATGACGCAAACCAAAAAACGCCCGCCAATCCAACAAGGAAAAAGACGGACGTTTCAAAAACGCTCAGACTCAACCCTCACGGAACATGCGAACCAGTTCAACCTCGGAAACTGGTCTCATATCCCAAGCGTCCAAGCCCACGTTGATTTCATTACGATTCTCAAACTCGCGTGGCATGTTCGCATGAGTGTGTCCGTGCAACAATCGCATGTTCTCCCCCACTTGCGGGATGGCATATGGGCGAAGCTCCGGCTTCGCCCAATTAGCTGCCACCCCATCCAAAGCGGGAAGGTCGAAGTCCTCACGCCATTGGAAGTGGCAGAGGAACACGGGCATGACGGTTTCGCCATCCGTAATGTCAGTCATACCGATACGCCCGATTTCCCCGAACGCTTCGGTCAAATCCTTGAAGCCCTTGCTCTTACCGTACAGCACGTCATCATGGTTCCCGAGAATCAAATGCCGGTTATTACGAGGGCAACGCAGACCCTTAATATGCATAAGCGCCTGATGAAGACTCCAAGCACCGCCACTGCACAAGTCCCCGAGAATGTAGAGTTCATCATTCGGCCCTACGATTTCGTTGATACGGTCAGTCACGTCCATATCATGCCGATACCAGTTGACGCAGTCCTTGACCTGCATGTGGGCTTCGTTCGCCTGTTGCTTGATGGTATTGTCCGAAGTGAAACCGGGCTTCGCATATCCCCGTAATGCGGCCACAAACGGGTGGGCGAAGTGAGTGTCAGAAGTAAAGTATTTGGTCATTGTCTTTTCCTTAAAAAAGATAAGGAGATAGGATTGGCCCCTATCCCCTAGAATTACGAACTACTTGATGGGAACAGGAACAGCCAACAGCTCATTATTGGCGTTCTGCACGAGAATTTCCGGCGAGTGGAACCGCTTTGCCCAGTGGTCGAACTGTTCCTCTGTAAGACCGGTGTCCTCTCCGCTTTCGGGGTCGAACCCTGAGATGAAGAACGTGCCCGCCATCATTTCCACGATTTGCGAACCGGCCCTGTTATCGAGGTCGTATGCCCTGATTGCACGGTTGAGGCTCCAACTGCCGAGTTTGCCTTCCTCGTTGCAGTAGATGGTGGCTCCGTTTTTGAGGCCGTATGGTTCGATGTAACCGCCTACCTCATGCTGTTTCGCTTCGAGGGTGTTGGGGATGGTTTTGCGAATGGGTTTATCGTCCTGCTTGATGACGAGGATTTCGATGGTTTCCTGCCTGTCGCTCATTTTCACTCCTAGCTTGTTTGTGTGAACGATTCCACTATATCACATCGTGAGAAAGAAGCAAAATCCCGCAAAACCATAAAACACAAACGCCCCTCAATGCCGTGGAAAATACAAAAACCTCCAACAAACGAAAGGGGCAAAACGTTGAAAACCAAAGAATTCAAGGAAGTAACCGTCTGCGAGGACGAAAGCGAAGCATACGAATACTGAAACCACCATTCCGACCCGAACCCATACGATTGTTGCAACCTACACAAAACAGGTGTCCCGCCATTAGGTGACAGTAATAGATTTAGAAAGACAGAAGCCAACTGACAAAAAGAAAGAGTCCGGCTGGTGCTCAAAATCCGCAAAACACCTACCGGACTCTTCTTAGAGGGTAATCTATTCCAAGGTTCGATACTTATATGTGGGACTAACTGTTCCAAGAGTTAGAACCGGCGAACATGGCAATCATTACCGCCATTCGTTTCCTTGTTCAGCTTATCTTCGTGATACCGACAAGATGATTGCCATTCCCGTTGCAAGTCTGCATCCAGTCACCGGAGTCGGGAGCATACTGGGCACCCTGAACGCTCTGTCCGTTAACCCGATAGGTGGAGCCGTTCATGGTGAACGTCTGACCCGCTTGCAGATTGTTAATCCACGCGCCACCCGTATTGTTGTGTTGCGCATACACGTGGCCGTTGCCATAGTTCAAGTCCACGATGCCGCCGCCGTCAACCGCGCCTTGGCAGTGGTCTGCGGCAGAAGTCAAATTGCAGGACATGGAACTGTAGTAGCCGCGCGGAGTGGACTGGATTGGAGTGTAGGAACCATAGTTGGAACGGGTAGTCGCATAGTTTCCGTTCGTAGTGTCGGACGCCTGAGAATAGGACGCCGCCACTACGCTCTGCTGACGTTCCTGTCCGATACGGGACTGACGTGCGTTCATATCGTCGGACACCTTGTTAATCAGCTTGTCCAATTCGGACACGTCCACGCTCATGGTTTTCACGTCCGTGGATTCCATCAGATACTTGGCCTTCTCCAACAGGTCAGACAGTTTATCGCGATTGTTTTCATCGTCCACGTTGCCGTTGGATGATTCCAAAATTCTCTTACCCTTATCAACCATATCGGCAAGCTTCTTCCTCATATCATTAAGCTTGTGGGAGGCGATGGCGGTATCCACAGATTTGGCCGTCCGGTCGATGGAACGGATAAGAGAGTGAATGCGATTATTGGACTCGACCGTCTTGTCGGTCAGGGATGAAACGGTGAAGACAGTAGCCTTCTCTTTTTGCGACATGTGGATTTTAGTCGCTTCCGTTAATTGGGATTGCAATGCCTCACGGGCAATACGGGTAGCGTCATCATCGTCACGAGTGACAATGGTCTTGTTTTGAACGTTTTCCGTATCCTGTTTCAAACGTGCAGTCAGAGTGACTGTATGGTTCAATGCCGTCTCATATTCTTTCCGATTCTGCATGAACTCATTGGCGGTAGCCGTGTTGGCGGGAATAAGAACCATTGCGATAACCAGTGAGATGAACATGATGGTTCTCATGGTCTTGGTGTTGGTTTTCAATTTTTTGCTTTCTTTTTCTTTTTGATTTGGTTTCTTTTTGTGGAATATGTTTTTAAGGCTTTAACCTAGGAAAGCCATTTCGTCGGCTAGTTCGTCTTCGCCTTTTTCTCTGAGTAGGTTTGCCACACCATATCGTTGATTCCAACAACGCACTATGGTGTCCGCTTTTATGTTGGGCGCTCCCCAGACGGTTGGTAGGATGGAACATTCGTCCGGCTTGTGGCTGATGCCGTAGCATGTTCCGTTTACGGTATTGTCATAGACGAGTCGAACCGGCTTACCGCAGAATGGGCATGGGGCTAGATGGAAACTCAAAGAAGCTCTCCTAATATCTCTTCGATTGGGATGTCTTCTTCCACGTCGATAGTCTTATACAAGGAACGTAGAAATAAGGCAGTATTCCAATTTAGGTTTCTTTCGTGTGGACACTTCTAGTATAACACGTCTTTGGTTTAGTTTTACCGCACCTAGTTCCACTCTGCCGTTGCATGTCGATTAGTCGAAATACTTCCTCCTCATCCAAATCGACCCAACGCCCGTCGAACGGACTTTGATAGAACTCGTTTTGCGGCAGTGGACGAATCTCACCATCTTTCAAACGGATTCCTCCCTCTGTTTTCGACATTCACGGAAGACGCGCAGAAGAATCCGCGTAGCCGCCTGTTCCGGAGTCAAACCCTTCAAGTCCAATACCGGAATAATGGTGGAACCAACATTCACATGCAGTCCGCCGATAATGCCGTAACAGTAGTCATTATAGGTTCTTAATTCGGCATGGACTCCACGGTACGGCATGGAAATGTTTTCCACGTCCCCGTTGCAATCCCAGTGGGACCCGCCATGCCGTTCTATCAAATCCAACAATGCGTCTTTGACCTGCGAGCCGAACGTGGAAGCCGAATATGTGATTTTAGGCGTCACATAGTTCATGCATCCGCAGTTCGGACAAGGATACGGCTGCTGTTGCCCGATTGTTCCACCGTACAGCCGGGTGATAGGAGTGGAACAGTATCCGCAATCCAGCCTGCCGTTGATAACCATTTTGATACTAACTCCTCTATTCGGTTCCATATTTTTTTTTGACGGCTTCACTCGGCGGCATTCCCGCATATTCGAATACAGGAAGCCCCTCATGGTTGACGTTCACATGCAATCCGTCAGTCCTTCTTCTGTAATCTTTTTGCACGTCGTTCTTCGGGAGTGCCGAAACGCTTGTAGTAGCATTCCTTGGAGCAGATGTCGTAGGCTTTCATGCCGGAATAGTAGGGGTATTTTCGACCGCATTCGGCACATGTTCTGGTGGCCGTAGCCATCATGTTTTTGGCGAAGGCGATGCCCTCCGGAGTTCCAGTTGCGATATACTTGTCACCGCGCTTGACGTAGGTGACGCACCCGTAGTGGCGGAGCCGTTCCATGCTGGCTTTGGCTGTAGGCTGGGAGACGTAGTTCCAGCCGTATCCTTTGCGGGAGATTTCCTCAAGAATGTTGAACATGTCGTATTGGAGGTACTTGCGTTCAGGCTTGTACTGTCCGACATGTGTTTCAACGAACTCGCTGATAGCATCCATGTCGGGGATGAACCAGTCTCCGATGGTGGAGTAGTGTTCGATTCTTCCGAAGCCTTTCCGGACTAGGGATTCGAGGATTTTCTTGGTTTGCTCCAAGAGGATTCGACTGTTGTCTTCCCGCTTGTCGCGGGATGAAATGAATTCCAAGAGACTGTATTCGTCTGCTGTGATGTTGTTCATGTTCGTCTCCTTTATGAAAGATTTTGTGTGAACAGTTCCAGTATAGTGCATGTTGGCTGAAATGCAAAAAACAAAAAGCCCCAACCCTCCTATCAGGAAGGTCAGGGCTTCTAATCTCAAAGAGATATCAGTCGTCGTTGCGGCGGACAGAACGCTTCACTCCAATGAAACCGACACCCATCATTCACAGCCTTCGCCGCCGCCAATCGTCTTATCGACACACGCACGAACGCTTTTACAGGGCGAGTATGGTGACACGCGGATACGGCCTTGCCTTCAACGCGCCGCGGTCGCCCGCGTTGAACCGTTTCATCATCTCCCCGTACCGGTCGGACAGCGCACCCCTCACCGGCATGTCCACGTGCTCAAGGGAGACGCAGTTGGAGAACATGGCCGGCCCCCTGTCGTCCATCTCTACGTCGGAGGGAAGCTCCAGATTGGAGATGTCCAGCCTGCGAAGCCGCTCGCAATGCATGAACATGCGATTGATGTCCTTGACCTGCGGCAGCCGCAGTTCCGACAGGTCCAGTTCGGTAATCCGATTCCCCCACGAGGCGAACATCTCACGGGCGACCTCCGCGCCGCTCACATCCAATCCGGGCACCTTCAGGCTCGTCACGTCGGGGCCAAGTCGGAACAGACGCTCGCAGTCCTTCGCGTCCGGGGCCTTCAGGTTGACGATTTCAACGTCCCCGAAGCCCGAATTGTTGAACATCCATGCCAGACTGACGGTCTTCGACATGTCCAGATTCGTGAAGTCCACCCGGCGCAATGCCCACATGTCCTCGAAGAAGACGCTCATGTCCTCCGGTGCCTTGGAACCCGGCACGAAGCGGATTCCCTCAATCCTGTTACGGTTGCCTATGTCCGCCCATTTCGGATTGTGGGCAAGCGTGCGCGGTTCGGGGCATCCGTCGCGCCAGTCGAAGGTAAGCACGTAGGTAAGAGCACCCGGACGATAGTTCAGCTTCCAGCCGTCCCCTTGGGCTATGAGACTGTTGTCACGATAATGGTTGACGAACCCTCCGGGAAGAGTGCTCCCCTTTGTCTTCGTGTTCTCGAAGAACATGCTCCCCGCCCCGTAGGCTTGACCGAAATCCACTCGACGGACATTGCTATTATGGGAACGGAGACTCTGCACGCTCGCTCCGCTTACTGTCGCGTCGGACATCACCTTCACGGGGTTGACGGCGGGCGTGAAATACCATGTGAGCGTCGTCTGTTACATGCTGTCCACGAGTGGCGACAATCCGCGCTTGCGTCTCACCACCAATGGCAGCGATAGTGGGCTGGTCACTTCGAATGGTCGCGTGGATTACGTCTTCACCGCCGCCAGCACCACTCACGGCATTCTCGTCGGTCTGAACAATTGCACGGTCAATCTGAGCAAGGGCTTGTGCGTGCCTCAAGACCAGTGGCAGCAGCTCGTCTCGTTGGGATTGCCGGGCAATTATTTCGATGGCGACACCATGCCAAAAGATTAAACGATTTCAAGGAGATGTGATGTGTTTCAAACGTTTTTAGCGGGGTTTGGTGGTGTCGGCGGCGCGTGCGCGGTAATCACACTGTGCTTGAAAATCTGGCCGGGGGCGCTCGAATCGCTCGCGACCGGATTGTATGCGCACGTGCGGCCCGAACGCCTGCCCTACGACAGTCCGCTTTCCCAGCATTTCGCGAAAACACGGACTTTGGGAGAGCGGACGGAACGCTTTGACGAGCGCATGGACGAGTTGTGCCGTGACACCATCAAAAACACGATCATCAGTCTCATCTACGGCGACAAGGACACCGACCACAGCGAGGCCGTCAGCTACGAGCTGGCGAAGCTTGAGAAATTGGACGCGCAATGCTGGATCGTCGCTGCAGCCGAAAAATACTTGGAGGACAGGCAATGATGCGTCTCATGATCGCGGGCGGCACCTACCTATTGCTCCTCGCACTCATCATCATTTTCAACCACGGCGCGCACAAGCGCTGACATCGATTTTCACAACCGCAAGGCCATCTCTTCGGAGGTGGCCTTTTCTATTGCCCCGTGAGGGGCGGGAAGGAGGCCGTCATGGACGAAGTGACCATGACGCCGGAAATGACACCGCAGGGCGATTCGATGCCGCCCGAAACCATTCAAGTCGTGTCCGAGGAGGACGCGGCCAAGGCCGTCGAAGGATTGGAGGACTGACATGGCAAGCGTAAGCACTTTCATCAATCGCATGCGCTACTGGTGCGCAGTCGCCAATCTCGGCTACAGCCAGTCCGACCGTTGGAATTTCAACGCTTCGGCGGGTAATTGCGACTGCTCCAGTCTGGTGATCCACTGCCTGCGTGAGGCGGGCTTCGACACCGGCACGGCCACCTACACCGGCAATCTGAGCGGCAATCTGACCCGTCGCGGCTGGACCCGCCTGCCCGCGAACGGCAGTCCGCAGCCGGGCGACATCCTGCTCAACGACGTGCACCACGTGGCCGTCTATCTTGGCGGCGGCAAGCTCGCGCAGGCGTCCATCAGCGAGCGTGGCACCGCGTATGGCAGGGCTGGTGACCAGACTGGCCGCGAAACCAACATCCGCGCCTACTACAACTATCCGTGGAATTGCTATCTGCGATACCAGGGCGCCCAGTCTTCCGCTCCAGCCGCAAATTCCGGTGCCATCGCAGTGGATGGCAATGTCGGCCCGGCCACGGTACGCCGCTGGCAGCAGGTGATGGGCACCGCGGTGGATGGCGTCATCAGCGGCCAGCAGGTGCCTGACGGCAGGACTTACGCGCGTCCGGCAATCGATTCGAGCGTGGTTCGCTACGGTGCTGGCGGCAGTGATCTGATCCGCGCCGTGCAGCGTCGCCTGGGCTGTGGTGTTGATGGTCTGCTTGGCCCTGCCACCATTCGCGCCATCCAAGCGCACTACGGCTTGGCGCAGGACGCATCATTCGGTCCTGGTACGGCACGCGCCTTGCAGACGGCACTCAATCAAAACCGATTCTAAGGGGGTTTAATATGGCTCAACATGCAGCGCCAACGACTTTGGAGACCACAGTCAATAATCTGACCAACGAGTGCGAGGACGGTCAGGACAACCAGCAGCCGACCGCTTACACGCCCGTCTTTTCCAAGGGCGTGCGTACCGTGGTCTACGTGCTGGGTCTGATCGCATCGTGCGTTGGTCTTGGCTTCATGACCTTCGGTGACGCCGCGATCGGCGGATACATCAGCACCGTGGCCGGCTTCATCGCTTCCGGCTTGGGCGTGGCCTACAATCCACTCCGCCGCAATTAATTTTCGGGCTTGAAAATCAAACTCGCGCCGGAAACTCAACATCAGGTGTGGAAAAATTTGCGGCACTGTAGTGTCCGTGGAATTTTTTACACCCTGTTTTTAAATCTGCCCCTTCTCCATTTTGGAGGAGGGGCTTTGCTTTTAGGACTTTCAAAATGGGCATCAGACAGCAGACGATTGACGATTATGGGTCGTTCGTGGAGAAATTCAAGCCGAAGAAGACCACGGATGACTGCTACACCCCCCCCCGCAGTGTATGGGGTGATAAAAGACTGGGCTTGCCGGGAATACGGTATAGACCCTGATAAGGTGGTGCGCCCGTTCTATCCGGGCGGGGACTACGAGCGGTTCGACTATTCGGGCGGTGCGGTGGTTGTGGATAATCCGCCGTTCAGCATCCTGTCGAAGATCTGCACGTTCTATCGGACGGAGCAAATTCCGTTCTTCCTGTTCGCGCCGTGTCTCACGATCTTCTCCAGCACGTCACGCAACGGAGCGCACATGATCGTCACGGATTCGGCCATCGAATACGCGAACGGCGCGCAGGTCAACACCAGCTTCGTGACGAGTTTCGGCGATGACCTGATCCGCACCGCGCCGGATCTGGCCAACGCGATAGACGAGACCGTGAAGCGCGTCAGGAAAGAGCAGCGCAGGCATCCGCCGAAATACTCGTATCCACGTGAACTGCTTACCGTGAGCAGGCTCATGAAGATTGGCAAGCAGGTCGAGTTCCGTGTCAAGGCTTCGGACGTGGCATTCACGCCTAGGCTCGCTTCGCAGAAGGCCGTGAAGAAGGCCATCTTCGGCGGCGGCTATCTGATGAGCGAAGCCAAGGCCGCGGAACTGAAGGCCGCGGAACTGAAGGCCGCGGAACTGAAGGCCGCGGAGGACGTGACCATATGGCCTCTCAACGATAAAGAAAAACAGATCATCGGAAAACTCGGTTAAACATCGCCCCTCTCTCAGCATTGCTGGTGGAGGGGCTTTTCTTGTTATTCGGCGTGTTTGCGTGGTCGTCCGCCGCCGTCGCGGCGGCCCGGTGGTTTTTGTGCGAATACCGTCTGGATCACGCTCACGGCGAGACGAATGTCCGCCGTCATGGGGTATCGTTGCAATCGAACTTGAGACCCGGACCTGCTTTGCTGGTGGGCAGGGTTTCGGGTTCGAAGCGTGTGGCTGGCTGCCGCAGGCATCCGATGGCGAGTCGATGCGCCATCAGCGAGAGCTGGATGTCTCGCCCAACGGCTGGGCCAGACGGTTGAGACCAACCGGAGCCGTGACCCTTCCCGCGCAAACGGGACGCTAGTCATGCAGAAGACTGTAAAAAGATCAGCCACACGGCTTCGGAGGGGCGCTTGGTCGGTGCCCCTCTTTTAATTTTCTGGGAGGATTCCGGGCGTGAACGTGACCGAGGCGAAGCGGCGGATGCTTGGCGAGGCCCGAAAGGCAGCCCGACTATACGCCAATCTCGTCGGAACGATCACGAGAATCGCGTGCGACGACGGGATGACGCTGGACATCCAATGGAAGGCCTCGAACTTCGCCCACCTATGCGGCCTGGAATACTACGCCGACGACAACCGCACCCGCAGACTTCCCGCCCGGCGCCTGTACACCGACCTCCTGTCCGGCCATGGGATCTCGGTGAAAAGGGTCGCGCTCACCGGAGACGCGCGATGGCTCGCGAGGAAGACCGACGTGATAGCCAGCGCATTCGCACTGAACGACGCATCCATGGTGGTCGAATCAGGCAACAGCCGGATACGCCTCTACATGGGAAACACAGTCTGGTGCATCGGCCTCGGAAGAAGCGGAGAGGACGGCCCCTACTATCCGCAATCCCTACGCAAGGGGAACGCGGCCAAGGAAAAAATGCCAGGAACCCAGATCCACCATGTAGTCTCGATCAAATACCTGAACACGGCACAGTGCCACCAATCGATCCAAGACTGACAACATCCAACCTCCAACAACAAAACCGCCCCGGCGCTCGCGGATGAGCGCCGGGGCGGACGTCACTCCGCCGGATGCTTGCGCGGCCTGCCACCGCCGACGCCTCGGCCAGGGCGGCTGGCGTTCCATTGGTCGATGGTCTCTGGCAGCCAGCCGCGCGTGCGGCCTATTAGGGCGTCCGGTTGGGGGAGCTTGTAGGCGCTGACGGCGGCTGTGCTGATGCCGAGGCGCTTGGACACGTCGGTGACGCTCAGGTATTTGATGGTCATGTCAGTCCTTCCTTCCGGCGATGAGCGCGAAGACGGCGCTGACGATGGCGCATCCGGCGGTGAGCGCGAACGGCCAGCCGAACCATGCGCTGGCGGCGGTTCCGAGCGCGAACACCGCGCTGACTATCGATTCCGTTCTCATGATGTTCCATGGCATAATCGGAGATGTGGGGTTCCGGCCCCCAGGTCTGGCCGGAACCCTTTCTCACTTTTTCCTCTTCGGCTTCCGCCTCATCTCCTTGATGAGTCCGGTCACGGCTTTGATGAGGGCCGCGAGGCTCGCGACGAGGAGCGAGATGCTGGTGATTATCTCCGATGGTGTCATGTTCACCTCCTTTCCTTGATATAAACTATATTAGCGCAGTAAATAAAGTAATGTAAGCCGAAACACGAAAAACATAAGAAAAACAGCGGATTGATAGACTTGATGCCACGCAAACGAAGGGGCAAGCATGGCCTACACGATCCGCCAATACCAGACGAAAAGCGGAAAAAGATACGAAGTCAGATACCGTAAGCCGGACGGCACGGACACCGGCAAACGCGGCTTCAAACGCAAAATGGACGCCGATGCCTGGGGCGCAGCGAACGTGACCACAGCTAAAAGCGTCGGAGCGTACATCGACCCACAAGCCGGAAGACGCTTGGTCGAGGACTTCTGGGAGCCGTGGCTGGCCGCCAAGAAGACCAAGGCGAAGCCAAGCTACATCAAGTCGCTGGAAGACGCTTGGCGAGTGCATGTGGAGCCGCAGTGGGGCATGAGGGAGATGCAGTCAATCACGCGCGACGAAGTGCAGCGGTGGGTCACCGATCTGGCAGGACGACGCAGTGCGTCGGTGACGATTCGCGCCGAGAATCTGCTTCGCAGCCTCATGGAGAGGGCAAAGGCCGATCGGTGCATCCACGACAATCCATGCGACGGCATCGAGCTGCCGCGCAAGCAGGTGCGGAAGCATGTCTATCTGTCGGCCGATGAATTGTCTCGTGTGGCGATGCAGTGCGGGTGGCGTGAGCCGATCGTGCTGACCTTGGGCCTGTGTGGCATGAGGTGGGGCGAGCTCGTGGCGCTCCGTGTCGAGGATGTCGATCTGCAACGCTGTCGACTGCATATATATAGGAGCATCACGCGTCTTTCCAGCAGGATGGTGGAGACCGACCCGAAGACCCATGATGGACGCTCGGTGATGTTCCCCCTGGTGTTGCGTCCGCTGCTCGCCAAGCAATGCGAGGGGCGCGAGCCGTCCGATTTTCTTTTCACCGCTCCAGGCAAGCCGTTGGACGAGCCCATGACGAACGGTTGGAATCCGACCAGGAGCGACGGATGGTTCGCGGTCGCGCTGCGCAGGGCCGGCATCGAGCGCGGGCATATGACGATCCATGACCTGCGGCATACCGCAGCGAGCCTCATGGTGCAGTCTGGCGCGAACGTCAAGACCGTGCAGCGGCAGCTCGGCCACAAGAGCGCCGCCATGACGCTCGACGTGTACGCGGACCTGTTCGACGATGATCTGGACGACCTGTCGGAGCGTATGGGCGGTCTGCTGTTTTCGCAGAATGTGGGCAAAATGTGGGCAAAAGCGACGCAAACCATCCAGACACACATAACGGACAGACAGACCGAAGCGATTACTGCGGCGACGAGTTCGATTTTCCCCATCATGTCTTCTTTAGCGTCAGCTATGGCCCGTCGGATGATTAACGGGATTGCGAATATGGCTATGACAAGAACCACCACGGACGTGATTTTCCCTTGGAGAGCATCGGACGCGTCCAATGGAATCGTTTTGGTGGGTGGATTATTATAGGCGTTCCACGCTTTTACCCACCAGTCGTAGTCTTTCAAAAGTTTTACCTCTTCACCGATTTTGTGAACACTGCCAGTATAACATAGGTAAAAAAATCCCGCCATCAAAAAAGACGGCGGGATTGGAGTCACATTATCTCCCTATCGAATAGAGAGGTAATGTCAGCGGTTGCCCTCATGTCGTTTTGCGACGGAGAGGATTACACCGGCGGCGGCAAGCACAATGACCGCGACCGCGATGACGCCAACAGCCACGCCGGTGGTAGCCAAGCCCTGACCGTCCTGTTGAACGGCCTGAGTATTGTTCTTGGCGCCCACAGTCTTCTTGCCGGTATCGGTCTTACCAGTATCGGCGGTCTTATCGCTGGTCGGAGTGTTCACATCGCTCTTATCGTTGGATGGAGCCTTCGTATCATTGTCGGACTTGTCGGAATCATCCTTTGACGGAGTATCGTTCTTGTCCGTATCATCCTTCGGGGTTTCCGGCTTGGAATCATCACCCTTGGAAGGAGTATCAGTATTGATATCGTCCTTCGGAGTGTTCGGCTTGAAATCGTCGGTCTTGTTGTCATCCTTGGATGAAGTATCCGTCTTATCATCCTTCGGAATCTCAGAACCGTTGCCACCGTTGTCGGTCTTGTTGTCGTCCTTCGGGGTTTCCGGCTTAGTCGGGGTCACATCCTGCTTGACCGGCGTCCACTGCGCGACCACGGTCACGTCGGAGCCGTTGTCCTCGACGCTATCGCCGGAATCGACCTTGACTCCATCAATCATCCAACCGTCGAACTCGTAACCGTCGCGGGTTGGAACCGTGTCAGACACATCTGACGGCAGGTCGGAATCCACATACTTGCCGTTGCCACCGTTCGTATCATAGCGAAGCAAATGCTTCGCCTCCCACTGCGGGTACAGGGTGGTGTTCTCCGGAATCGAAGTCACGGTCTCGCCCGGCTTGTAGGAGTCGCCGGTTCCGTCCGGGTTGGTGGTCCAGACGGTGAAACGGTAATGGTCTTTAGCGGGCTGGGGCACGACGAACGGAGTGGTCTCGGTCTTGTCCTGACCGTCCAGCTTCACCTCGACGTGGCGGGTGGCGGGAACGTTGACGCTGTTGCGGTGGAATTCGCCGCCGATGGTCACGTTCTTGGCGATAATCTGCCCTTCAACGTTCTGCGACGCGTCCACGTTGGCTTCCGGCGCGAGAATCACGGAAGAGGATGCGCCAGCGGTGCCGACGTTGCCGTGATACTGCCCGTCCTTGGCTTTGGAGTCGGTCAGATTGTAAATAACACCCTTGTCCGTCCACTTGGCGTATTCGGCGTGATTGATACCGTCCACGTCCAATTGGGGCAGAGTGATATTGTCCGCACCTTCGGCGTCAACATTCACGACGAGACGGGTCTTCTCCCCCAACGTGGCGGTCACACGATTACCTTGCAGTTCTTTCGCGTCGATGTTGATATGAGCGACATCACCGTTGGCGTCGATGTGACGCTTGTTCATGTCGGAGAAATCATGGGTCGCGTTGGATTCCGAAGCTTTCGACCACTTGGCGGACAGGCTGGTCATGCTCTTTTCCATGGACTTCAAATCAAGATATTTGACGGTCTTGGAATCCTTGAGCACTCGTTCGGACTTCGGGAGGCTTCCACTGGTCTGCATTTCCAGCTTGTTCCCGTTCACCGTCCAACTGTTGCCATTGTCGGTCTGTCCGATGATGTTTGACTGTCCGAAGACAATCTTGGAGTCGGCGGGCAGATTGACGTTGATATTGCCGTCAACCTTGTCCATGTAGCTGACTTCCGGCTCGTCCACACCGTTGGCATGATTGCCGAAGGCCGCGCCAATATAGGCGTGCTCGGTGGCGATATTACTGTTCGTGTGGGCGTTCAGACGGACGGAGTCGAAGCCGACGAGACCGAAGTTCGCCGCCTCGCCCAAGTCGCCGCCCAACAGGTCAACGGTTTCATCAGCTGTGAACATGTTGGTTTTGTCCACGATGATTGGGTTGCCGACCTCTGCGGCCAATGCCACGTTTGCGGAGGCGAGCATGGATAGTGCGGACACTGCCGCGATGAAGGGGATTTTCCCTCGGAGTTTGTTTTTCAAATCTTTCCTTCTGGTTTCTTACTGTGTGTGGATTGGTTTTGTGTTCTTGCGCTACTTCACTCTTCCTCCCTTTCTTCCAAAGGCTTGTAATTGTACTTGTCGAGCAACCTGTGCAGATGCTCGGCGGCACAGTCGAAGTCGTTCAACGCGCACGCAAGCGCTTCCTGAGTGCTTTCAGGAAGAGAATCCATCACGTCGGAAATCATTGCGGCGGAATTGGTGGCATTGTCGGATGCGAGGGCAATGGCGTCCAAATCGTCGGAGGATGGTGTGGAATCCTCCTTGGTTTTGACGGTCTCATACTCGAATCCGGCTGGTGCGATGGGCTGTTCCTCCGGCTGGAATCCGTGGACTTCAAGCCAATGGTTGAACAGTTCCTCCGCTTCCTGTTCGCCTACCTTATCGGGACGGTTCTGGATGAAAGTGTCGTGAATAAGCTTGGTGGTGACGTCGGTCATTGTTTGTTTTCTTCTTTCTTATCGGTTTTCTGGATTGGATTGTTTTCGGCTGGGATTGGATTGGCCTGTGTGGATGGCCGTTCCAATCCTGACCGGAAGTCTTTCAATAGCGCTGAAAATGAAGTGACACCGTCTTCCTTGCCCACGTTGTCACCGGCTGTGAGCTGTGGATACTGGTCTGGGGTGTTGGAGATGGTCTTCACGTCATCACAGTGTCTTTTCGCATACTCGATAGCGCGTTCCGGCGAAGCGCCTTTGGAGATGGCGTAGGTCAGTCCTCGTCGAAATCCCCATGCGGTGTTCGCGTCGGTGATGCCATATACGTCGAGCATGCGGCTGATTTCAGCATTGGATGGCACTCTGCTCAAACGCTTCCTCCTGACCATCTGATTGATGTCGTAGGGAGCAATCCAAGCTTCCCGTGACGAATGTGTCTGGAAGAATTCGATGATGGCTTGACGGGCTTCGTCAGCTTTAATCGTATGGTCGATTTCGTTGACGAAGTTATCCACCTGCGCGTCATCCAACGGCTTGTTGCCGTAATGACTGTTGATTTGAGTCAACAGCGCGATGGCGCACGGGCGTTCGAAGGCGCGTGGGTAATGCTGTCCATTGCTGGCCTGTGCCGTGGTCAACGTTCCTTGTGTGGGAGCCTGTGCTGTCATCATTCATCCCATCCGGCTTGGGCGAGGGATTCTTTCAGCATGTTCATGTTGTGCTCGTATCCTTCCTCGCTACGGGTTTTGCGTCGTGTGTTTCGGCTGTTCCTGTTGAACTTGTCGGCGTTGAGGAGCCAATTGTCGAAGGCGCGGTCGAAGTCCAAGTATTTCTTGCCATTGGAATGGCTGTAGTTGTAGAATTTCTCGGCTTCCGTGTTCACGTCGATGTTCAGTTCATTGGCCCGGTCGATGTGCTTCTGGTTCGGTTTCCAATCCTTCGGCACCATCCGCTTATAGTGGCGGACTTTCGGTACTTCCTCGTCTGGAATCAGTGGGGTCACTTCCTCCTGTTGGGGGTTTTCCTGTTCCACTTTGGCGGAAACCAAGTCTTCGGGGTTTCCCCAGATGGGGTCTACGTCGATTGTCGGTTCCTCGTTGAGGAGAGCTTCCTCCTCGGCTTTTTCCTTGGCTTTGCGTTCGTTTTCCTCGTCCTTCTCCTTACGCCAGTGAAGCAACTGTTGGATGAAAAGTCGGTCAGGCGAAAGCGGAGCGGCCTTGAAACCATTGTCACGTTTCACGTACAAACGTGAATCGTAGACCTTACGGAACGAGTCAGCCGCTTGCAAAATGGTCATCTTGCTTCCGCCGCCCAGCTCCTTGTACAAGTCGGCGGCTTCCTTGGTCGGAGACCAGTCTTCCGGCAGAGGATGCCAGAACCAAAGCTGTTGCGGGATTTCATCCCACTGCAAATACTTGGGTTCCCCGTCATCATCCACGTCGATTGGAGCGTTGGAATCGTATTGGGGCAGAACCTCGACCTGTTCCATGGTCATCGGCTCCTCGAACGGAGGCTCCATGGTTCCGTCCATCAGTTCGACCGGTTCGGGTTTGTACTTGCGTGGGCGACCGCGCCGACGCTTCGGTTTGTCTTCTCCTTCCGGAGGGAGTGGATTCTTGCGTGGGCGACCGCGACGCTTCCCGACGGGCTTGTCTTCCGCTTCTACGGGTTTCACGCTTGAGGTTTCGGTATCGTCCTGCTTGGCGGGTTCTTTTTCCTTTTTGGAGGTGGAATTATCTGTCTGGGAGGTGTTTAGGGAATCATCCTCGACGGGTTCCACGCTTGGATGCGGCTCCTCATATTCGTCGGAGTCGGCATTCGATTCACTGAGGATGTCATGAATCTCCTCCCATTCGAACGGGAAGTGCTTTCCCTGTCGGAGGGTTCGGTTCAGTTCACTGACTAGGATTCTGCGCAGTCTTGGGCTGGCGGTTCCAAGGTATGCGGATTCGATGGTTCCGGAGTCCGCCGTGAGGTCGATGTGGTCGAGGAGGAGTGCTTCTTCGGTGTCCTCGTCTATGACCAGTAGTCCTTCGTTTACGAGTTCCCGTCCCGCCTGTTGGAATAGGGTGGGAGTGTTTCCGTGAGTGTAAGCGTTGATTTTTCCAAACGTCCAATCACATACGCCGAGAGCATTGGTCTTCGGATGCAGTTGGAGCATCATCCATAGGTGCTGGCCTAGGATGTCCAATTTTGTGAAGTGTTTATCCAAGAGGATTTTCTGGTCTATTGTCTTTCTCAAAACATTCCTTTTGGTCTGGCCTGTGTGGAGTCTGGCTTATATTGTGTGGACGTTTTTTTATTCTAGTCATACTGGGCGTATTCACAAAATTGGGGGTGTGTCCCTCCAATTTTGAGGCGGGGTATGTGGAACGGGTTTCTTGGAGGTGTCTACCTGACTGTCCACAAGGGCGTCCGTGCCTTGTCGTAACTCATGTTATGCATTGACTTCCTGTTTCTTCGAGTGAACAAGTGTTCGTAATTACAGACAATAGCATATAAAAGTATGCTGTCAAATCTAAAACCACGCGTTTCATGTTAAAAATCAGTTATCATGGAAAACATGGGAAAAAGAAAAAACCAAACCAGCGAATTCAACAGAAGAATCAACCAACGCATCCTAGCGGAAGCCGGAATCCGACGGCTCTCCGCACGGGACATCGCACGTCAACTAGGCAAAAGCCCCAGCTACGTCACCACACGATACAACGAAACGGTCGAATGGCTCCCCGCCGACGTGGAAAAACTCGCCCACGCATGGAACATGACCCCAGAAGAACTCATCGCCGGACACAACGGATACCATTCCACGCAATCCGTTGTGGAACAGCAGCTTCAAGCCGTCCTGCGTAAAATCAATTCCGGCGACCTCACATTGGCCGCAAACCACGACCCCAACAAGCAAGCGGAATCGGAAAGCGAGGACGCTTGCTGAAACATCCCCCAGTAGACAACAGAAGCGTCGCCATCGACCGGCGAATGTGCTATGAAGAGATAAAACGGATGGTAGGACTCACACGTCAAGCGCCATACGTTTTCGAGGAGGAACTTCCGGAAAACATCAACGGCGTATATGACGAGGAAACCCGCATCATCGTCATAGACCCACGGTTGAACGAGCGGCAGAAACGATGCACGTTAACGCATGAACTATTCCATTGGACTCACGGTGATACTTGTTGCTGGAAACAATACGATGACAAGGCTGAATCATACGTTCGTAAGGAGACGGCGATACTGCTTATCAATCCGTTCGAATATATCCAATCCGAACGAATCTATGAGGGTGAGCTTTTCCCAATGGCCGTGGACTTAAACGTGACAGTAGGTGTCCTTGAGGATTATAGGCAGATATTGGAGAACGCAACAAAAATGGTTGGAGCAGTTTTCTGTCCCAACCATCAGGATTAGTTTTCAGCCAGCTTCTCCCCCAGACCAACGCTTTCCGCCGTTTTCCGTCTACATTCCAAATAGAGTGGGACGATTTCCACGACGGTTTCCTTGAACTTCTCCCAGTCGGGGGCGTCTTCGGTTTTGCGGCTCGCATCCCCGTCCAGCCATACGGTCATCGACTTTTCGTAACCGTATTGACGTTCTCTCAGTTCAATCAGACCATTCTGTTCCGCAGTGGCGAGATACGTGTTCACGAACGTTTCCACAATGCTGTTGTCTTCGTCGCCGTGGATTTTCAAACCCAGCTTATTTGCAAGCCCCTCGACTTCCATGCGCAATGGTTTGGGGATGCGACGGCAGATTTGCTGATTGCGATGGCTTTTCTCCAGTCGAACGGCACGATAGGCTTCTTCCGCCTTGCTATCCGAGCCGAAGCCCATAATCCAACGGACTGCCTTGATTTGAGCGTTTTCAAGAATGTTATAGGCACGGGTTCGGCCTACCTGTTTCCCATCCTCATAGTAGGAGGCGTAGGCGCTTTGGCGGGTATGCCAGTCGGCGGGCTGCTGGCTTCCCATCACTTGGATGACGGCCTTCCTGTTCTTGTAGTTGTACGTGTATGAGTGGTGGAACAGCCCTGCGTCATCGAACCCGTATTCGGTGACGCAGGATAGTCCGAATCCGGTAGCGTCGATGGTCTTCTTGTACTTGGGAAGTTTTGGTGTGGTGTTTTTGTCGCTCATATTTTTCTCCTTAACCATTTTTTGTGAACAGTTCCACTATAACATAGACAGACGCAAAGAAAACCAAATACTCAGCGGGCCGCGCTCCAAGCCCTCTCCCGCTCATCCTCCAAACGGTCATACTTCCGATTCTCCTCATCGCACACCTTCCGATGCGTGTCGGCGGCAATAACATCTATAGAACGGTTGAAGGAGTGCAACAGCGCGCTCAAATACTCCAGATGCCGTGCGGGGCCGTACTTGTATTCGTTGCCCACATCATGTAGTTTCTTATCCACATATGCGAGGGAGCCGAGCATGGTGATGATGGACGCCAGCCCGGTCAAAGCCAATAGGTTCTTTAGGAAGCCTTTCACGTTTCCACCTTTCGAGTCTTTCCTTTCCTAGATTAGTCGGCTGGAACACTGTCCCATACTTGATGCGGGAAACAAAAAAGGGACGGCATCAAGCCGTCCCCGTCAAGGGAAAAAGTCAGATGACCACTACCGTGAGAACCGCTACGATGGTCAGGATGACCACAGCCCATCTCATGTTCGGCCTTTCGCAGAATTCTCCCAACGGAGTATACGTGCCGACCAGTTCCTCGACGGCGGGGATGAGGAACATGAGCAGTAGGATGATGGCTCCAATAGCAATCGCCACAAGCACGTTCTGTTGAGTCAGCCAGCCCAGCATGTCAAGCCGCCTTGTCGAGCTTGGACAGGAGTTCCGTTCCCGCAGGAAGCAGGGTGAGGGTTCCGGAGGCGATGTCAAGTCGGACAAGCCGGTCGGTCAACAGTTCGACGGCGGCGTTTTCGAAACCGGTCTTGTATGCGTTGGCCGTTCCCTGTCCGGCTTGGCGGAGCAGCGTTTCGCTGTTGCGCTCGTATAGTCGGATTGGACGGTCTGCCTCGCCTTGGGCGAGCGTGGATACGAGGCGCATGCCATCCTTGGTGAGGGACGGGGCTGATTGCCCGTTACGTCGGATGAGTCCGGCATCCAGCAGTCGTCTGCCGATGTTGCTTTTGAGAATGTCGGCGGTCAACCTTCCATTTTCGATGTTGTAGAGGATTCTGGTCTCACCTTCGCTGATACCGGCCATGAGGACACGGAAACGTTGGGTGGAGGATTCTTCGTCCAATGCTGCTCCTTTCAGAGGTTTTGGGGTTTTTCTAAGCTCAGAGGATGTTGACGGGAGTGTCGTTCAGACAGTCCCAGTATTCGAGTAGCGCCACCGGCGATAGTTCTTTGAAGGTTCTGACCACGCCGTCATGCATGGTTTTCGCTTGCCAGTATTCCTCGCTGGACGATTCGGGATTGTCCATCATTTTGGTGGAGTATTTTTCCATTTCCAACAGGTCGAGTCTGCGTATGAGTGCTACGCCGTTCTCTTCCAGCCCGATGTTTTTCGCCACCCAGTCCCGGAGCATCCAGCAATTGTCGGAGAACATGTGGATTCGTCCACTACGAGCGTCCCGTAGCATCTGATAGTTCACAGTACACCGCCGTCCTCATAGCCGACGGTGTACTTTCCTGCGGTACCGTGCAGTCCGCAGTTAATCTGCAATCCGTCCAAGATGACCATGCGGTGTGGGGAGAGTTGCACGTCTTCGCGTAGGTTTTCCAAACGCATGCCTGACGTCAGTTTTATTAACGTTTGACGGTAGGCTCCGTCCAGTTGGCTCCAATATTTGAGATGCGAGTCTTTCAACTGTCGGAATAGAAGGAGAGCATGAACGTATTGGCCTGTCCAATCCACTTCGTGCATGAGCCGTTCCAACCGGTTCAGTTGGATGGTCACGTCTTCGGGATTGTTCGCTTGGAACAGTGGCCCGTACTCATCCAATGCCTCACGTAGTTCCTGCTGTCGCATATCCCGGATTGGGGTTCCTCCGAATTGCGGACTGTTGGCGAGCCATACTGCCAAATCCCATGTTTCAGCCGCGTTCGCGTCGATGTTCGGATACGCGCAGTCACGGAGCGTTGTCCAGCTGGCGCTTACCTTGACGAGTCCTCGGATTCCGGACACGAAGTTCAGGATGGACAGGAACAGGAAGATGATTTTCCATCCTCCCGTCAGGGAGTTCGAATATGCGAGAAGCCATACCGCCACCAGTAGTCCGAGCGCGTACACCACGACCTGTGGGAGGACTCCCCTACGGAAGATGGTCTGCAAGACTGCTTCCCGGTCTCCGTTGGAGTATAGGCAGTTTTTGTTCACGGTGTTGTTCTGATATTCCAAGTATTCAGGCTTTCGACGCTTTGACGTATTTCTTTTTCTTGAATCGTTCATCGACCCGGATGACCCAGCCGGTGTCGCTGGTTCCGGCAATCTGGTAGCGGACTCTTCGTTGGATTTTCAGTGGCCGCAGATATTTGTTGAGTCGGAGTTGTCCGACGGTGGGCGGGTCTCCTAGGATGTGGGGGATTCTTTGTATTCCGTCGTTTGTGTTGAAGTAAAGCAGGATTGGCGTCTCGTCCTTGCAGGAGTCAAGGAACCCTCCTACGGTGTCAAGGTCTTTGCGCGGACGGGAACGTTCTTGGGTTTGACTGTCCGTGATGTCCGTTTCGGTGTTCAAAAAGGAACCTTCCTTGTTTGTGACTGGTTCCACTATAACGTAGTTTTTCGCAAACAAGGAAGGTTGCAGGAAAAATTCTTTCTCAGGCGAGCTTCGAATCGTAATCGTCGATGGGCTGGGTGAGCGTTTTGCCTTCCCTGACCATTTTTTCTATGTCCTCGTAGTCGTCACAAGCCGCCCACAGTCCGAGGTCAGGGTTGAGATGATACATGGTTCCAGATTTCACACCTTCGTCAACATAGAGTCCGTGACTGCAAGTGTTGTTGACGTTGGTGGGCTGTGGGTCTTGCTCGTAGTCATCGATGTTCCACGGGTCGCCTTCGGGCAACAGCACGTAGTCTCCGATGCCGTCGTGAATATCCCGTAGGCGCTGTTCCTGTTCGTCTTGGAGGTCTTGTTCCCTGTCGAGCATGAGGTTGATTTGATGTTCGATGCTGTTGAAGTAGTTGCTCATGTTTTTCTCCTTGGCTGGCTTTTTCTGTTATTGTGTGAACGCTTCTAGTATAACATCATTCTCTTCTCAAATCGCCACAATGTCGATTAGAAAAGAAAATGGTTCCGCCACCCAAAAAAAGAATCCACACACGGGTGGCGGAACCCGAAACACACTCCCCGTGAGGAGCGTTCCACAGAGACCGGGAAAGAAACCAGATGGTGGAAGATATACCACGAAAACCCGGTCTCAACTGTTACAGTAAACGACCTCGAACATTCATCTGGTGAAAAACCGGAAAAACAGGAAAAATTTTCCCAACAAGGGGTTTAACGGGTGTTTTTCTCTTCTAGATGAACCCTTATCTCTCGCGCAAAAAGACGACCCGCCGCCCTCATATGGAATCTCTATAACCATAGATTACAGGCGACGGGTCTCATGGAGAAACCGGCTATCAGTTCCCGTCGGCCACGCATTGCGTGAGGAACGACTTCGTTTCGGCTTTTTCCCAACTGCTCATGGACAGTTTGTACTTGTCTTTGATGTACACGCGTTTAGCCATATACGAGCATTGGTACGTCTTGTTGGACGGGAGCCAAATGCTGGGCGTTGCGTCCTTCCACCTGGTCGAGGAACCGTTCAACGCCTCGTCCTTAACAAGGTTCACGCCCTGCTGTTTGATGTTGTTCGCTTCTCCTTCGGACGCGACGAGCACTTCCGGGTCGTTCGCATAGGTGATGCGGTCGCCCTTGCGCGAGTCCTTCCACAGTCCGCTGGCCCAAGCGTCGTTGACAGCCACCACATGGTCGATTTGGACGGCCATGCTGTCTCCGCCTGTTTTCTTCTGTTTGCCGTTGACGGTCTCGTAGGTGTCGCGCTGGAATTTGATGGCATTGCCTGTATATGGGTCTTGGAGGGTGCCGGTGAGCACCTTGCAGTTCTTGTCCATGGTCACGTCGGTCATGTCGCGTTTGAGGATGTAGTCGCGGGTGGTGCCGTATCCGCAGAGCTGGTTGCTGTTCTGCCATGTGCCGAAGTCGGTTTTGCGATTGTATCCTTTGGTGTGCGGGGTTGCGGTTTCGATGTCAGCGAGTTTGTCAAGCGCCTGTTTCGTGCTGATAGGGCTTAAAGCACCTTCAGGAACGCTTGTGGAGGCTTTTTGTGCTTGACTTGAGGAATTGTCCCCATTTTGTGTCTGCGTCGTTTCTGAGGGCGTTTCTGCGGCTTCTGGAGTATTGGTTTGCGAATTGGAGCCGGACGACTTCAAGGAAGGCTCCTTCAACCCTAATTTCACATCCGGCTTCACCTTGGAATCCTCACCCGGCATCAACTGGGATAGACTGTTGATTTCCGGCAATCCGAAAATCTTCGACATGGGAGTCCACAATCCAAGATTCACGATGAGCACCATGGCCGTCAACACGACCAGAATGCCGCCAAGCAGGGAACCGGCGGACATTCCGCCTTTCTTCTTAGCCATAGGAAACCTCCAAAAAATCTCATCACAGGTTCAAGATGATGCTGATGACGAGACACACGATGAACGCGATGGCGATAATCGCACCGGTCAACGGGCCATTGCTGTTGATGAACTCAGCGAACTTGTCACCCTCACTGGGCTTGTTATGTCCTGTCAATTTAGTTTTCCTTTCGGATTAGTCGTTCGGCCCCTCATTGGGGTCGCCGGTTACGGAACCGTCATCGGAATTCTGGGATGAACTACTGCCGTTGTTGTCGGACGAATCCGAATCGGAGGAGTCGGAATCGTCATTGTCGGAACCGTCATCACCGGAACCGCTATCGGAATCCGATGAACTGGAATCGGAAGAATCATCATCGTCATCACTGCTGGAAGAGCCAATCAGCGAACGGTCGATGGCATTGCTGAACGCCTTCAACGTGGTCAGACTGCCTTCGGCACCCCAGTCAACGATTTTCGCGCTACCACGGGTCGGATTATGGATGAGGACGGTGACGCTCGTCTCCACGTTGCTCGTTGAACCAGTGTCCGCGTTCGGGTCGTTGGCGGTGCTTGCGTCAACCTTCTTCTCGTAGGGTTTGAACGAGATGCTGACGCTCGCCGCCGCCCATTCGGGATTGTCGGACTTGTTCTGCTTGTCAACGGTCTTGCCGTCCTTGGTGCATTGCACAAGCCAGTCGAGGGACGAGTTCAGATACGAACCCAAGCTTGCTGGCTGGTACATGTGGTCGCTGTTCGGGTCTCCGACAAGTACCGTCAAAGCGTTGGCGTCTTTGCCGATGTACGCTTTAGACCAAGCGCTGACCACGTTCGTCAGGCTTGTGTTCTGGTCAAGCTGAATGTAACCGTCGGGACGGTACGTGTCCGTATTGCTGTTCGAAGTGACGGTCTTGGGAAGCACGGTCGGCGTTCCCACCGCAGTAGCCACACCATCGGTGACGGCGACAAGCTGGGTGATATCCCTCGTGCTTCCATCCGACTTATCGGTGAGGGACATCTGATGGCTCCAATACTGAGTCGTGGCACCATCGGAATCATCCGACGTGGAAGTGCTGACTTCAGTGGCACCATTCCACCACAAATTCGCATACCCATATTGGAAAGCGCCCTTGTCATCATCCAGCCAACTGTACACGGCTTGCAATGCGACCTGCTTGCCGGGCTTGTCGCCGCTGATTTCCTTGTACTTCTCCGTCAGGTAGGAACCCATTTCGTTCAACGTGTTGATTGCGCGGACGGAAATCATCGGGGCGACCAGACCGGTGCAGATGAACAGGATGATGAGAACCTTCCACTTCTGTGTGTTCTTCAACGCCTTCTTCCACGCGGTGAGTTCTATCTCGTCCTTGCGTTCTTTTTCATCAGCGAACAGGTCGGTCTCATTGTTCGGGTTCTGCTTCGCCTTCTGCTGGCCCATCGGCTGTTTGCCGTTCTTGTCTTTCTTGCTTCCGAACACAGTTCCGCTCCGAATTCATTTCCGCTTGTCATGCACTGTCTTCAAGTCTACCTTCCGTCCGAGGTTTCCTATATCGGCTTCGGGGTTTTCTACATGCATCCACCGGCGGTGTCGGCTTCTCTGTTTTTCTTTTTCCGGAACTTTTCTTTTTCTCTCTTCCCTCGAAAACATTCAGACCTGTCTAAACGTCAACGTTGTTGAAACGAAAAACAGCATTGAGGATAATCGTTGCTCAGGGTTCACCCTGTCTGAACGTAGAATCAAAAAATGGTTTTATTCTAATTTTTTGATTTTTTGCTTCTTTTTGAAAAACTTGTTTTTTGAAAAAGAAGGGAATACAAGGGATATTAATATCTTTTGTAATCTTTTGTATACCTTTTGCAGGTGTCGAAATCCCTTATGGGAGTAGGCGTTTCGGGTTGAAAGCGTGTCGAAAGTGCCCACTTTCCGTGTCGAAAGTGCCCACTTTCCGTGTCGAAAGTGCCCACTTTCCGTGTCGAAAGTGCCCACTTTCCGTGTCGAAAGTGCCCACTTTTTTGTCTATGTGTGTCAGAAGTTCCAACTTTTGGTTCCGCTTTCTCACGTTCTGTGGCACTTCCTCATGCCCCGTTCGACCTTTTTCGCAAGCAGTTCGAAGCTACAAAAAGACGGAGGGTAGAAAAGAATCTATAAGGGGTAGGTAGTGACGTATACTGTTCTGAGAAAAGAAAATCCCCGCACTGTTGGAACCAGCCGGGGAATGGCAACCACCTAACACTGAAGGAGTCGTGGTCACATGACCAATCATAGCAAAGACCTCTACAAGTCGAATACATACAACTACACGCCGTCGGTTATGTCTAAGCTGAGTTTCCTGCCGCAGTCGAAACCGGAATCTCAGTCCATGAGAAAAATTAACGGAAACTCGTCAATCACAGTCTCGGCCTCCACCGGAGAATGGGCATACGGAGCAGCCCCCAGAATGTTCCTCATCCACATCCGTTCTCTCATCAAGAACAGTAGCGACTGTGTGGACGCAGAGAATCATACCGTCTACTTGGACGACACCTATCGTTCATTCTGCAAGAGCACTGGAATCCACTATTCAGGGTCCAGCAAGGAGACGGTAATGAACATGGTCAGGAATCTAGCGACAACCTCCATCGTCCTTGAAAACTGGTCCACTGGCGGATTCACAGCCCACTCTTTCTTCGTTGCCAACATAGTGTCACTCAACTACGACGATGACGGGGCGAAGAAGTCTTACATAAAGTTCTCCCCCGAGATGTGGGCACTGCTGACGGAGAACTGCGTTCCTCTCAACCCATCCATCGTTCGCCAGCTTCGCAACGATGCCCTCGCGTTGGACGTATACCAGTGGCTCGCGTTCCGTGCCCATGCCATGCGCCATGAGACGCGCGTGACATGGGAAGCCCTGTTGATGCAGTTCAAGTATGACGGGTATCCGATGCGTGAATTCAGACGCAAGTTCAAGAGAGCGTTGGAGAAGATTCAGCTCGCATGGCCGGAATTGAAAGTCGAAGTCACGGAAACCGGTGTCATAGTCCGTCCCAGTCTCCCTTCCATCCAGTCGGCTAACGATGATGCCGACACGGACGCGGGCGTGGCAGACGATGAAGAGCCGATGAACCCGTTCGTATCCTAACTGTGTTTTAGAGAAACCAATGGGGCGTCCGCTCTGTTGTGAGTGTCGCCCCATCTGGAAGACTTCGGTGAAGTCTTTTTGTTCATCCGAATATTAGTATACCGGAACCTATTCCTTCTGCTCGTACTTGTCGATGAGCGTCTGGTCGAAGTGTCCCTGCTGGAAGCAGTAGTCCATCGCGGCATTCAACAATACAGCCTGTTTCGTCCCGTATTCGATGCTTTTCAATTTCCATGCCCGCCAGTTCTCGACGGTGACGTTGCTGCCGATTCTTTTCTCTTTCGGCGGCTGATGCGTTTCGGATGGTGCCGGTGTTTCAGGATGGGTTATGTCGGTGATGAGCCGTGCCCGACGGTCGGCTTCTTCCTCCGTGAGCGTTTGGGCGTGCATGTCGGCGGACGTTTGGACTGACTGGTCTGACGGTTCCCGCGTTTCAGGAACGGCCTGTGTCGGTTCCTGCTCCGTGTTCGGTTCGCTAATGTTTTCCGGTGATTCCAATGGGCGCATGTCACGCTTGTCCTGCATTCCTGTTGCGAAAGCGTTGCGTTTGATGTTCTTGACCATGATTGCCTACTTACTCCCCTGCTCCTGTTTTTATTCTTCCACCAGATTGATTTCAGACAGATAGTCGATGAGTTCCTGCACGACGCTGGAATATTCCTTGTTGTCGATTTCGGTTGTGCCGTACATGTTCTTGACGGCTTCACGTTCCGTGATGACGGTTTCGAACCGTGCGATGCCTTCCTCATCCAGTTCGCTGATGCTGTTCCGGGCGAGTTTCGTTCTCGGCTTCACGCGTGTCAACAGGACGATGCCGTTGCGTGCCGCCGCGTATGTGCGTCCCGCGTGGGTCAAATCGGATACGGATGGCTGGCATGGGATTATCACCACGTCGCCCGCGTTTATCGCCGCCTGTACCACTCCCGCGTCGGACGGTGGGGTGTCGATGATGACCCAGCCTGAATATTTTTCGCGGATGAGTTCCGGATTGTTCAATACGGCTTCGTTGGTTTGCACGACGGGGAAGCCGAGCGTGTATGGTTTCGCGTCCGGATTGTCCTGTCTGCGTCTGCGGTTTTCCTGTTCGACGTACATTTCCCACATGGTCGCGCCGCCCGTGTTGTCGGAGTCCAAGACTGTGACTTGTTCCCCGCGTTTGTGCAATAGTTCGGCCAATGCCATTGATGTGGTTGTTTTTCCTGAACCGCCTTTGATGATTGCGACGGTGATGATGACCGTATGGTTTTTGACTCTCATGTTCTGGTTTCCTTTTTCTGCTTCCGGTGTGGACGGAATCATGGTGGGGGTATGTTTTTTGTTTCGATGATAACAACGGCGAAAAGTCGGCACGCCGAACTGGAAAACCGTTCGGAGAAACATTCCAGTAAAACAATGGAACGGCGTACAGGTTTACAGGCGGAACAGAAAAACAGAAAGCCGCGTCCGCGATGAAACGGATACGGCTTTCTTTCGTTTTTACTCGGTAGCAGTGAACACCAGTTTGCGAAGGAACTCCATGAACAGTGAACCGATATCAGGCATCTGGGCCGCGATATCCTTCATCCATTCACGCACGGGCAAACCCATGACCTCCAAGACACCGGTGATAATCCACACGAACAACAGGAACGCGCAGATGGTCAACGCGGTCATCAACGCGCGGGTGCTTTTCTGCAAGATGGCGAACACGACACTACCGGCGCAAATAATAATCATCAACAAAGTGAGGATTGCGCCCGTCGGCGTGAACACCCAAGAGAAGAACACAGTGAGCACGTCACCCAACGTTCGTCCCGCAGTGTCAGCGGCTTGGTTTCCTACCTCTTCCATTTTTCTAATCTCCTTGACGTTGGAAGGTTTTTCGAAAGGGAAACCGGCGTCGAATGCTGTGGAAGATGCTCAAAACATTCGACGCCGGATGGTCAAACCGACGTCACTTCATGAACGGCGGTTTGGGTGTCGGCTGTCCTCCGGTCGGCGGTTTCTTCATACGAAGATTGCCTACGGAGGGGAAACCTGTCAGGTTTGACGGGTTGGCGTCCACCGGCTGTTTGACGGTCGGGGAAGGTGTGGTTGGCGGTTGCATTCGAACCGACGGCTGTTGTCTTACCTGAGCTTGTGGCTGCGGTTGAGACTGCTGTCGCGGAGCTTGCGCCTGTACCGAACCCTGCTGTTGCGTCTGCCCGGAATCCACCGTGAATTTTCTACTCGGCTGAATTCCATTCGGGTTCATAGCCCGTTCGGCACCCGACGGCATCGTAGACCCCGGCAGTCCGGTCGTCGCAGTCCATTCCTCCTGAGCCATCCGCAAATGCTCCTCCGGAGACTGTTGCACCGGATTCTCGCGCATGTACGCCTGTTGCAGTGAATTGTTCACCGATTCAGGCATCGGAGTCGCATTGTCGGTTGCCTTCTGCCAAGTGGAGGCGGAGGACACGGCGGCGTCCATCGTTCCGGAGGGTAGGGTCTCACCAACAATCTCACCTGTCTCAGTGTTGTACACCGGCTGGTTGGCGTTCGTTTCGGGTTGAGCTGTCGCATTCTCATTAGGAGATTGATTGTTCTGGCTCATATACGCTTGGACGGAATTATCGACCTCGCCGGAGGAGACGGCCTCTTGGAAAGCCTGTTCCGCATCCTCTTGGGACATGTGCTGGTTATCCACGAAGTCGGCCATCATTCCCTCACGAACCTGATTGAACGCGGACTGTTCAGTCAACACCGGAGCATGCTGTCCTTGGGCGTCCGCTGGAATCGGACCAGTCGGAGCGCCAATCGGAATCGTCTCAGTCTGCGCGTCCGTCGGAATCGGCGACGCGCCACCGACACCACCGGTTTGGGTTGGGACATCCGGATTCGGAGCCGACGGAGAAGGCATAGGACTGTCACCATTGTCGGAACCACCGTCACCGGCGCCGGAGAACGGAGACGACAACGGAGCGTCACCATTAGCCATGCCCAACACGTCGCGACGCCACTGGTCGCGTTCTCTCATACTGCCGGGAGCGGCGTTCCTGATGTCGCGGATTTTATCCATCGCGGCTCCCGCACCCACCGCTATACCATGATGCAGGTTACGGTCGGCGGCCAGCTTTCCAGCGGCAATCAATCCCAACGGTGCGGTAATCGGATTGGAGAACAAAGCTCCGGTGACAGCGGCTTTCGCGGCGACCTTCGCGCCACGTGCTACGACGTTACGCAACGGTGCGCTCTTCGCGGCTCGTGCGGCGAAAGCGAGACCGGCACCGGCCATTGCGGCTCCGGCTCCGGCGACTCTTGCCGCACCTTGGAGTTTGCGTCCGGCATTGTTCAGATGGTTCATCCTTTGTGCTTTGCGTTGCACATCGTTGAGGGACATGCCCGGGTGACGTTGGGCGATACTATGGGCGAACGCCTCCGTATTGTCCTCGCCATGGAACTTGGAAACGGCTTTGTTCAACCGTCCCTTGAACTTGCCCGTGGAATCCTCAAAATGGAGTTTCGCACCGGCAAGACTTCCTCTCACTGTGCTCTTGTCCATTCGTGCCCAGTTCTTGCTTCCGCGTCCACGCGTCTGAATCGCCTCGAACTCCTTGGCGTTACGATTCATCAGATTCCTATCGCCCTGACTCAACGAATCCTGTTGTGCGCGGCTCATCTTGCTTAGGACGGTCTCGCTTTGACGTGCTCCGTTATGGGCCATGCCAGCGCCGGTACCGTTCGTGGACAAACGTCCGACACCATTGCCGCCACGACGGAATCCGCCACGCATGGCGCGAATCATACGGTGCTGTCCAATCATGTGCATTCCCTTGCGAAGACCGGAAGCCATTGCGGTTCCACCCGCCATTCCCATGAGAGCGTTGATGCTGAACGGATTACCCCACTTCAACACTTTCGAACAGAACATGCCGATTGCGGCGATAGCCAACACCGGACTCAATCCCGCAATCAACTGGTAGGTGAACGAACCACTGCTGGCAGAGGTGAACTTCAACGTCAGGCCACAAATGAATGTTGCGAGAGTACCGAGCGCACCGTACAACGCTCCTACCATACTCAACTGGCAGGCGTACGTCGCCCAGTTCTTCAACGCGTTCTTCGGCTTCTCGCCAATCGGGAACGCTTGGACAAGGAACGTGACCACGAGGAACAACGCCATCATTATCAGCATGAGCTTCGTCAGTATTAGAACAAGGCTCAACAATCCCCAGACCACGAGATTGACGATGCCTCCGATAAGTGTTCCGCAAGCACCCAACGTATCGACGTTGTTGTTGCCATACATGTAGTCGATGGTTTTCTTCGCACCGCCCGTGACAGTGGAATCATCCTGAGCGTCACGAAGATTCGCCTCACTCCAAGTTCCGGAAACGTTCGGCACGTCGAAACGCCATCCGACCGTAGCGGAGTCGCCCCAGTTGGTGTCGTTCTGCTGGTCTTTATATGTTCCGTCATCCTCCTTGTTGATATCGGTGGAACGGGAGAAGATTACGGAACCCTGTTTGAGAATCGTCTGGCAGACCGAAGTGGTCTGTTGGATGGTTTCGTCTTCACTGCCGTTCTGTTTCGCGTCCATCACGCCTTTGCCACCGTTGGTCGGTTTCACATTGTCCAAGTCGTCAATCTTGACACGTACTTTCGTACTGCCGTTCTTGATGTTCTTGGTTCCTGTGTCACCGAGGTTGTTGATGAGTGTCGCCCATCCGGCTCGCGCGTAGATTTCCTGATTGCGTTTCGTGCCACAGGTTTCCCAGAACACGCCCGCACGGCTGAGATATGTCGCGTTCTCCCTTTCCAACGGTTTGTCGGTGAAGTAAGGATTACGCGGGTCTACCCAACCGTCCACGGAGAACAACCATTTGGCTCGCTGGTCGCTGATGTGCAACGCCATGGCCTTGTTGGTCAAATCCTTCTGGATGGTCGTGTTCGTGTTGGCTTTCATCTCCAACACGTGGCAGTAACCTTGCCGGGCGTTTTCCGCGATACGGAACGAGGATGTTCCGGTGGTCTGCGGGTTTCCGTACTGCATGGTCACGAACGAGCGAAGGGAGGTCTCCTCCCAAATACGGTTGATGGCCTTGGTGATGTTGCTTGTATCCTGATTGCCGTTGGACTTCGCCTGTTCGTCATACGCCTGATGCATGAAGTACAGGTAATCCTGACAATTGGTTTTCGCACCGTTCGCCGCATGATGGTAGGACATCATGTTTTTATCACTGTCTGCCATGCCGTCAAGGTCGAGGTTGACCGAAAGCTTGTTGATGGTGTTGTTGATTGTCTGCACGACCCACCATGGGCTTCCGGTCGCCGGTTCTGTGGCGTTCTTTCCGGTTTTGGCCGCTCCAGCTCCAAGCATCGTGATTGAAGCGAAGCAGAGAACCATGATGACGATTCGTTTGCTCGCCTCTTTGACGGTGCCGATTTGGAATCCAGCCGCGCCAACCCAAGCCACGATGCCGAGCACTGCGATGGTGGCGGGGATACCGCCGTCCATCAGACTCGTCACCATGGTGGACACTGCGGAGTCGATGTTCGCACCAGCCTGTTTCATCGGTTCGAACGAAGCGGCGAACTGGCTGATGGACAATGCGGAAGACCAGCAGACCTGAGTCAACTGCATCAGAATGTTGGGAAGGACGATATGGGTCTGCGAGCTGATGGTCTGCTTGACGTTCGAGAACCAACCGGCGACATCGCTGCCACTGTACGGTTCCGTACGCGAAGTGATTTCCCCAACGTAGTTTCCCCAACGTCCGGAAGGAAGACAACTAGAGATGTCTGATGTAGCACTGTCAGTCCCGCCGTTGGCGCATGTTATCGTCGTGGTCGAATCGTTGACCTGTGCGGCGAACACGCTGGACGGCAAGACGAACAATGTCATGACCACGCACAACATCAGAATGACGAGCAGGTTCCTTCTACCCGCCCGTTTCACTGGGTCTCGATATTTTGTATTCAACGGATTTCCATTTCTTGAAGGTCGATAATGTTTTCCGGCTGAGTGGAATTCGGGTAGAAGACCTGCCCTTCAATCTTGCGGCTCTTCATATCCTGCAAGGTTCTCTTCCACCGTGTCTGTTGGGTGCGGTCTCTAATGGTGCCGACTGCGAAGAACGGAGCCAGTATTCCGCCCAACAGTACGAAGAACGAGCTGAACATGTATCCGAGCAACGGGGCGAATATGAGGCAAAGAGCCAAGCCCGCCAATGCGCCGACGATAACGGAGAACACGGTTTTGGAACGGGCCTCAGTGTTCTTGGTTATCTGGAACGTGTTCTTCCGTTCGATTTCCTCCGGGCCGGACACTTCCGTGATGTCGTCCATTGTCAACCTCGGATGCAAGGGGCCTTTGTATCCTTCGTCTTCCTCATCGCTCATGATTCAACTCTTTTCGTACGTAAGGTTCTTAAAAGAAAACCGGAGTGGGAACAGAACCGGAAAGGTCCTCTTCGCATATCCACTCCGGTTTTCCTTCTGCGGATGTCAGATTCCCAGATAGGTCTTTCCACTGCCGCCAACCGCGTCAACGAACCAGTCAATCAACTTAAGAATTGCCGGAATGGTGAAGGTCGGGCCAGCGAGAATGAATCCGACTGCGAGGACGACGAGAATACGTCCGATGTTCGGGCAGAACATCTGCACGAGCTTGTTTTGGCGTCCCAACGCCTTGCAAATGCCACCGACGATAAGGCCGAGTGCGAGAAGCACTGCGGCGGCAAGACCGATGTTGGTCAACACGGTTCCCGCGCTACTGCTCAAAATGGTGTCGAACATCTTATGATAGGTGCTCTCAAGGCTGCTTCCAGCCAAGGTAATGGTTCCACCCATTTTTTGAGTTCCCTTTCGTTTTCCAAACGGAACTCTCCTGCATTTTTCATCCTATCAACCTACGCGGTTGTTTACAGTCATAGCGAGGTTTTTAGGTATAAAAAATCCGTCCGGAAGTTGAAAGTTCCGAACGGATTTTGAAAAGCAATATGATGAACGCTAAAAGCTAGTCATCATCGTCCATGTCACCATTGCGATAACCGTTATCGAAATCGTTCACATGGACAAGGAATGTCGGCTGCAACTGTTCTTGGGTTCGAGTGCGAACAGCCGCCGCATAACGCGGAAGATTCATGACCGCACCTGAACGCCAACCATCCTCCCCGTCATTGTTCGTCAGACGCTTCGCCGTCATATCGGCGATACGCGGAATCGTCGTATTGTATGTGATGAACGTCGAATAGCCGATGAACGAATCCAACATCGCGTCGGACAACTGGGTCGGATACTGGGTGGCGAACACGAGAAGAAGACCGAACGAACGGCCCTGCTCGCGCAATGCGGGCATGATGCCATCATTGCCGTTAGCCAACAGGCTCAACTCGTCGCACACGAGCATCGTCCACTTGCCCGCCTTGTCCCAATCCTTGCAATGCGCGAACACCGTATTCCAGAAACGGTACATGAGCCAGCCGCCGAGAATCTTATCCATACGTTCCGGCAACGAATAACCATTATGTGGTGCGAGCACAATGTGATAATCGCCAGCATGGTCGAGAATGTTCGTCCAAGTCACCTTGCCGCGGCGTGCGGTGAACATGTGTTCGATGGGAAGGAACTGGTTCACCTTGTTCAACGAAGCGTTCGTCTTCGTAAGAATGTCACGGTCGGAACGAACCGTATGACCAGCCGCATCCGGACGGCCATACAATTGTTCGGCCGCACGAGCCGCATACGTCATCTCCTCGAACATGTAGCCACTCTTCAACTCCATGCTCAACGCGCGGCACACATGGCCCAACGCTTTCGCGGAACCGGCCTGACCGTCGGAACCGCATAATGCGACGACGGCCCATCCGATTGGACTCAACTGCATTCGCAACTGTTCCGCACCCGGATACGATTGTTCGAGCTGGTGGCAACGTTTCACAATCTCGCTTTCCCAATCCTTGTTCGCGGATTCGGGATTATGCTTGCGCTCCTCCTGCACGTAACGGTCAACCGCCACGCCGATGGTCAACGCTTGGGTGATGATGTTCTGCGAGTCGTTCAGAATATCACCGTCATCGAACGAGTAGCGCATGGTTTTCGCCACGCTCGCCGCAGTCTCCATCGCATTGTTCCCGTCCTTCATGCCAAGCATGTCCAAACATACACTGTTCGGGTCTGCCAAGTAGACGACTCGCTGCGGACTGGTGAAACCGTGACGTTTGCGATAACGTTCCAACACGTTGACGCCGGTATCATCCTTCATCCAAAAATGGATGATACGGGAGTCGCGCCCCCAGATTTTCGGACTGGTGGTTTCTCGTGCGCTGATTGCCCACTGGCTGATGCCATGAGTGAGAACTGTCTTACCGGAACCGGCTTCACCGTTGATGGCGATACCGCCGAACAATTGCGACGGGTCGAGATAACAGTTACGTCCCGTATCGTCTTTCCCGAGGAAGATGCCATCATGAGACAATACTTCCGGAACCGGATGCAACTCCTGCTTCATCGCCACTCCCTGAGTGACCGGAGTGAACACGGAACTCACGATAATCGGGGAAAGAATCAACGTGGTACGTTGCGCACCATAAGCCGACACACGCTCCTTATGAGTTCGCACGCCAAGACGGGTCTGATTATCGGACTCGTTCGCGCCACGGTCGTTCGCAATCGCATAATATCTGCGTGGCGTTTGGAAAATGTCATCCCACAACGTCCAATTCTTCCAACGGATGAACGCGAATACAAGAAGAGGAACGAAAAGAATCGGAATGAATGTCGGGAGCGGAAGCAACCCCAACAGCAGGTAAAGCATGAGAGCCACCGCGCCACCGGCAATCTGAGGTCGCGGAATGTAAACGAACGGAATGCACGACAACAGCATGAGGAACAGGAACACGACCAACGTCACCGCAAGCAGTGGAAGCGCGATTCCGAAACCCCAAGCGGAATGGAACAATGGGAACACGCCATCCATCACGTATCCTCTTGCAAGACCGCACACACTCCAAATCACGGACAACACTTCCAACAGCATGCTGACGAACAGCAAACCGAATTTCGGACGGCTCGCATGACTGGACATGTTGGATATGAGCGGACAGATGATTTGACCAATCTTCTGCGCAAGCTGTCGGTTACGCGAAGCCTGACGGCAACCGAAACTCACACGGGCGCACATCGTGTTGGTCGAAGCGAGTTCGCTTGAATCCTCCACCGCATTGTATTCGTCGCTAATCCAATTACGAATGCGAATCTGCTCGAAGTATCCCTGATTGCGAAGCGTGACGCTCACATAACTGTCCGGCGGCATGACCTTCTCGATGCTTGTACGAACGCCGGAATAGTTCGTCCGCATCTTCTCCATGTTGCTTTTCGAGTTCAACCGGGCGCGAAATGGTACAAGAGGATGCGCCGCACTGTTCACGCCATCCGGCAACACCGGCCCGTCGTCGTCTTCGACCAGTCTCGCGTCAAAACCAGCCAACTGTCCGGCGTTGACGATTCCCTCGCCGTCACCGTAAATATATTCCTTGACCGGCTCCTCGCCCTTCTTGATGAGGAGAAGGGTGCAACCATCCAGTTCGGCTGGAATGCTCTCCACTTTAGAACGTTGCTCGTCCGGGTCTAACTGTTGCAACGTTCTGGTTATCTGATACCAGTTCGGATTACCCATGTTTTACCTTCCTTTCCTTTTTTGTTTAATCATTCGTGCTCTGCTGATACAACTGCGCGTATGGGAAACCTTCCGGCTTCTGGAAAGTGGAAAGCTTCTCACGTAACGACAATTGGAGAAGCCATGTAGTCATACGGACGGTTTTCTCCTTCGACTCCAAAGCCCAACCCAATGTCACGTAACCGTCGTTCACGCTCGAATCATCGTTGATGGTTTCACGCATGACGCGGATTGTTTTGTTCGCAATCCGCCGGGAAGTGTTGAACATTATCGAATCCAATTGCCAGAGTCGTATCTTCCGTAATGCGGGAACACGTTGCATGTTCGCCATCAGAAACGGAATGACCAAATGTCTACGTCCCGTCTCACATAATGTCTGAACCTGTTGCAAAGCCCGCGCACGTTCCAATCTTGCTACATCCAACGCGTCCTGCGTCTGTTGGAATGATTCCTCAGTGGAGACCATCGCAATCCTTTCCAATGAAACCGTAGAAACCGCCACGGTACGCTTCCGGCATTGTCCAACCGGAAACATCCCAACCCCAATCCTTCTTTATGATGTCTCGCGTCACGTCCCAACCCCATTCGCTGACTTTGCGAACGTCACGAACCTGCGGAGTATATTGCGCCCACTCGTCGGAGAAAATGTTGCGTCGTGTTCCACTCATATCCGTATAGTCACCGAACCTGTCGGTCGGCATCCCATGCTCGAACCATTCGTCCCAGACCGCGATTCCCATTCGTTGCGACACGGTAGGATTGCCCACGACCATTTCCGTCATGCCTTGCGTGCGTTGTACCACCGCGTTGAACGATTCGTAACCTTCGTTTGCCTTCGGTATCTGCAACCATACGCAGATGAGTCCGCGACGCTTCATCGGAGAATAGGCGAGCATCTTAGCCCAGTTCTGCATCTTCTTATCCAATTCGCTGTTGGACGTTTGGATTTCGATACCCGCCAACACATTGTTCCGGCACAACGTCACCACGTCGGTCGCGCAAGCCTTGCCGACCTTCGACTCGGCAACAGCCTGTGGGTCAACGCTACGGAATTTTCCCCAACCATCACCGGATGAGAATTTCACGCGTGAATCGCGTGCCAACATCAATCCCGCGTGCGCCGCATAAGTGTTATGCCGAACATGGAAACGATTCCCCGCGTAATAGGAAACCGCCATCGTCTCACGCATCCACTTTTCCATCCCGTACAATTTCATCGCACGGTTGATAAGACGTGGACTGTTCGACGGTGAAAGCCAAACATGATTCACGGTCTGACCGTACAATCGTTCCGCCTGACTGAAACCGACGTTGATGATTCCCAAACGGTTCATCGCACCATACAGGTTCGGTTCGTCACGTTCGAAAGCGGGAGCGCCTTTGATGGAAAGTCCCGCACGTAGTTGGTCAACCGTGCATGTCTTCCAAGTGAACAATGCGCCGAGGATACTCGAAACGAGTTCGCTGTTCGCTTTCACCATTGTCTCCGCGAACAGTTTGTTCGCAACGAACCACGGGTGGGTCTGCGCGAACAATCCGGGATGCTCCATCTCGAACATGTCGTTGCCTTTATACCAGTCGGCAATGCTTCCGGTCTTCCAAAGATTCTCGTCGTTCGGGTTGAAAAGAAAACGGTCATCGAATGTCACTTACGCCCACGACCTTTCTTTCCTTCACTGTTCTTAGCGTTCGGATTGAATCTTTCCGGATTGAAACCACGGTCGGGCAAAGCCCAGTTAAGAATGTTCTCCCTAGCAAAAGCAAGACCGGGGTCATCCCATCTGACATCACCGTTGGCGATATGGTTGCTTGCCTCGACCGTCTGATATTCGGTTCCGAGAAACGTTCCGTATCTCGTATAGTCGAGTCGTCTGTAACCTTGCAGTCCGACCGGAACGGTGTCCTTGATTCCGATGAGTTCCTTCGGAAGATGATGCTCAGCCAAGGCCGTCAGCAGATTCAACGCGTCTATCTGCGTCTGCCTTCCAGCCTTGATGATAACCAGACAAGGGTCTCCCGATTGAATGTATGGAAGCAGTAAACCGTTGGCGATATTCTCCCTATCATCCAAATCGTCCGCGCTGATTCGGTCAAGGTCGAGCACGACGAAATCCCACAGTCGGCGTGCCGCTTGGATGTACTGACGGTATATCTGCCAGTCCACTCCGACGCCTGCTGGAGGTGCGAAACAGATGTCGTATGGAACCCCAAGGTCACGTCCTCGATTGGCTCCGACCTGCACCTGCATGCCCGGTCGCCAGTCGGCTATCGTATGCAATGGCTTGTCCTGTCTCGGGTCGAAAAAACTACGTTGACTGGACTGTCTGATGTTGCCGTCGATGAGCAGAACACGCAATCCGGCTTGCGACGCACGGTCTGCCAACTGTCGGCTGGACGTGGTCTTCCCCACTCCTCCGGTGTTGGATGTGATGGGTAGGAGAACCGCAGTTTCCTTCACTTTGTTTTGGAGGATATCGACTACGAGACGCTTGTCCGCAAGCTGGATTCCCCAATAAGTCCGTGCGAAATCAGCCACGCTCATGCGTAACATCTGTTCGCTCATGCCTATGGCTCCGACCGGTATCTGACCGGTGTTGCACCAGTAGACCATGTATCCGGCGTTGGCTATCGGAAGCCAGTTTCCAGCCCTGTCAGTGAAGATGATTCCCTTGAACCCGGAGGGCACCGGATGTCTTACCAGATAGTCGGCCTGTGCTTGAATATTGTCTGCGGCGGGCACCTGCCAACGCATGTTTCCAGCTCTCGTAAGGGCCTTTTTGATGGTTGTGAGAAGCCCTCCGGAGCCGATTATCAGGGAAATCGTTCGTTTTTCCAATAAGACCGCCTCCTGATGGGTCATGTTCCGTTGTTTTCATCGGAACGTTTACGGTTTTGTCCGAGTTCTGGCATTTATAGTTTTTTGATATTTAGTTTTTTGTTGGTTTTGCTGTTGCTTTTTTCATTGCATTGGCTGTTCCTGTATTGATGTTACCTTGTTTTGATTGTCGTTGACCTTGTTAGTGAGACTATTGACCTTTTTGTTGTTTTTGTTGTTGTAGTGGCTGTTGGTTGTTGTTTGTGCTGGTGCTGGTGCTTGACCTGTTGCCTTGTGGTGCTGTTGCTTGGCTTTTCTTGTTTCTTGGGGTGTTTGGTGCTGTTGTTCTTCTGTTTTGTATGCCATATGGGTTGATGTGCTGTTCCTTTGTGGATGGTTGCGTTGCTTCTGTTGTTTTCATACGTTGTATTCCCGATTTAGGGGTAGGTGTTTCTTCTTTTATTGTCCTGTTCTTCTGTTGCTTCTATTTGATTAAGATTGCTGCTCTTATATTCTCCTTTTCTTCCTTTTGGTTTTTCTTTTCTTTCTGATTTTCTTGGTTATTCTTTTTTGATGTGATGGTGTTTGGTTTCTTTTTCTGATTTTTTGGTGGGTAGTGCTTCCTTTCTTTTAGTCTTTTTGATTTTTGGTTTTTCTCTTTTTTTTGAGTCTGCTATTCATGTTGACCTACCGGCGTGGACTGGATGGTTTTCATGTTTTTTCTGATAATGGTCGGGTGTTGTTCCTTTTTTCATATTTGTTGGGGACTCTTTTTGGTTCCGCTTTTCTGTTGGAACTACCGGCGCGGGCGGCGCGGGGAATTGTTTTTCCCGTTTTCCCCGTTTAGGGATGCTGTCGGGCGTTACACTCGTGAATTGAAAATACAGAACACCTCGTTCCGACTGTTAACAGCCTGTACGACCGGAGTGTTCGCTGGATATGACGAAAGAAGGTATGATGCCAGACTTCACCAATTGGGGATTCAACAACAACCAGCAGTCGGAGCAGGACAATGGTTACGGTTCCGACAATTATGCTGAACCGGAGCAGTCTTCTGTCGAGGAGTCGCAGACGGAATCCGATTCTCTTAATCAGGAGAGTTCGGAGCCTGTCTCTGACGTGTCCGCACCGGCTGATGGTGAGGATGTGAACGTGGACGCTGAGTCCACTGAAACCGAAGACAAGCCGAGGGGGAAGGGTAAGGGCCGTTCCAATCGCAAACCGCGTGAGAAGACCATGCCGCACATCGAGGAACAGTTCGGCAAGAAGCTGATTCCTCTTGTCAAATCGTTGGATGACGAGCGTGTGGTTTCTCTCGCCAAGGCGTTGACTGATACGAAGAAGAGCACTCCGGAAGCAGTGCTGGACGCATTGACTGAGCCGAAGAACCAACGTCGAATCTCTGAGTTCGCGTCCGCGTTGGAAGGGTTGGCTACAGCCGAGCCGGGCATGATTGCCGCAGAGGTGACGTTGGTGTTCGCGCAGGGCAAGGATATGACCAACCTGCTGTTCTCCGTGCTGAACGCGGTCGCGCCGGAGAAGAATTTCGGACGTCCGGTTGACGACCAGTCTCCTGCCGGAATGCGTAAGAACCTGAGCAAGATTGTCGATAATTGGGGTGACGGTGTTGACCTTTCCGTTATCGATGAGCTGAAAATCTGAGTTTCCAACCCGACATCATTGAGGGGAGTCGGCCTTACGGTCGGCTCCCCTCTTTTCATGCTTGGACTATTGTCTGCGACGTAATCTCAAAGCGTCTTCGGATGAGTACACTCCGAACGGGCTGATGGTCACACTGTATTTCGTTATACGATACGTCCACTCGTTCTGACTGTCGTTTAACTCCTTGAATCTATTTAGAAGATTCTGCTTGGAGAGGCTTTGCCTGCTTGCTGGAAGCAGTGATGGAAGGTCTGCCCGTTCGATGATGAGCCTATGGTCGTTCGGACAATACAATGCCGCCAATGCGAGCAGGTCTATCGCTATGGCGCTACCCGCGTTGGGGTACAGACACTTCAACGGCATCTGCCGGACGTTCCTTGTCATCATTTTTACGAACGGTTCCGTGAACGTGATTTTCCGATGCTCGATAGTGAGACTGTCGGCGGTGATTTCGGTGTGTTCGACCGGCGTGACTTTGACTCCGTCCGCTCCGGTGAACTGGATTGACGAGAGCATGAGAAGCTGGTTCCGGACGGTAGTGCGTCCGTCTCCTCCACTGTTCAAACCGCATTTGTTGGCGAGGAAGAAGAAGTCGTCGCCGATGGTGAGCGTGCGGGTTTCCGCATCCCATTCGCGGCTTGGCGTGTTAATGAGAGTGGTGATGATTATGCTTAACAGTCTCGGTACTCTACCGGAGAAACTGTTCTTGGTTTTCGCACGATAGGGTGCGAACAGTGGATAGGATTCCGCGGTGAGATAGCCGATATCGTAGCCGAGTATCGTATGATAGTCGGCTTTCAGGGTCTCCAGCCCATAGGTTCCTTCGTTCATTGTGTCTCCTTATAAAAATGACGGGCGTGTGGTTCCGTCGATAACACAATGATACCCCCAGTATTGTGAGGTCGGATACCAAAAGGTGCCGGTTGACAGCACCGTCCACCGGCACCCTAATGGGTTACAAGTCTTTCCTATCCGGCTTTGAACCGTTCCCATCCGTATCGGGTTTTTTATCCCTACCCACAGGTCTACGAAGTCCAGAACCGGATTGTCCGGCCACACGACGTTCCAATCGAAGCTGATACCGAATCTTCTCCAAGGTCTTCGACGTGTCAGTGATGTTCCCTTTACGGGCTTCACGAATCCACAGTTGACAACCCCGGTCGAGCATGACGACGTCGGATAGTTTCGGTTGCCTTCCGGAACGTTTCAGTGACTTCGCCGGTGTCTGGTTTTGGTGTTGCTCATCGTCGTACATTCCGCCCACCTTTCCTTTTCACTGGGGTGGGCGAGCTGGTGTTGCGCCCACTTTCTCGCTTGTTTCATAGCGGCTTTCTTGCCGCCGTTGAGAGTGTGGGCAGTACCGTTCGCAATGGGAGTGAAGAATCCTTCATCTTCCACTTCAGCACTCCACAGATATGACATGAAACCGTTTCTGCGGACATTGATATCGAACTTGTATCCGTCACGGTTCACTGGTTGGAAACCTCCATCTTCAGAGAGTTGAAAGCATTGACGAACAGGTCGGCCGGAATGGTTTCCGAACCGGAAATCAAAGTCTTACGGGCAAGATTGTCCACTGTTTGGACGATAAGGGCTGGACTTATGTTCTCTACATTGATGTCGCATGGTCGAACGTCGGCTTGGATATTCAACTCCTTAAGCCGGTGCATGATAATAAGCCTTGTCGTAGTCTTGTCGGGAAGTGTCATGCGAACTCGAACGTCGAACCGACGCCATGCGGCACGGTCGATGAGACCGTCCATGTTGGTCGCGCAGATGAGAATGCAATCCTCCGGAAGCAGGTCTATTTTCTGTAACATGAGATTGGTTGCCCGACGCATTTCGGCAACGTCATGGGAGTTGTCGCGTCGTGCCAGAAGCATGTCGCATTCGTCTATGAACAGGAGCTTGCGTTCCATGTGGAGCCGGTCGAACACCAAGGCGATATTGGTTAACGTCTTACCGAGCTGACTGCTGATAACACGGTCTGCACGAAGGATGACCCCGTCCAGTCCAAGCCTCTCCGACAGGATGGAAGCGAAGGTGGTCTTGCCTGTGCCGGGCGCTCCCGTGAGCATGATTCGATTACGGGGAGCGAGATTATGCGCGGTCAGGACATCCAGTTTCCCATATTCGGCAACCAGTCCGTCCAACAATCCCCGCATGGTCTTATCCCACACAGGCTTATGAGTACCGTCCGGTGGGAGCAACGGTTCGGTCAACCCGTCAACCGGTGCCAGATTCGTGTTGACGGACAGTCCCTTCTCTCGTTCCGACTCTGCCAGCCGACGCAGATTCGTAGTGTAGGCGGTCGGCTTGGCTTTCTCCACCGAGTCGGCCAGCAAGTCGATTTGCTGGGACAGTTTCAAATGGTCTCCGTTGCATGCGGCTCTGACCAGTCGAAGCATTTCCGTGCTGTTTAACAACTGACCTTCCTGCTTTCTGAAAATGATTTTTGTCAATAAACGTTATGGTCAATGTTTGAGAAGTAGAAGGAATTAGTAATATGGCAGTCTTCCAATCTATTTGAGAGAGGAACCGTAGACGATGATGGAACCCACCGAAACCGACAACACCAGCAGTGACACGACGGTCATCAGCCGATAGTTGAACAGGTCTGAACGGGATTTCTCGTCAGGCATCCGACTCATTCTCCCTATCGACAGTCGAGCGTAATGCACCAGCGCGGCCAAGCTCAACGCCGACAATATTATGAGAGAAACCATGCAACATATCTGCTCTTTGGAATACATCAGACGCCTTTACGAAGCCACAAATCTGGATGGTCGAGATACGGGTACAGTTCGGGAATCTTTCGCACAGCTTCCCGAATCCAACCGTTCTCGCAGATACGTTCTAAATAATCTAATGGCTTGCGTTGCAGGGACTTCGACTTGGTGTTCCGTGCCTTGTGGATTGCTTCCACAGCCTTCTTGTTCGCCTGTTGGAATGTGATTTTCCCTTTGGCCTTATCGTCCGAAATGGTTTGCAACCTTGCTATCAGACGGTTGATGGTAGCCATATCCTTGGCGTATGGGCGTGCCGGAATGGCTGTTCTGCTTATGTCTTCCTTGCCGAATCCGTTGCCGCTCAAACCGTTGCCTTCCTTTCCTTTTTACGGCTATGGTCTCGATGTTTGCCCCACCGTTCCGGGCAGTCCAAGTCCGGGTAAACCAAGCCCATCTCGTTTGCCGCTTCACGAATCCAACCGTTGGTGCAAAGCTTGCAGAGTCGTACCATGGGGCCGCTCGTGGCGCGTGGCATTCCTCCGTTGGCGGTCGCCACCGCGTCCACGGCGAGATGGTTCGCCTCCTCATATGAGATTGTTCCGTCGCTTTTACCGTCGGCTATCTCCCACAATCTTTTACGCAGGTTGAAGAGCTTCTTGGCCTTCTCGAACGTTGGATGGTATGTCTGTATGGTTTCCGGCATTGTCCTGTCCGAATACTCCTTTCAGTGTTGTCCACTGTGCTCGGATTGCGTTTTTCAGGTCAGAGTCCGGCCTGTTGGAAACGGCCAATCCAATATTTGTAGTCGGCGTCCGCATACGCTTTGTTGCATGTGGTGAGAATTTCCTGATATCGGACTTGAAGGTCGGGTTGGTATCGTTCAGTGGACTTCGGGAGCACTGTGGTCATGGCCCCATGGTTGAACAGCAACACCTCACGGTCAGCGGCCTCGTGTTCGAGTTTGCGGTCGATTCCCTCAAACCATTGGTGTACCTCGTCGTCGTTTGGCAGTCGGCCTTCGCCAATCATTCTGCTCATGGTGTCCTTGAGGCTGAGTAACGCGTCCTGCATGCGTTCGTTTTTGAACAGGAGTCGTTCCACTTCGGTTCTCGGCTCTCGTTCGGTGTTGTTTTTATCGTCCATTGGTTTCCTTCGTTCTTGCGAACATGCCTATGCCCCAGTCCGTTCGGGCTGGGGCATTCCTTTTTGTTTTTTAGGCGTCGAGTTTCTTGATGAAGTGAGCGAACAGTGCGGTGGAGCTGAGTAGAAATGTGATGCTGGTGATTGCCATTACCACGTGGCCGTAATCCTGTCTCCACATGAGGAGTGCGCTGACGATTGTGATGAGTGTCAATGTCAGGTTGATGTTGTTTTCCGTCTGTTTGCTCATGGTTTCTTCTTTTTTTTCTGGCGTGGTTGGGAGTGTGTGGCTCCCTTTTTTTGTGGACGATTCCAGTATAACAAAGGGTATGGTCGAACGCAAATCATCCGACCGCGAATCCCCGAACGGTTGCACACCCCCACCTAATGTGTTAAGCTGACCTCGCCCACACAAAACATTCCACAAGAACGGGAAAGACCACAGAAACAATGAGCGCAACCAAATACGACAACGGCAACACATCCACACTCCAAGTCATCGACAACGAGGGAACAAACAAGCTCACCATCCTCCAATCCCCCAGCTTCGGCAAGGAACTCATGTTCACCATCACCGACAGCGACACCGCGACCAGCGTCGTCGTCAACGACATAGAAACCCTCCGCAAAATCAGAGACTTCCTCAACGAAAGCATCCACTGGATGGAAGCGTGAACCATGGTCGAAGACACCGTTTGCACCATCGGCGTATATGGTGGCCGACAACCGTCCATACTCGTCAATAACCATCTCGTCTACGGTCGGATGCCCGACTCCGAAACCCAGCCGGACATCATCGCGGACGTTCCGAAGAACAGGCTCGTTGCCAACCTCAACCCAGCCTCCGACGGCATGACGGACAGTCCCAGACTTCCGTTGGAACTGTTCGCCGCATGGCTCGCCAACGGTGACGTGGGCCTCAGCTCGCTCGCCATCGTCCAACGGCTCACCGGAATCACAATGACCGTGAACGGCACGCGCGAACATGGTTGCGAGGACACTCCGAAAGACCCCGGAGACCTACGTCGGATACTCGGAATGTTCGACATGGTGCCAGTCGCACGTGCCTATCTGAGTCTCATGCGCGACGTGTCGGACGATTGGAAAACCATCATCGACCATTGGAGCGAACTCGAAAAAACAGTATCGGAAAGAGGAACACAATCCATCCGGTTGCGCTCCCAAAACCTACCGGATGCTGAAACGATTGAAGGAAGGAAACCATGCCTAATAAAGACATTAAAACCGAACCACGGTTCATGACCATGATTCAGAAAGACCTCCTCCCGACATGCAAGGCGTTGAATCTCGACGTTGACCCGTTCGCCAACGCGCGAACCGTGTTCATCGACCGTGACAGCGTAGGACGGATTCTCTCCTACATGAGCGACCATGAAATCAACCCCGAATGGTACGGCCTACTGCCTGATAATCTGTTCGTCGGAACCGGACTGCCGGTACTCACCGGCGTCGAAGGCGAATACTTCGCCCGTATGACCGGACGAAACCTCGACAAGAAAGTCGCGGCGAAAACATTCATCGCGGACATGGAAGCCTACTGGCTGAGCAAGAACAATCTGAAACGGACTGACGGTACGAAAAGCAGCGGAACCACACTCGGTTTCGGACGTTGCCCCGGACTACGCGAAGCCAGTCGATACAACGAACGCATCTTCAAAAGCAACGAATACGAGTACACGAATCCCGTGGACGAGTACGGCATCGACACTGTTTCACGTTACCGTCAGGTTGGTGAAATCTACAATGAGGTCGGCCAATGCTTCAGGGGAATGGCACAGGCGCGTACTCCCCTCGCACCATTCGTCTTCCTCACCCATAAGGAATACGAGGACGGACTGGACACGGTTGTGAACCACTGCCCATACATCACCCATTCGGACGCCACCCGCATCATCGACGGGATGAGACAGTTCCCTCCGAAACGTAGCGTGGACAGGTTCATGCTCGCTTTCACCATGACAGCGTTCGCGTTCGCCATGAATCAGGTCGAGGAATCCGAACAGTACGAGACGGTCGAAGTGAAACCACCGAAAACCGAAATCAGACGTCATTCCGGCGCTCCGAAAACCACGTTGCTCATCCATTTGAAACCGGAAGAGCCAGCACCCAAGGCCACGCCATCCTATGCCGGTGAAACCGACGAATACGATTGGGATAGCATCACCGGACGGGTCGAAACCATCACTCCGGACGTTGCCAAGGAAATGCTCGGCGTGAACACCAACAACCGCAACGTGAGCCGCACACAGGTCGAACTGTTCGCCCGAACCATGGCGCAGAAGGCTTGGAAAATGAACGGCGAAGCCATCAAATTCAGCAACACGGGACGCTTGTTGGACGGCCAGCACAGGCTCCTCGCATGCGTCGAATCCGGTGTTCCGTTCCGCACTCTGGTCATTCGCGGACTGCCCGAAGACACGCAGGAGACCATGGATGCGGGCAAGAGCCGCACCATGGCTAACGTGCTCGAACTGAAAGGCCGTAACAACGCCAAACAGCTTTCCACCGTGGCCCGTTCCATCTATCTGAGCGAACAGTTGGGTGTGGAAGCCGCATGCGTCAACAACATGTCACCGACCCGAAATGAACTGTTGGCATTCATCGAAAGCACTCCGCAATTGGAGGATACGCTACGACAGGCCAGCACGTTCTACACGAAAAGCAACCATCTCATGTCCATCAGCATGGCCGCGCTCCTCTACTGGACGTTCAACGAAATCGACGGTGAGGCGTGCGAACGGTTCTTCGACATGCTCGCCACCGGCGCCAACCTTGACGAGGGAAGCCCCATTCTCGTACTCCGCAACACGCTGTTCGACATCAACAAGCGTGGAGCGCACAGCGACCGTCCAACCCGCCGACGCATCGTCGGAATCACCATCAAAGCGTGGAACAAATGGCGTGAGGGAGCGACTGTGAAACTCCTCAAATTCTCTCCGAACGAACAGTTCCCGGACGCAATCTGACCTTGGAAAGGACAAACAAAGCATGGTCGAAAAACCGAAAAAACCGAACACATCCCCGGCGAAGCTTCTGACCGCAGACGAGGCTTTGGCCTTGGGAAGACGACCGGAAGTCGTCAACGTCTTGAAAAACAAGCACGGATGGTGGGTAATCTTCACCACCCAATTCCAAGACGAAGTGACCCTCCGATATCTGCAAGGGGAACGTCCCTCGGAGATATTCCGCAGTCACAATCTCGGGCCGGAAGTCCTCGGATACAAGCGCATAGAACGTTGCGTATACCGGTGGGTCAACCATCCCAGCAAATCCCGTGTCAAACGTTGGCAAGCGGAACACCGCCTGTATGAGACGTTGAACAAGAATCAGACCAACACCGGCAAGAAGGAGAACGGCGACAAGTGAGCGTCCCCACACCAATCCACAAGGATATGGCCGAACAAGTATTGTTGGGGGCCATGCTTCAAGACTCGGAAACGTTGGACAAGGTCATCAGCCAACTTTCCGAAGAGGACTTCTACCAGCCGACCAACCAGACCATCTTTCATAATATAAAGGAACTGGCCGCAGACAATAACCGTGTGGACGCGCAAATGCTGTCCTCGCACATGATGGACAACGGACAGTTGGAACAGGTCGGCGGTATCGACTATATCGCCCAGCTTGTCGGCTCCGCGCCCACGTCGAACAACAGTGACTATTTCATCAAGCAGATTCGTGACGCGGCCATCCTCCGCCACATCAACGTGGTCGGACAACAGTTGCAGCAGATGAGCAACGTGTCCGACGCGTCAGCCGAAGATGTGCTCAGCAAGTCGTTGGAGGCCGCGTTCTCGTTGGAGGATTCGAGTCGTTCCGAAGACGACGAGTTGAAGACCGCATACCGTCTGTCCGACGAAATGCTCCAACAGTTGGATGAAATGTCACAGAATCCGAACGAGTTCGGAACACCCACCGGCTTCCGTGACATCGACGCGTTGACACACGGATTGCAAGCCGGACAAATGGTCATAGTCGCGGGACGTCCGGGCATGGGCAAGAGTACTCTCGGCATGGATTTCGCGCGTAACGCCGCACTGCACAAGGGTCTGCCGACTGTGATTTTCAGTCTGGAAATGGGCGGTCACGAACTCATGCAACGCATGTTCGCAGCCGAAACAGGCATCCGTCTCGCATCGTTCCAACATCCCGAGAATCTGAACTCGAATGATTGGAACAAACTCAACGCGCTCTGCCATCAGGTCGAGAAGGCACCATTGTGGGTTGATGATTCCGCCATCATCAACATGAGCACCATCCGTGCGAAATGCCGTGCTCTCAGCCGCAAGGTCAACGGGTTGAAGCTTATCGTCATCGACTACCTGCAACTCATGTCCTCCGGTAAAACCGTCGAGAACCGTCAGCAGGAAGTGTCGAACTTCTCCCGCCAATGCAAAATGCTCGCCAAGGAACTGCAATGTCCCGTGGTCGTGCTGTCCCAGTTGAACCGTAATGCGGAACAGCGTGCCGACAAGAAGCCGGAACTGTCCGACCTGCGAGAGTCCGGTTCCATCGAACAGGACGCCGACATGGTGTTTCTCGTGCATCGTCCCGAATACTACGACCGTGAGGAACGTCCGGGCGAAGCCGACGTGATTCTCGCCAAACATCGCAACGGGCCTACCGAAACGTTCAACCTTGCGTTCATGGGCGAATGCTCCAAATTCGCGGACATGGCCGCAGGTTTCGAAAACGAGTTCTGAAACAAGTTCTGTCATAGTGGGTACTCCCACAAAAAAGAAAGGAAAAAGTCAATGCCAACAACATTGATAATCGTCGCGGCAGTGGCGATACTCATCATCCTGCTCGCAACCGCAAGCTACAAGGTCTGCCCCGCCGACCGAGTCATGGTCATCACCGGGCCGGGTGGACGACGCTTCGTTTCCGGCGGAAGCGCGTTCATCATACCCTTCATCATGCGCGTGGACTGGCTCTCCCTCGGAGCGGTGCAGTCGCTCCTGAGAACCGACACGCCGATTCCGACGAAGGACGCAATCCTCATCGACGTGAACGCCGTCGCGAACTTCCAGATAGCATCCGAGACCATGACCGTGGACGAGAACGGTAAACAGGTGAAGGCGTTGGAGAACGCCGCCAAGAACTATCTGAACCAGTCCAAGGAGCGCATGGAGAAGGACGTGACGCAGGTGCTTTTGGGCAAGCTGCGCGAGGTCATCGGCAAGACCGAGTTGAAGGAGCTCATGGAGAACAGGGACACGTTCGCTGCGACCGTGGCCGAATCCGCCCGCGTGGACATGGAACGGCTTGGCCTTCAATTGACCACGTTCAACATTCAAGACTTCACCGACCGTCAGAACGTCATCGCCAACATGGGCGCTGAAATGGCCGCCGAAATCAGCCGGAATGCGAAGCTCGCGTCCATCAACGCGGAACAGGATGTGGCCGTCCGTCAGAACCAGCTCGACCTGAAACGAGCCGAACTCCAATCCATCTCCGACAAGGCGCAGGCCGAGGCTGACGCGGTGAAGGGCATCACCGCCGCCGAACAGTCCAAGACCCTCAAGGTCAAGGAGCAGGAGGCGGAAATCGCCGCCGCCGAAAAGAAGGCAGTCCTCGAACAGAAGAACGCCGAAATCGAAGAGCAAAAACTGAACGCGACCATCCGCAAGAAGGCCGACGCCGACAGATACGCCGCCGAACAGCAGGCCGACGCGCAAGTGTACACGACCCGCAAGCATGCGGATGCGGAACTGTATCTACGCCAGCAGGAGGCTCAGGCCACCCAATCCACCGCCGACGCGGACGCGCACGCGACCGAGGTCAAAGGCAAGGCTGAAGGTTCCGCCGCACAGGCCAAGGGCGTGGGCGAGGCGGAGGCAATCCGCGCTCAGGGCGAGGCGTACAACTCGATGAACAACACGTACATCCTCGCCCAACAGTACATTCAGATTCTCCCCGACATGGTTCGAGCCGCCGCCGAACCGCTCACCAAGGTTGACCACATCACCATGTATGGCGACGGAAACAGCACGAAGCTCGTGGGCGACACGGTGAACAGTGTGAGCCAGTTGAGTGAGGGATTGTCTCAATCCTTGGGCATCGATTTGAAAGCCTTGCTGAACAGTATGGTGGCCGGTCATGCCGCCGGTTCCGCACTAGGTGGGAAAGGTTCCGAACAGTCCGGAAACTAACCCGTTCAGGGATATGTTGGAGGGTATGGGAAGCCATGCCCTCCTTATTTTTAAGGGCTGAAAGCATTCTTTCAAGGTTTTTAATGAGGGTGCGTGCGGTATATTAGGAATGTAATCCGATATTGACCCCGTTCGAGGAATGAACGCGCGCCGGGTCTAGTAAGGAAAGGAAAACAAAGGTGAAAACCAAAAACCTGTTGAAGGCAACGGTCGCCACGCTTGTGGCCGGTGCCATGGGTTTGGCTGGAGTTGGCTCCGCCATGGCGGCTGATACTCGTGTTGACGCATCCAAGCTTGGTGAGGCTGCTCGTCAGACGTTGACCGTCGCTGCTAATGGTGATATTAGCAATCGCACGTTGAAGGCTGTGCCGCTCGCCTACTATTCGTATGCGCAGACTGATGGTACTAATATTACCGGCTTTGACCTGATTGACGCGGGCAAGGCTTCTGCCATTGCTGACGCACTGACTAAAGCCCATATTGACACCCAGTCCAAGAAAGACCAGACTGCCGGATACGACTATAATGCGTCCAATCCGATGGTGTGGGTCGTGCAGAATCTCCTTGATTCCGAGAACAGCCCGTGGGCTGGCAAGCTTCGTGACTTCATCGACCAGTTGAAGAACGAGGCCGCCGTCACCGGCGACAAGGGCACCGCGTTCGCCAAGGGCGCCGACGCCAAGCATATGACCGCATCAGTCCGTCCGGGCGTGTATGCGGTCGTGGACACCACCACGGCCGGTCAGGCGTCCATCGTCATGTTCAACGGCACCGGCATCGACGGCAAGACCACGTTGAAGAACGGCGACAAGACCTACACGCTGGGCACCGTGGACTATAAGGTGCATGACGCCGCAGTCAGGAAGGCTATCACCTCTGTTGAGAATGGTGATGTGGATGAGAAAATCGGTGAGGACCATGAGGATGAGGGGGCTCGCCAAGCAGGGAAGAAATATTATGCGGTAGCCAAGACCTCCATCGGCAAGAAGGTCTCTTTCACGATGGGCGGCGCGGTGCCTGTTTGGACTGGCTACGACCATTATTATTATGCGCTCAACGATACGTATTCGGATGGTCTGACTTTCAACCCGGATAGTGTGAATGTCACTGTCGGTGGTAAGGCTTTGACTGCTGGCAAGGATTACAAGGTGACGACCGAGGCGGGCAAGTTCCATATCCTGTTCGCCCCGACCGCTGATGGTTCTTCCGACATCATCGCCGCCAAGACCACGTTCCCGGTCGATGCGGAAGTGCTTGTCACTTATGACATGACCGTGAACAAGAACGCCCACGTGGACGGTGTTGACACCAACACGAGCGAGGTCGAATACTCCCATAATCCGAACACCGTCACCGACCATGAGAAGACTCCGGGCGACACCAACTACGTGTACGTCGGCAAGTTCACTCTGACCAAGACCGATACGAACAATGCTCCGCTCGCGGGTGCCGTGTTCAACATCAAGGATGCCAAGAGCAATATCGTCAAGTTCGTCAAGGTGGGTGATAACGAGTATCGTGTTGCCGACTCGACTGAGGCCGCTACCGCAAGCGCCGACATCACCACCACCGATAAGAACAATGGCGTCATCACCTTGAAGGGCTTGTACGGTGCCTACACGGTGACTGAAACCAAGAGTCCGTTCGGCGGCAGCATTCTGCCGGAGTTCACTCTGACCGTTGGCGTGGCCCAGTCCAAAGACCATAACACCAGCACTTCGTCCCTCACCAAGTTCAAGGATGATGCCAACCATCTGGCCTCCAAGACCAGTGACGATGGAGTGACCGTCATCAACGCCCGCAACATCGCTGACATGCCGAAGACCGGTGCGGTCTGGCTGTCCATCTTCGGCGTGATGACCGTCCTGTTGGCTGGCGCTTCCGCCCTGCTGCTTCGTCGCAAGGCGTGAGATTGGAGATTGGAATACTGCCGTATGAGAAAACTTTTCTGACCGTTTGACGGTTGGAAAAGCATGAAATGTTCCGCTTGGCGTGTCGGGAACCCAAATATCGACACGCCACTTTTTAGATTCTTTATAACCGCATGGGAGGGGTTTTGGGAAAACATACGGCGAAACCGAAAGGCTTGGGAAATCGAGCCATAGCGGGACTTCTCTGCCTAATCCTATCCGCCCTGTCCGGAACCATCCCATTCATTCTCATGATTTCGAACAGCAGCCAATCCAACCGGTTGACCGACTCCCACGCGCAAGCCGTGGAAAACACTGACGTGAAACGAATCGCCCAAGAGTATGCGGACGCGCAAGCCTACAATCAACGCCTATACGAGGAAGGCCAGCCCATTCTTGGTGAGGCGGAAGACCCTTGGACGGGCGTCAACAAGTCCGAAACGGACAACACGTATCGGAAGCAACTATCCACCCCCAAGGATGGGGTCATGGCTACCATCAAATATCCACGCTTGGGCATCAACCTGCCCATCCGGCATGGCACGTCGCAAAATGTGTTGGCCGCTGGAGCTGGACACTTATACGGTTCCAGTCTCCCCGTCGGTGGCAAGAACACGCATACTGTCATATCCGCTCACACGGGTTTGGCCGACCAGCTCATGTTCGACAAGCTGCGAGGCTTCGGCAGTGAAGCCAAAAAGGGAGACGTCTTCTATTTGATAACCGCCGGACATATGCTCGCTTACAAGGTCACGGATATTAGTGTGGTAGACCCATCCGACTTTTCTAAACTGAAAATCGTCGCCGGAAAAGACCTCTCCACACTATTGACCTGCACGCCATACGGCATCAACAACAAGCGACTCTTGGTGACCGGCACGCGCGCCAGCATGCCACACCCCGCGCCCAAACCCGAAAACGCGCCGAAAGACCACACGAACCAATGGCTCATGCTGTACGTCGGCGGCTTCTGGCTTGCGGTAATCATCATCACCATTCTCATCATCCGTAGAAAAAACCACGCAAAGAAGGAACACTAATGGGTATTCTCAAAAAGCATGTGGCACATCCGGTAGCATTATTGGCCGCAATCGCCACACTGGCATCCGGCCTGACATGCATGACCAATCCGGTAGCCTCTCCAAAAGCGCATGCGGACGAGTTGAAACCTGCGTATGCTACTGCGAAAATCGTTAAGAAAGCCGACGGTACGGGGCATGGCACGAGTTCGCAAACGTTCGTGAATTCGAAGAACGGGTTCGCCACGGGCGATGATTCCCCTACCGATGGCGTGGTCGCATCCGGTGATACGGTCGAATATTCATTGACGTTGAACTTCAACGCGGCGGGCAAGCGTACCATCAACGTGAAGTTCGACTTGGACGACGCGCCGTATTTGCAGACTGCTGACGGTGGTGGCTTCTGCCAGCCGGGACAACTCGTCACCGCGAAGAAAAACAGTGACGGCTCCTGCTCCTACACGGTTCCAGCCGGTGGCGTGGAAACCATGACCCAAACCTTCTATCTGAAAGCAAAAGACACGGGAGGCTTGGTCAAGCCGGGTCAGATTCCGAAAATCGTCGTCGCCCGCGAAGGTGGAACGTCAACCACGTATCGTACGGATGAGCTGACTGTAGTATCCGCTCCGGCGGCTGACTTGGTCATTGACAATGGCGGCAATCCGGTGAAAGGCCAATACTCGTATGAGCATCGTACTTATTGGAGTCAGAACACCGACGCGACCGGCGATTTCACTATTCGTGCCGACGCGTTGACCTATCCGGGTTATTCGTCCACGAAGGGCGCGTCCACCAGCATCGATTGGACTACCAAAGTGGATATTTCCGACTTCCCGCAGAACACCGTGTGGACTGTAGGCGGTCAGCGGATTACCCGTAACAGTGATAAAGAACAGTATCTGACCGTATCCAGTGGCAAGAACGGTGCGGCGGCGACAATCAGCTACAGGATTCCCGCCGGAACCGACGCGCTCAAAAACATGAAAGAAGGAGACGTCAAATATTACGATGTCCACCTTGTTCCCGACGAAACCGTGTTCAGCGTCAAAGACGATAACGGCGACGCACTGTTGAACATGGGCAAAGGTGGAGAACCCGGCTGGAACATTGGACGGGACAAGAGCACCTACAACAAGGATACGGGTGCCCGCGTCGGCTACCCGTACGCGAATAATGACTGGTCACGAGCCATCATCCAACGGCTCAAGCCGACTCCAGCTGGCAAGATTCCACTGTTCGGCAAAGGACTGCAACGTCCTAACACTGCGTCCAAGACCATGTTCGACAAGGAGAATCTGACGTTCGACGCCGCCGAAGGCAAAGCCGACATCTACCATTACTATTCCGACGGTTCCGGCGACACCGTGTCCCGTGGAACGCAAGTCAAAACCATTTTGGAAATGTATGCGGCGAACGTTACGGCGGACAAGCTTAAAAACACTACGCCGACCATGCAGGACGAGTGGGATAATACGCGCATGCGGTGGGATGGAAGCTTGGAAGTCACCCAGAACGGCGCTCCGGTTTCCGACTACAAAGTTCAATGGGATGATAGCAAAGACAATTGGCATGACGGGGAACCATCCGACACAGACGCTCCGAACGTCAAGAAGATTCGGGTGACGTTCAACCCCGACACTTTGACTTTGGGAAAGGGTGCGCCGAACGTTCAGGTCACGTTCAACACGCTCGCCATAGCCGACGTGTCCAAAGGCAATGTGGAAGCTTTGGATACGCTGACCGCATGGCTTACCGAAGACGATAAGGCGAGCGTCACCAATTGGGTGTGGATTGCCAAGCCGGTAGACCCGACCACCAGTATCGACATCAGTCTAAAAGCCTACGATGGTGAAGGCAATCAAGTGTATGCGAACAACAGTTCCAATCACCCGTCCGGAAGCGCAGTCGATTTGACTCCCGGCATGCGAGTGGATTATACGGTCACGGAACAATTGCGCACCATTCTCCTGTCCAATACGAGCATGACGCCGACCATCACGGTGCCGAAACCGAAAGGCTTGTACAATCCGACCTGTGATGATTCGTTCTGGCAGATGAAAGTGGACGGGAATAATCTCGTGTTCACGCCACGTTCCGGCAAAGTCACGCCGGAAGTAGACCGTATGGGGTCGGCCACTTTGCCTGACCTGCATTTCAGTGGCATCGTATCCAATCTCGCCACCGGGACTGTGACCGCCAGTGCGAATATGAGCGTGGACGTTGACGAGAACGGCGCATTGCAAGCCCAAACCATCAAAAGCAATACGCCCAGCGTCCCATTCCCTGTCTCCAATGCGGAAACCAACAGTGGCATCATGCGTGTGAAGACCACGAAGGCTGAAATCAGTGACCCGCTTACTTGGGAGTTCAACGTGTACGGCAAGGGCGGCGGACATACCGGCACCATGGATAGCATGCTACTGCTTCCTGCGAATGGTGATGAGAAGTACGTGCAGGACAAGCTGGTCGAATATGAGCGTGGATACAGCAACTATCATGGCTCCTACGAACTGACCCAGCCCGTCACGGTCAATATGGACAATTCGACCAGTACGACCGTCTACTATTCAACCACCACCGAAAAGAAGTCGGATAATCCGGCTGACTACGAGTGGAAGACATGGGATGAATTGTCCTCCATCGAGAAGAAGAACATCATCGCCATCCGACTGACCAGCACAGTCGTCGCGTCCGACGATAAACTGTCCTATTCGGCGGTGAACGGCGCCATCACGCTCACCCCATCCGACAATGTGAAAGACGACAAGTACACGCTGTGGCTTGGCCGTAACTATTATTCCGACGCTTCCGACAAACCGGCGGGCAACCAGCCGTGGCCTGACGTGGCGAAGGTAGTGGCCGGTAGCATCAGCGGCACCGTCTGGTGGGATAAGGATGAGAACACGCTCATCGGTGACAGTGAAGAACGTATCGAAGGAGTGGAAGTCACCCTCGGCAAGCAGGATTCAAGCGGCGGCTGGCAGGCCGTCAAAACGGTGAAGACCGACAAGGACGGCTACTACGAGTTCAACCTGCTCCACTCCGGCACCTACCGTACTTCGGTGAAACGCAACACTGGCACCAGTACGGGTGATGGCGTGCAGACGCAGGTCAAAACCTACTATGGCAAGCTCGAAAACGTGACGAACACGCGAAGCTGGTCGAACAAAATCAAGTCCAACGCGAAAGACACGTCCGACGACATCCACCTAGGCATCGGCGCAGACCAGAAGAACGTGGACTACGGGTATGCGAAACCAGACCCGAAAGCCACCGTGGACAAAACCGTCACCGGCACCAGTTGCACCGATACGAAATGCGTCATCAACTGGGATGTCAAAGTACAGAATTCTGGCACTAGTCGTTTTGATACTTCCAGTGTCGTTTCTGACCGTATGAGCGCCGACGTGCATGATGTTTCCGCTACCGCCGGTACGGTTTCTATCGAGTCTGGTGGTGCGAAGCAGGTTGCGACGAGTGGCGACCATAAGTTTGTGTTGACGAACGAGGGCTTGTTGTATGCGTGGGGTAACAACCAGTATGGTCAATTAGGTTTCAAGCCTGACACGACGAATACCGCTACCCCAACGAACGTGAACAAGCCGACCATCGTCAACGGTAGTTGGCTGAAAGTCGCCGCCGGTGGCAAGCATTCCGCCGCCATCAGCACGGACGGCCACTTGTACACGACTGGTTGGAACGGTAAAGGCCAATTGGGTACGGGTGATACGGATAATCGTGACCAGTGGACTCTAGTCGCAGAAGATAAGACGTTTGTTGACGTGGCGTGCGGCAACCAGTTCACTGTGGCGATAGCAAGTGACGGCACCTTGTGGGTGGTCGGAAAAGTCAGTTCCACCTCGTATTCAACGTGGACGCAAATCCAGTCGGGTAAAACGTTCACGCAGGTCAGCGCCAGCACGTACAGGTGGGTCGCGTTGACGTCCTACGGCGGTTGTGTGGTGGACGGCGACGAGTTTTTCTCTATTGGTTTCACGCAAGTTGTCGCCTCATTCGGCAACGCCTACGGGTTGACTGACGCGGGTACAGTGATAGTGCTCGTCGGCGGAGGTGATAGCGGTATCGGCCAGTCCAATGTGTCTAATCTGAGGTACATCACCCGTATCGGTGGCGGATACAACACTTTCTACGCCATCGACAAGAACCAACACTTGTGGGCGGCTGGCTGGAATGGTGACGGCCAATTAGCGAACGGTAAGACCGGTACAGGCAGGTATTGGACCAACGGCAGTACGAGCGGCAACGCGGATATTGTTTCCACGCCAATCGATACGGGCATTACCGCATCCGACGTTGCGGGCGGCGACCGTGACGTGCTCATTGTCGGCAAGCAGGTCATGATTGCGGGCTTCGACCCGTATGGTGACGGCAAGACGGGTGGCGCACGTTCCACCGGTTTGAAGGGAATGGTCGTATCGTCCGACCCGACCGCCGTACCGGTCGAACCGTTGAGCGAGTCCACGGAGAAGGGGTTGACGACCCGCACGTACAATCTGCCGTATGCGATTGAGTCGGGCGGCTATGTCATCTACCATTTCACTGGCACCGTTGACCGTGAAACTGCGGATACTACCAAGTGGTCTCCAACTGAGAAAGACGAGTGGGTCAAGAAGAATACGAAGACCATTCTCAACCAAGCATGGTTCACCTCCGAACACACGCCATACTCAGGCACGCCACATGCAAGCGGCAAAACCAAGCCGGACCCTCCGAACGCATCCAAACTGGATACGAACACGAATGACGTGACCGGCAATCCGACATGCCGCACCGACACCGACTATACGGAGGAAGGACGCCAACACTGGTTCAGCACGTCCGATGAGGACTCCTGCGACCAAGTCGGCACCATCATCACACCAACCACCACCGCGAAGAAACTCGGTTCCATCAGCGGCCTGTATTGGGAGGATACCAACAAGAACGGCATTCAAGATGAAGGTGAGAACACGCATTTCGCCGGTCAGACGGTCATTCTGACTGACGAGAACGGCAAACAGTTGGCAACCACCAAGACCGACAAGGATGGCAAGTACATTTTCGAACGTCTGGACGCGAACGGCAACAAATACCGTATCCAATTCACCAAAGTGAACCACCGGGACTTCACCACGCCGGATGTGGGAGACAAGACTCCTGCGACGGATGGAAGCTCCACTGATTCGGATGCTTACACGGATGAAGCCAACAAGCTGACCATCACCCTCACCCAAGATGCTCCAACCAAGGAGCATGTGGATGCGGGTGTCCTGCCTGAAACATGGTTGGCGACCATGCCGCACACGGGCATGGGATTGCTGTTGCCGCTCCTCATGCTCGTCAGCATCAGCGGACTCGTCGCGGCAATCATCCTCCTACGAAAGAAGGAAGAACAGTGAAAGGAACAAGAATGGGCGAACACGCCACACAATCACACGGGAGCCGTCACATGGTTCGGCGGCTCCTCGCCACCCTCGCCATCATGAGCGCGGTCTGCGGCGGCTTCCTCACCGGTAGTGCAATAGCCGCCGAACCAGCCAAATGCAATACTGGCGTGGACAAGGTTTGCTACGCGGGCTATAACGCGGCGGGATTGAAACAGATTGCCGACGATTTAAGCGAGAAAGGCAAAGGAAGCACATACTATGCCGCAATGGAAAAGAACCTGACCGACGGGGTCAAAGGCACGCTCACCCTATCAGACGGCTCGAACCTCCCATTCCGACTCATCGGCATCCTCCACGACGACAAAGCCGACGGAAGTGGACGAAAAGCAGGATTGACGTTCATGGCTTGGAACGCGTTACCGAAAGCGTATGCCATGAACAATAGTCGCACCAATAATGGCGGCTGGCGTGACAGTCTTCTCCGCAATCAGATGAACAATGGTGAAATCTGGAACCAATTCCCAACCGACTTCCAAAACAACGTCACAACCGTGCTGAAACAAACCAGCAACATGGCCTACGGAAGCACAGTCGGTTCAAGCGCGTCAGCCACGGCAGACAAAGTATGGCTCGTCTCCTACCGTGAACTCGTACCAACCTTATACGATGGTTGGAAGACCTCTGGTGGTTTCCAAGCGTTGAATCAGGAGGGAAGCCAATACGAGTATTTCCACGGTAAGGTGACAAATAACTGGTCGGGTAATAGCATTCTCTCCGGCATCTACAAGACCGTTTCCGGTTCCACTCCTCTTGGTGCTGACTACGGCTATTGGTGGGAGCGTTCGCCCTACCCGGGCAGCCGCAACTATTTCCTCCTAGTGGGCTCGAACGGCGGCCCCGGCTACAGCGGCTATGCCGGCTATCGCTACTCCGTTGTCCCCGCTTTCTCCTTCTAATCCCCAATCCTTGGGTGGTGGGGTTCATCCCCACCACCCCTCCAAACTCAAATCTCACACAAAAGGAGTCCTATGACGGTTCCCGCAAGCAAACGTACAAAAGCCAAAAGCGAATATGCGAATCAGGCCAGAATCGTGCTCTTGGCTACCAGAAATCTGTTCCGCAAATGGCCTAAAAGCCGTAACTGCATTGAAACCGTGCATGTCATGCATATCGCCTACGAAATGTACTCCTCCGCCTACAGTGCCGACATCATTTATGCAAGCACTGTAGAAGAGCATGAGATGAAACTGCAACTGTTGTGCAAGGCCCAAGGCATGCTGAACTCACTCTCCGGTCTTGTGGACGATTGGATGGAGTTTCCTCCACGGGAAAAAGACTTGGAAGCCTACAGGAAATATCCGGAAGGCGACCCCAGATACAATCCCGTCGTCAAGGAGAAGAAATTCGTGAACTATGCGGGAACCCTCTACAAGGCGATGGGCGTGTTCACCGGAGCCGTCAAGTATGAGCGAGACCAGTTGAAGAAAGCTAAAAACGCCGAGTCGAAAACGAACACTATAATGGATACTCGGGCGCAAGCCTAAAATATAATTGAACAAAATCGGCCATATCCAAACTATGGTGACACCGTTTCCGGTTCCACTCCTCTTGGTGCTAACAACAACAATTGGTGGGAGCGTTCGCCCAACCCGAACAACAACAACAATTTCCTCCAAGTGAACTCGAACGGCGACCCCAGCTACAACAACAATGCCAACAATCGCTACTCCGTTGTCCCCGATTCCTCTTACCAAAAACTAACATCAGATAGGCCAGTAGCCCAATGGGTGAAAGCCTCCCGAAGGGGAAGGGGATATGGTCGAATGCGCGGCCCCTCGAAAAATGGGTTGCGTGTGAAATAGGTTGAGGGAGATATTAAGACTGTCGGGAACGACGGATACTCGCCCCTTAAGCTGGGCGTCCAACATCATTGCATGTCTTGGGTTGTTGCCGACGACCTGCCCTCAACCATTCTTTTCTCTTTCCCTAGTGAAGGAAGCATTAAAATCGTGAATGCGAGTCAAAGACGTAGAAGACGCCAACGCAGACTGCAACAACGCTCGGATGATAAGTACAGGAAGCTCCACCGTTACATCGACTTCCAACAAACATTCGGATTCGACGCGCTCTACCAAGCCGCAAGAAAATGCAAACGCGGCGTCACATGGAAAAACACAGTGTTGAACTTCGACAATAGGCGTGCCGTCAACTGTTGGAAACTCGCCCAAGAATTAGAGGACGGCACATACAAGAAGAGAGCGCCAATCCGATTCGACATTTCCGAACGAGGCAAACTCCGCCACATCAGCGCGGTATCCTTCCGAGACCGGGTGGTGCAACGCGCCTTATGCGACAACAGTCTCGTCCCCATCGTGGAAAGCCAACTGATATACGATAATGCGGCAAGCCTACCGAAACGTGGAACATCGTTCGCCCGAAAACGGTTCGAACTACACTATAAGCGGGCTTTGGGCAAATGGGAGCATCCGTATGCTGTCATCTTCGACTGTTCCAACTATTTCGGAAGTATCAGCTCCCAACGAGCGTTCGATATGATTTCCACCCTGTACCGGAGCATCGCCCGCACCGGACGGGAGAAGCAGGATGTGGAACGGATTCTAACCGTATTGAGAATCTTCGTATTGGACGAACCTCACTTGGGTTTAGGCAATCAGACAAGCCAAACCATGGCTATCTGGTATTTGAACAAGGTTGACCACTGGTGCATGTCGCAAGGATTCTACGGACGGTATATGGATGATGCCTACTGTTTCTGCAAGAATCGTGAACAGGCCGAACGTGTGCTGGCCGGTTACGAGCGGCATGTCAATCAATTGGGATTGCGGTTGAACAAGCGCAAGACCCGCATAGTGGACTGTCGCACCGGTCAACTCACATTCCTGAAACGCGTATACAGCGTACAGGATGACGGCAGTATTCTTATCCGCATGCACCATAAGGCGTTGCGTGCAAGCCGACGGCATGCGCGTAACCTTATCCGCTCATATGATGGCGTGCATGTGGGATTGCGGACAGTTCAGGATTCTTGGACGAGCCATGAGAGCACACTGTCGGGTCTAACTCACCGTCGTGGACTGTGCGCTCGGGAGAAAGCGTGGTATCGGAGGCATTGTGAAATGCGGAAGCTGGCTTTTCACCCGTGATTTCCGGACTTTCCAGATTGGTGGAGGGGTGTAATCTGCTGGAAGCGGTGGCGCAGAATCTTCCGCTTCCTCAATCGTTTGGATGAGATTTCGTGAGGCTTGGATTGTATCGTATTTCACTCGGCATGCTTGTCGGCTAGTTTTTCTTCCCAGCTTGGTGTTACACTGGGTTTACTTGCATTTCCTTCCTCGGGACTTCGCCCATGTGGGGCTTTAGAGGTTATCAGCGCATTGGTCAGAGTATGCCGTTTGAGTGAAAGGAAACTGTCATGGCAGGTTTTGATGATATTACGGTCACTCGCAGTGATGGCCGTTTGAAGGTTAAGGCTCCATATAATCCGTTGTTCGCCCGTCGCTCCCGCGCGTTGGGTGGAACGTTTGATGACAAGTTGAAGACTTGGACGTTCGATATGCGTGTGGAAAGGCTGGTGTTCGAAGCTTTAGACAAATACTTCTGGTGGCATAAGGGCGTGGACGCTGAAAAGCGTGTCACAGTCACCATCGACCCCTACGACTACTTGTACGCGTACTCCAAGCAGGATAGCGACATTATCTGGTTCGCTGGTCGAATCCTAGTCGAAAAATATCAGCCCGACCGTCCACCGCGCATGATGCCGAATGTGGCTCTCGTGGATGGCATGTGGCCTAAAACCGGCTTGTACACGGGGTTGAATCTCAGTCCCGACAAACTCCGATTATTGGTATGGGATGTTCCAACCAGTTTTCTGGAACGACTGTCGTCCGGCAAGTATGAGTTGTCTGAGCCGGATGGTGACACGTTGACTGCGGTTGACGTTCGTATTCAGGCTATGGAGGAACGGTTAGGCCGGTTGAGGGAACTCCGAACCCGACTCGCCTCTAATAGTGAGGATGGTGAATGATGCTCTCCGTGCCGATTAATGGTCAAGTCCAGTCGCGTCTCATTCCGCCCACGTTCGTGGAAGACAACATCAGCGACATGTTCAAGGCTGTGGACGCCGGACACAATATCGTCGTGACGGCAGTGGACGAGTACGGTAATCGAACCAGTATTACCACGCCGGATAATGTGAATCATGACATGCTGGGGCGTCCTCTCGAATTCGCGTCCCATCCCGTACTGATGCGGAATGTGCGCCGTTGGATGGTTTGGCTGTTGCAAGCGCAATACTGCAAGGATTACAAGTGGGATACGAACAGGCTTGGAGGTTGGATGGAAGTGTTGGGTTTACCAGCCGACCTTGATATTCCCGTAACGGAGGAACATTTACGCGTGTTGAAGCCTGTGTTTAACAAGGATGATGCCGACCCGTATCGGCTTGTCGCACGATACGACAAGCAACATTATGCTTCATGCACCCTCAGCACTCTCATACGGTTAGCCGAACAAACCACGCCAAACTATGCCCTGAACAATCCCACCCGCTGGTGCCAAACCGACCGATACCGCAAACTCAGCATCCAACCCAATCCGAAAGAAAACTGGGACGGAATGGACAGGGTACGCGACTGTTGGAGCGGATGCGAATGGGCATACCCCGCATTGGAACGCTACTATAATCCGATTCGACTATTACGCGACGAATACCGGCGGGGAGGACTACCTGAAACCTTCCACTATCCAATACACACGACAAAAGGCGAATACCGGTTGGCGAAAGGACAAATCAGCCCCCACGCAACAATCCTCCTCAACGGCAAGCCCGTAGGACTCATGTTCAGCGACGATTGCGAGGAACCATTCACCGACCGGATACCACCCGAATGGTGCGCCACACCCTTACCGGAAAACTATAAGACCACGCCACTCAACAGAAACATTCCCGTAAACGGCGAATTCAAACCATCATTCCAGCAAGCCATGCTGGGATTCGTGGAATGGTATGAGAAAACGCACAAGGGATAGCAAAAGAGGAAAGCCCCCTTAGTTGAGGGGCTTTCTGGTAAATGTCAAATGGTGGCAAGCTTGAATTCTTCCAGCTTGTCCATGCTAAACCGCCCAGAACAACAAAACCTAGTTCTCCGAGCGTTCGCTGATATTCTCCCGCATCTGCAAATAAGCCCCATGCTCACGCAAGTAATCCCGCAAATACGGCATTTTGAAAGCGACTTCACCGTAACCGACCGGCTCAATCAAATCGTTCTCAATCAGCTTGGTTCTATACACGTTGGCGAACTGTGGCGAACGGTTCAACCGACGGGCGATTTCACCTGTATTCGACACCGTATCATCCACCGACATGGCAAGCAGATAGTTCACCGCATGGGATGGCAAGCCATGCAATGCTGGGGCGTGAACCATATCCCCTAGTTTGGCTTGGGCTTTTTCGATACCCTTGACCGCGTCCTCCTCGGTCACTTGATTCACATGGCCGTTGGTTTCGGAAACCCTCCAAGCCCAATAACCCACCAGCTGAATCATGAACGGATAACCATGAGTGGCATTGGTCAACCGTATCAAGGTTTCCATTCCGGCTTTCTTTTCCCCGCTGAACGATTCCTCGAATGCTTTCAGAACCTTCTCCGTGGGCACGGAACCTAAATGGTATCGTTCTGCCCGTTGGAGGAATGTGATGGCGTTGTCTGACAGCACGTCGTTTACGGCTGAGGGTAGTCCTGCGAAAATAAAAGCTATATTCCGTCCCTCTCGTATGAGATGTTGCACGGCGGTAGACATTGCTCTGATTTCATCCATGGAACCGGATTGCACTTCGTCCAAGGTGATGAGGATTCCTTGCCTGTTTTCGTTCATTTTGTCTAGACGCTTGCCGACTGCTTGGCGCAATGTCAAGGAACGTTCCTCTTTGCGTTCGAGTTCGATTCTTCCCAGACTCAGTTCGAGGTTTCCGGTGTTTCCCGTCAGTCCGACACTGGGCATGTCGTATGCAGATATGCGGGTGGTATCTTTGCCGGTAAGTGAGTCCACGAGTCTTTGTGTAAAACCGCTGTCAGCGCTTTCGTTGTAGACTTGCCATCCTTGTTTTTGAGCGTGTGTTCCCAATGTGTCCAGCATTACGGTTTTGCCGACTCCTCTGGCTCCGGTGAGAAACATCAGTCGTCCGGGGCTTCCTACTCCGTCTTTTAGGGCGTAGTCGAAGTCTTCGATGATTTCTTCTCGTCCAACAAGAATTGGGGGTATGCGTCCGGCGGTTGGTTTGAATGGGTTGGTCATTGCTGTCTCCTTGATTTTATAATAATTATAATAAGTATAATGCTTTAAAAGTTAATGAGGAACAGTTTTCGTTTTGGTTCCCGTCTCTCTTTTTGTGTTTTATCCTCTCTTGAGGTATACTGGAATCGTTCACACAAAAGTAAGTTGAAGGACATAAGGAGAAAAAATGAACAAGTCCACATATTTCACCCAATATGGTGCCGAGGATTACAACATCTTCGCCAACGCTAACAAGTCCAAGTCCTATGTTCTGAGCCGTTTCATGGACGACCCCGAGGGTGCCTACTTCATGCTTTTCGAGCATGTCGAAGGATGTGAGGGTGTCAACTATTACATGTTTGAGCGTCTTCCGGAGTCCCTTCCAGACATTCCGGAGAACGTTCTGAATGGTATTCCGGATGGTGAGTATTCCGATGGGGAGTTCGCCAAGAGGATTAATGGTCATAGTCGGTTCGTTCACAATATCCATATCCGTAGGCTTCTGCACCATTCCAAGCTTGGTGCCTGAGGTTTTTGTCGGATAGCGTTCTTCTTGCCTTTTGGACTGGGGAGCGTTTTTGTTTTTCTGAGGGTTGTTTGCGTGTTTTTGGGCGTGTTGTGTTCATACTCAGGTATACTGGAATTGTTCACACAAAAAGAAGTCTGAAACACAAGGAGTAAAAAATGAGCGACATCAACACCATCATCGAACGTATCAACAACCTTATGGCAATAGCCGAAAACGAAGCTTCCAGTGACAATGAGGCGCAAATGGCGTTCGAGCGGGCACAGAAACTCATCAACGAATATCGTATCGAAGACTGGAAACGCGACCGCACCCGCACGAACAAGCCAATCATCGAACGTGGCGTGAACGTAAGCAAAACCACCATCTACCATCAGCAAGGCTACCTTGCGACCATCATCGCCCAAGCTAACGAATGCCGCGCCTACCTTCACGAAAGCCGGTGTGGCGGAAGGATTGAGGAACGTGCCGTCATGTTCGTAGGCGAGGAGGACGATGTGAACGCCGCAGTCATTCTCTTCCAAAGCATCGACCTGTACTGCTCAGTCCACGCCCGCACTAGCTACGCGGACATGATTGACCAGCACGCCAAAGCGTACTATGAGGACAACAAGGAATACGTCGAAACGCATTACGGACATGAATCCTATCCGACGCTGACGGAATGCAAACAGTACATGCGTCGTGATTATCCACGCGCCAAGTTCTACTATGGTTATCGCGGTGGATTCAACGAACGTTTAAGCGAACGTTTCGAGGAGCTTCGCAAGCAGAGCTTGGACATTCCCTCCGGTCGTGAGCTTGTGGCCCGCAAGAGCCAGCGTGTCAACGACTATTTCGACAATCTCGAACTGGAAGCAGCTCGCGTCGCCACCGCCCGTGGTAGCAAGGCTGGGTTCGTTTGTGGTGTGAGCGACGCGAACAATGTGGGTTTGGGCTTGTCTGAAATGGGTGTTTCGTCCCATGCTTTGCTGAATGCCTGACTTTTCAGCCCGTCTTCCTGATTTGGGAGGTGGGCTGTTTTTGTTTTTCTACCAAACATGGTGTACTGGGATTGTTCACACAAAAGATAGATTCCAACAAGGAGGAACAAAAATGATTAAGACAATCACCAACCTCAAAATCACCAAACTACGCGAACTCTCCACCTTGTCAGTGGATAGTGAATATCTCACAATAGACTACTTGGACGAGGATGGCGAAGAACAGCGAATCGAAAAACTCACCCACGAGGAAGACCTTGGCGAATACAATGTCAAGACCGACCCTTGGGCGGACATTCTCGAAGATTGGCGGCTCACCAAGCCGATTCCAGTACCCTCTGCCGAAAAAGAAGACTGGAAACTACTGGAAGACTATCTCTGGAACCTCACCGACTCGAAGTATCAGGAACTTTTGGACAATCGCAACAAATTATACGAAGCCGACGACGTGGCGAGCATCCTCCGCAGCATCAGCCGTCTCAGCGACGTAGGACGAGCCACGTTGAACAAACTGCTGGACAATGGTTCCAAGGACGCGGAGGACGAGTATGAGGAACAGTGGAACCGTATCGTCCCGCTCCGTCAGACGGACGGCGAGGAAGAATAGGAGGAACGGGAAAATGAAGGCAAGAGACGTTAGCTTCTTCAAAAGGAACGCGTGGAAAGGCACGTATTCCAGCATCCTCACCATCCCAGTCGAAGCCTTGGCCGACAAGTGTTTCAACGCTTGGCTGGACATAGAGGATACGAATTTTGCGGAAGTCACCCTACCGGACAAAAAGCTTGCCGAACGGTTCCATGAGCTTGTCGATTCCGACGCCGAACAGGCGGAATGGGATAGATTCTACGGTTCCGTGGATAAGGCTTTTTCCGCCATGCCGGTGGATGAATTGGCGTCCAAGTTCGTGGAGCTGAACGACCCTGCGACCATCCGTCGTGTTCTTTGGGGTTACGGCGACAAATGGTATCTCGATTCCGATTGCGAGTATGAGTTCTGACCGTCGGGTTTTAGCGCCTCTCCCTTGGATGGGTGGGGCGCTTTTTGTTTGGCGTGTCGTATCCCACCATGATGTATACTGGAATTGTTCACACAAACAAGGGTTCGCAAAACCCGTCACCAAAAGGAGAAAAATGCATATCAAGGATGTTCTGCTCATGACGCTCGTCACCATCGCGTTCTGTGGAGTGACCACCGCAGTCGCGTTCGGCATCTACTCGTTCGGCACTTGGCTGTTCACGTTTGGCCGCACGTTCGGCGTCGTGTCGGTCTGCGCCCTCATAGTCGCGTTGCTGGTCGTCGCGGTCAAGATTCGATTGAGCATGAATCGATAGTTTTGGTTTGTGGCCCCGTCGTTTTGGCGGGGCTTTTTGTGTGGACGTGTCTTGTTTTGTATATTTATCCAAACGTGCTATACTGGAAATGTCCACATAAAACAGGCGGAGCCAACCAAGGAGAACAAATGAACGACACCAAAACCTACTACCAGCCAATCTTCCACGACAACGGCACCATCAGCGTAGTCGCCGGAGACAACACCTACGACCACACCTACGCGGACAAGCCCATGAACGAAGCTATCGTGGAAACCTCCCACCACAAGCCCAATCCAATCAACTGGAAGCACGTCGTATCCAACTGCGACGAACGTTGGAACCTCATCAAAGGCAACGTGTGCTTGGCTGTCCTGAGTGGCAATTGGGACGTTTTCGAGAACCGTCACGAAAACAGAATCATGCTCGTCACCCGCAAGGGAACCCGAATCCTCTGACCCACACCAAGATTGGAATTGGAAGACTGCCGTATTACTCCTTCCTTCTACTTCTCTCATATTTGGCAAAAAAGAAAGGAAGAATTACATGAAAGAACGGAACATCTCACTGGAAAACGACCTCATGATGTTAGGTCAGGAACCGATGGATGAACCCGACTCGTCCACCACCATCGAACTGCAAGAAATCGTGAAGAAGACGGAACGAAAGATGTTGAACCCACCGGCACCACCATTGAAATTCGAACCGAAAACAGCGGACAAGTCCACCGAAAACACCGACGAAACCGCCAGCAAGACGAGCGAGAAAACCACTTCAGCAGTAAACAAAACCGCTCCGAAAGCCTACAAGCCCGCCACACGCAAAACCAACAAAACCGCACCTCCAACACCAACCCCCACCAACCCGTACGCGCCCGTCGAATACGACTGCAACGGCAAATGGCGTCAACTGTTGACGGGAATCGCCGTCATTGGAATTCTCGTGGCGGCAATCGCATTGTTGGTAGGAGCGAAAACATGTTGGCGGTTCATCGCCGTAGGCGCATTGACCGCATTCGCCATGCTCCCGCTCTACGGCTGGTTCGACGAACTCGAACGGGACATGGCGGTCAAGGCAGTCGAAAAGGATTACGGGATTCGTATTCTGCAAACAAACGGAGGCAATGGACTCGCGGAAGTGCATTACATGTTCCAGCAGAATCCAACCGTCGAAGCCGGTATGGTCTCCTATGGTCATGGCTTGGCATGGTTGCGGAGCGTGGGCGGCAAGAAGATTGTCGGACGAAGGCAGCAGGTGAAAAAATGATACCCAGCACGGTGAAGGCCGCACGTTTTCCCGCGTTCTTTTTCAACGGCGTTTGGCAAGGGCTTAAAACCGCGCTTGTACCGCACGCTTGCATATCCGACCCGCTGCCTCCCATGCCGACCGTACGCGATTGGCTTCAAGCCCATGGAGGCACCGGCATGGATGCTGACGCATTCGACCGGTGCGAAAGCGAATGGTATGAGCTGCTGGAGCAACGCAAACGGCAGATGAACGTGTTTTTGGCTGGCTTGTTCGTAGGTACGCTGGTGTATGCGATTGCGGCGCTTGCATTGCTGGCGCTTGTTGGCTGGTTGGTGTATTCGTTGGTTCCGTTTGATGGTTTCGGGCGTTTGGTTGATTGGGTTCGGGGTTGAGCATTTCTCTATTCTGTACTATACTGGAACTGTTCACACAAACAGGAAACCAAAAGGAGCAGAAATGAGCGACAACATCAACTGGAACGAAACCGCAATCTACGAATTCATGCGATTCGAGCGCGAACCCGAACGCCGAGTATTCCCCGACCGCGACATCACCAAACTCGCCAAAGCCGGACTCATTCAGGAAAACGAGACGGGCGACTGGACTCTCACCCAAACAGGCGAAGACGAACTCGCCAACATTAGACAGCATTTCAACTCCGGCAAACTCTCCGAACTACCCCTGAAAGTCCGTAACTACTACTTCGACTGGCGCGTATACGACGAAAAGAAACTACCCGTCAAGGAACTATCCAAAGTGGCCCTACATGACAGGAGCGCCGAGATTCGCAAGAAAGCGGCCACAATGCTCAACAAGTTCAGCAAGCTCGACAAGGAAACGTCGAACGGTTTGGCCCACGACGAGGATTATCAGATTCGACTCATGGCGGCAAAGAACGCAGACCCTCACCTCTTCTTCGAGGAGTCGGACGAGCGTGTGGTCAAAACCCTTATCTATAACCATAACTTCGATAAGGAATGCGTCGAACATTGGCTGGACAATCCCAACAGTCAGATTCGCGTTCAGGCGGCTCTCCTGACCGAAGACGGCAAGGTGGATGAAGTGTTGGCCCGTCTTAACCCGCAGGATGTGGCGCATGTGCTGGCCGACGAGCCGCAGTGGGCCACTTGTGAGCGTGTCATGAACGCTTGGGAGAACGCGGACGAGGTGGGACGTTACAGACTGGTCAAGGTCATGCGCGACATGCCGGACTCGTTCATCAATCAGGCGTTCAAGAGCGACGCGTACATGGCCTTGCATGACCGTTTGGAGGAATACCGAGAAGCCGTCCGTCAAGTGTTGGAGCTTGGCTTCATGTTTTCCGAGGACAGTGAGATTCGCCGGAAGATTTGGGAGCGTGCCGAGCACGAGATTGGCTGAAAGGGGCAGCAATGCGAAAAGCGACATTCATTAGGAAATACTACGGGCACGGATATGACGCACATATGGTCTATCTTGTCTACAGCTATCGTGGGCACGAATACACGGTGTATGAGAACCTAGCCCAAGGCAACGAGCCTCTCGCGTGGCAACACCGCAATGAGCAAAGCCAAATAGACCAGTTAATAGAGCAGAAAGAGCGGGAAAAGAACGCACAGCCGAAGCCATGCCGTTATGAGGATACCGCGCAATATGCCTTCGACCAGTTTTTGAACTACGTCAATGGTGAACCGTCGGACTTTGACTAACTAATAGTGGTAAAAATTTCCGAGTCGTGTGAATGCTTTTTGTATTTGCACGGCTTTTTGTTTTTTGCGCTTTTGCGCTTTCTCTTAAATATGATATACTGGAATTGTTCACACAAATATGAGAGAAAGAGCCACAATGAACGAGTATTTCGCACGATTCGGAGCAGAGGACTACAACATCTTCCACAACGGCAATGCCTCCTATGTCATGTTGCGCGTTGCGGACGAGAACATGACCTACTTCGCCTTGTTTGAGCACATCGAGGGTCATGCTGGCGTCGGCTGTAGGATGTTCGACTCTCCGACTGAGGTGTTTTTGGATGCCGCCGTTGACGAGACGTGCTCCGACGAGCAGCTTGCCGACTTCGTTGGACAGCCTGACACCGCTTTCGTCCACAGTATCAATATCCGCAGGATTCTGTATCGCTCCGGACTTCTGAACTAAAACATGGGAATACGCCCGCAGGAAAATCATGTGGGCGTATTCCTTTTTTTTCGTATGGGCGGGGATTGCGTCTTCGTTTTGGCTTGGTTGCGTGTTGTGTTTTATCTCAACTTAGGCTATACTGGAATTGTTCACACAAGATATGCCGAGAAGGAGAAACCATGGACAACGACGCAATCAACAGTCTTACCAAAAAGTGGACTGCCAACCTCGTTTACTGCTTCGAAGACTTCGACAATGAAACCCATTCACAACGACTGAGCGCATACATCGACCAGAAGCCCTTAGATAAATTCAAGGAAGCCAACCTAATCGAACTAAACAAGGAACGCGACCGTTGGAAGCTTACCAACAAGGGAATCGACCTGCTGGAAAGCATTAAGAACATCTACCAGAGTGGAAGAATATTCCCTCTCCCCCTACCGTTCCGCCACTACTACGTCAACTGCAAACTGGAATACAACATGGAAGTCAAGGACGGAAACGTATACGACGGATTACGCGAAACCGTGTTGAAAGACCGGAGTCGGGACGTTCGCCGCAAAGTGGCCGAATATTTGGAATACAAGGGGAAAACTCAACTACAAGACCGCGACCAGCCTCGCTAAGGACAAAGACCCCGAACTACGCAAGCTCGCCGCAAAGCATACCGTTGCAAGCCTGTACTGGGAGGAAACGGATTACGACGTTATCCGCTACATGGTGGAAAACAAGCTGGCCGATAGGCTCTGCTTCGAGCATTGGGTGAAAAGCGATGATGAAACCATCCGCATCCTATCAGCACCGTTGGCGGAAGAAACGGACATAGACCCATTGCTGGACTCCCTCTCCGACGAATCCGCCATCCAAGTCTTGTTTAATAATCCGGAATGGGTCAAAGGTAAGCGTGCCGTGCGCTTGTGGCGTCGCATGGGCGGGGAAAACCGCCGTTGGATTATGTCCTTTATGTGGGATGTTCCCGATTCTCTGATTGAGGAGTCGTTGGCGGAACCTCGTAATTGGCAAATCTCTTCTCGATTGGAGGAGTATAAGAAGGCGTTGCAGACCGTGGCCCGTATGGAGCGCCTGTTCGCCAAGGGTAGCGAGATTAAACGCAAGATGCGTGCCCGTGCCGGTTTGTCTGATTAAGGTTTGACGGAGGGAAGGCGGGACGCTGTTTTGGTGTCCCGCTTTTGTTTTTTTGGGGTTTTGAGGTTTCACTCAAGTGTGCTATAGTGGAATTGTTCACATAAAGAGCGATAGGCAAAAAGGAGCACATAACATGTACGCAATCCACTACATCGGCGGCGCAATCAACGTCAAGAAAATGCCCAAAAAACAAGCAGCCGAATACGCCAAACAAATCAACGACAACGCCCTCTCAAGCACCTTCCCCGAAAGCGTGAAACTCGTTCAAAGTCCCGAAGCCCGCACTATCATGCAAAACAGACTCTTCGCAAAAGACATCTACCCCCGCCACAGCGACGTGTACGGCATGAGCATGGCTGAACTCGTCAACGCAGTCAACGAATACTGCTGCTGACCGCGCTGACACCTCCCGTACGTGACCGAAAAGGAACAACGAAATGGCAAGCAAACAACACGGGGAACGAATCGAAGAACTGCGCAAGGACATCGAAACCGGCGTGAAGGAGCTGCGAAACTCCGGCACTTGGCAGCGCTACCTCGATTTCATGGGACGTTTCCACCAATATAGCTGGAACAACATCCTGCTAATGCTCATGCAATCGAACGGCAACTCATCGCTGGTCGCCGGATTCCGCCAATGGCAGACACGCGGGCGCGTCGTGCGCAAAGGCGAACACGGCATGAAAATCTTCGGCTTCAGCACCAGAACCGTCAAGGACGAAGACGGCAACCCACAGTTAGACGAGAACGGCGACCCTATCCAAAAAGTCTGGTATCCCATCTTGACGGTGTTCGACGTATCCCAGACCGACCCCATCGACAAGGAGACCGACCCCATCGAACAGATGAAGCCGTCCGAGCTTGAAGGCGCAGACGCGCTCGGACTCGTCGGACGCATGACCGCTTGGCTCGAATCCAAACATTGGCGAGTGGGGCATGAGTCGATGGGAAGGGACGTCAAAGGCTACACCACGATGGATGGAAGCAGACGAATCATGCTCAACGAGCAGAACAGCCCGAGGCAGGACGCCAAGACCATCCTGCATGAAACGGCCCACATGCTTCTCCATCAGGGGTTGCCGGAAGGTGAATACGGTCGGCATCGCGGCATCTATGAGACCGAGGCGGAAAGCGTCGCGTACGTGGTGGCCAAATACATGGGAATGGACACCGGCGAGTATTCCATCCGCTACGTGGCGGGGTGGAGCGATGCCGACCCCAAGCTTGTACGTTCCACCGCCGAGCATGTCCGTAAGGCCGCTGACGAAATCATCACCGCGTTGCACGGCTGAAACCATCCGGCACCTCACGGGTCAGTCAAGGGGAGCCGTCCTTCGACTGGCCCCGTCGCAAAGTATCTTCCAACAAACATTGAAGGCTGAGGTCAAGTAGGGCGTGTGCTGTTTTTTGGGGATGTCGTCATTTGTATGATATACTGGAACCGTCCACACAAACAAGGGTTTGACCCATACAGAAAAAGGAAAAAGAATGTACTCGAAAATCAGCGAAGACACCTACCGGAAACTCATTGACAAGCTCGTCAAAATCCCATACGTGACCGGCGCACACGCCACCCACGCCATCTTCGGAGACGGAATCGAAGTCGCATTCCAATGCCCATACATGGGCAAGATGTTCGAATACTATCTTGTGGCAGACTCGCAACATAACGGCAGACGTTCCTACCGTTGGAGTGGAGGAGTATACACGGTTTCGGTCGAGCATTGGACTTTCGACGACGGGGAATACGCTCCCGTGGATTTGCCGTCGCACAAGCTGGAATCGTTGAACGTTGACGGACTGTATGACGCGATTGTGTCCGATTTAGACAAGGCCATGAGGGAATTGTAGGAAAACGAAAATGCGATTCACCGACGGTAGGGAAAAGCTGGAAATTGAAATCCACGAAGGTCAGCATTCTTGGGATACGACGGTAGGATTCTTCGACCATTTGACGGCTCCCATTGTGAATGGGACTCGTCAGGCGGGAAACGTTCGCACTCTACTGACGAACGTGTACAACAGGATTCTAGGCATGTCCGGCTATCCCGCACCGGAAGCCGATACTCGGGCAATCTACACCATCACCGACTTGGCTGGTAACATTGTCGGGGAAGGTTTTTTCGCTTCGTCCGACAATCCGGACAACATGTATTGCATCGGTTGCGGTTGTCTGCTAACCGACGAAAACGAGAATCCGTGCGGGGACACCGGTTGGTGCGATGACTGCTACTGAAAGTAGAAAAAAATGAGCAACCACGACTGGATTAACACCGGCAATGCCAACAAGAACAACACTCACAGGGAAAACCGTTCCACTCACATCGAATGGGATGCAGGTAGCGCTTGGAATCCGCAAGCCAAGAAACGAAACAAATATGGCAGACGCAACACCGACTTGTGCGACGAATAAAAGTCGGTAAAAAAGTCTATTATTGAGCGCGATTGCGCTGGTGTTTCAGACAAAGTTCTGAAGCCTCGCGAAATCGAATAATAAGCCAAGAATGCCTGTGGAAAATCGTTACCCACAGGCTTTTTCTTTTCAATTTTTGGAAGGAGCACGAATGCCCCACTATTTTTTGGATGCAGCCAATAATGCGACAGAACTTCCCTTCGCAGACTTAGACTCCGTCCAGTCGATTCTGAACACCATGCCTACTCTGGCTCCGGAAGCACCCGTATTGGCTTGCGAAATTTTGGACGCGTGGGCAGAGGATTGCAGGATTCTGCGCCGCCGTCCGAAACTGGTGTTGCTGAATGTCGAGGAGCCGGAATTCTGAATGTGGGGAGGGGGATTTTTCTTCTTCACGCCACTCCGGTTGTGTTAGAGTGAGATAGTCCACACCAAAGAAGGAAAACCAATGACCTTAAAAGAACTCCCCTACCAAGACGGAATTAACTGGAAGGAACTCGAAGGCAAGCCCGCAATTTTCAACTGGAACGGCAAACCCATGGCCGGAACCCTCTACTTGGACGGTTTTAGCAATCTCGCCGTTCGAGAACTGTCCGGCTATATGCCGGTTTTATATGTTTGGCCGGATGATACGACTCATGTCAATGTCGAGTGTGTGACGGATTTTCATGTGTTCAGTTTCGTTGAGGATTGACGTAGTTCGGGATGCTGAAACTGCGGCTTCTATTCCTATTCCGGAGATAATCCGAACGTATTATCCCGGCTTTGATACGTGGTTCGACCGCACGGTTCTCCCCTCCTTGGGGAAAGACCGTGCGATTCTTTTAGCCCGCACGGATGATGGGTTGGCGGGGTTTTGCGTTCTCAAGAGAACTTCATCAGAACGGAAGATTTGCACTTTATGCGTTTACGAGGGCTTTCGGAATCGAGGAGTCGGTTCCGCTCTGGTCGAATATGCGTTGGGTTTGCTGTGCGAGCAGTTTCCTCTGGTGACGGTGCCGGAGGAACTGTTGCCGGTGTATGAGGGTTTCTTCCGTCGTTTTGGTTTTCGTTTGTCTGGCTCGCGTGTGGGTTTGTATCGAGGTGGGAAGAGGGAGTTCTTTTTTAATCGAACGCTGGCTTAGGTTTTCGTGTTGCGTTTTTCTACCCCCCTTGTGTTATAGTGGGATTGTTCACAACAAAAACAAAGACAAAAACCAAAAAGGAGGACGCATTGAATCAAGCAACTAAATTCGGCAAACGAATCCTCTTCGATGACCACCCAACTCGCGCGGTGTTCGACACTGAGGAACTGCCAACAGATGATTCCTATGCGCTTTATCGCGTGTATCTGCGTTCTTGGCAACGGCATTCCTGCCGACCGGGAACCGAGGATACTCCCATGTTCGACGTGATATGCCCTGCAAGATGGTGCCGTTGGATTGTCCACGTCAGCATTCTGAACTATTTGGACGGCATAGGCTGGCTGGCTTGGCCGGTGGAAGGTGGCGTCAGCTGGCGGCATAGGACAATCGACCCTTATTCCGTCCACTATTCCACCGATACACATATTCCGGTAATCGACCTGCGCGAAAGCGAAGAATAGGAGAGAACATGTTCGACACTCAGAACACGCCCCGATTCTTGACCATAGGCGTCACCTACACGAAGCATCAGAACAATGCGGCGCTTAGCATGAGTCCCGCCGAAGATTCGACCATGCGCCGACTGGGGTTCACTGACCACCGTGAGGGGTATTGGTACCTCTGCTGTTCAGTCTCCCCCGACCATGACATGACATTGAATGTCGAGATTGCCAAGGACGGTAGCGACTGGCAGATAGACGTGTTGGACGAGAACTTCTGCCAACCCTACGACTACCAGTATTTACTCAACGTGAACCCGACGTTGGATTATCCCAACAAGGTGGCTGACGAATGCGAGAAATGGTTCCGGAAACTATCCGAATGGGGTTTGCTACACGGCTGGCATGAGGGAATGTACGTCTGAAAAAACAGAAAGGAAAAACAAAAAAAATGAGCATTCTCAACGAGGAATTGGAAGAACGGTATCCCATCGAGGAAGGCGATTGCATCACGCTCACACGGGAACAGTTGGCGTTACAGTTGCGTCGCGCATACAAGGCGGGTGCGACCCGCGACTATAAGCGCACTCCGCACGGGCATACGGAACTGGTGGAGATTATCGGAAACCTCCAAGACTCCCACTTATTGCCTGATGGCACGGACTTCGAGGATGTCGTAAGAACAGTTCTGGACGGGCGTGTCAAGGCCATCACCAAATAGGCGTTATACTAGAAACGTCCACACATTCACTTATCCAAGGAGACCACACCATGAGCTGGGACAAATACCAAAGTCGAGACCCCAGAAGAATCGACCCAATGAAAACACCACTCTACGATTACGTGGTCTTGGATACCGAAACCACCGGCTTCAAACCCGAAAACGGGGCTAAACTCATCGAAATCGGAGCCGTGAAAATCCATGACGGAAAACTCGTAGACCGATACGAGCAACTGATTGACCCACACCAGCCAATCCCCGAATACATCACCTCGCTCACCGGAATCAACGACAGCATGGTCATCGGACAACCCGACGTAAGCCAAGCCATCATCCGATTCGACAAGTGGCTTGGCCCGCGAACCATCATCATGGCGCATAACGCGTCATTCGATTTAAGTTTCTTGGACGCGGCCATGAAAACCGTGAACGGTGGAATGTTCTTCTTTCCACACCGGTTCGTGGACACGTTGGAAATGAGCCGGAAAATCCATCCCGAAAAGCCAAGCCATAAGGTTGCCGTGCTTATCCGCGACTATGGTATCGGTGACGTGGAAGAGCATCGCGCCTTGTCCGACGCGACTCAGGAAAACATGCTGTATGAAGCCATGCGCAGAGAGGAATTTGGCCGCTAAATGGGATACGAGGACATGTTCAGTCCCGAATGCAGGGACTATCTGAAATCACGCAAGCCGTCGCAACGGGAGCGGGAGATAGCGAAGCTTGAGAAACAGGCCGACAAGAAGCATGACATGTATGGCAACAAAACCCTCTACGAAGTCTCAGGAGAGGTTGCGGCCATCTACGAAAGCCAGAAGGCGTTGCGCTTGAGGTTGGAAAGCATCGAGGAAAAACTGGACGAACTCTTAAGGACTCAGAAAGGACTGGGGTGAGAAACCTTCTTACATGCCCATGCTGTAACAGCATTCCCGAATTTAAGTATCGGGCTAAATCTGAACTCCACTGCACTTGGGACGACGAGCAATATTTTCTGCCGAAAGGTTGGGGATACTCCCACTTTTGTCCAGTGGATAATGGTTTGCAAACATCTGGCGGAGTCGGCTTCCAAACCTTGCACGACGCACAGCGCGACTGGAACTGTAAGGTTGGAAGTTTTCTCCGTAACCCGCTGAACAGTTTCCACTCGTCCATCGAGACCGGTGCGGAACTGCTGACCGAATTAGATGATTGTTTCGTTGGGCAGCGAATTCAGCTTGGCGACCGGATATTATTGAGTCGGCGTTCTCTAACCGTTCGAGGTATCGTGCAGTTCATCCAACGGGACAGTGTTGGCGAAATCAGCGTCATCCTGCGGGATACGGACACCATCAAGTATGTGATTTATTCGCCGGTCTGGGAGCGTCGGAAGTACATGTTCTCGTATTATATCGAAAGGCGAATGCATTGGATAAAAAAGCCGAAAGGCTCCTCTGCGACGCATACCATCGTGGACGCTTAGCGGAGGTTAACGAACATAATCAGGACGCGGCTATGTCCCTTATAGATAACGGGTATGCCGACTATTGGCGTACTCTGTTGGGACACGAGGACATCAGGCTGACCGACCATGGGCTTGGTGCCGCACGGAGGTTGGAGTCGGATTACTGAGTTCTTAGCGTTTTCCAAATCTCTATTGTTACACTGGAACAGTGGGCACAATATTGTGCTCGCTGTTTTTCTTTTTTAGGAGGAGCCGGAATGTCCCAGCATAGCGACAAAAGCCACAAGAACAAGAAGGTCGTGGTCATTGAGAAGGTGCGGGACAAGTATGGTTCCGTCATCGCTTTGAAGGTTGTATTGTATCGTCGGCATGATAGTGAGAATGGGAAGGTTTGGGATATGAAGCGTTCTCATACGTTCAGTGCGGCTTTCAGTCGTCGTGCTTGTAGGGAACAGGCGAAGACGTTGGCTCGTCAGTGGGCTGATAAGTATGGTGCGAAGGTTGTGAAGAGGGGGTAGTTGCCCTCTTTAATGGTTTATGTTATACTGGGGGTGTTCACATAAAAAACCATTCCAAAAAAGGAGAACACCATGAAAAAACATCGACCCATACGAACTCATGCACGATTGGGATTGGAATACTGCCGTATTACTACTTCCTTTTGCTGAACAGTAAGAGGAGACGGACATCATGCACAGCTTATACAAGACCGCAGGTAAATGCACTCTCAACCGAAACAAAGTGCGTTACCCCAACCAAAAGGAAGCCCAACTCGCCTTGGCCGTCATCAAAGGACGAGGAAATCCGAAACACACTGAGAAACGCGCATACCATTGCCCCGTCTGCCACGGATGGCATCTGACCAGCGCCGAAACCGTGAACGACACCATCCTGTCCGGGAGCGTGCTCCAACACACCAATCCAGACGCGTTCGACACAGGAATGAAAGCGTTCCTCTCTGGTTCCAAACGCGGCAAATATTCCGCAAGCAAAGCCAGCCTGACCCGACGTGTCCGACATTTGCTCCACTTGTTCGCGGCTAACGATATTCCGAAGGACTCTTGGGACAATCCATGGTTGTGGGCAACTCTTAGATTCCAAGTCATGTGGAGGGGCGGAGACCAGAAGGCCGAACAGCTTCTATCCACTTCGAAAAAAACGGTCAAAATGGCGGGCGACATGCTCACCGAAGACAAGGAGCCGTTCCTTCGCGTGGCTGAAACCCGGAAGGAAGCACAGAAATTACAGAATACACCACTACCGGCATGGTTGGCCGTCGCACTGATGGCCGACAAGGGAAAGGAGCAGAAAGTTTGAACGAAAACGAACTGAAAGAAAGGGCCGTACACTCATTGCTCCAATCGAAGCTTGGTAAAGTCGCCCCGGCGGAAGCGTTTGTCATCGGATGGCGGAAAGGCTGGGACGAGGCTATCGACATGGCTTTGGAAATCCTTCGCAATGAACTCGATAAAGATGGCGAGAACGAATCGTGATTTGTTCCAAATACACATGCATGTTGTGCGGAAGAGTCACCGACTTGGACACCGGCTACAAGTACATCATCTCCGTCGTCCAAACAGGCGGTCACGGTCGATGCTCATACGCTCGAACATTGGTCATCTGCCAGCATTGCATGCGCACGCATAAAACCGTCATGACCTTGCAACGCAAATCCTTGAATGAGGAAAACGTTCTTGAATTCCACAGACCACCGAAAACCCGAAAAACGTCCACCAAGAAAACCAGCGAGAAGAAAGGCTGAACCGTTTTATGGACACCAGTGAAAAGCAGATTATCGGAGAGAACGCCAAATACGTTTCCGACACCATCCCGCAGGAAACCAAGGATGGGCTTCGCACTCATTTGAAGCCCGGATACGCCATGCCGGACGGCACCCATTATGCGACAGGCAAGGATTATACGGAGTTGATGCGCAATCTGCGCAATATCCGATACTGCGGTTGTCCGCTATGCCATGACACGCAGTCCGGATTGGAAACCATTCTCGCAACCAGCGGCATGACCGTCCGTGAGATTGCCGAGGAAATCGCATGCGACGAATACGATTCGTATTCCGTTGACGAAATCCGCGACCTCGACCCGGAACAGTTGAAGCCAGTGGACGAGATTATCGAGGATATCAACCGTTGGAGCCACGACCAGCATGCGCTCGAACACGCTTCCTTCGGCACCGTCAGGCTTCTATCCGTCTACTTGAACGTCAGCCTCGACCAAATGTACGACGAATTGGATTATCAGACGCTCATCTACACGCCATGGGAGGAGGACTCCCACATTCACGGCTATGTGACGGTCATCCGTTACAAGGACGGAAAGTATGAGGTGGATGTTCCGGAATGCCGATACCAGTGCGACGAAACGTATTGGAACGCGCGTCGCAAGATGGAAGAATCCAACACTCCCCTCACGTTGGATGTTCTGCGTAGCGAGCCGTGGAGCAAGGAGCATCGCACTCCCGTGGCATTGCCGGAACAGTATCGTGGCAAACAGTATCATCTGGGAGACCCTTACAGCCTGTCAACTTTGCTGGACAAGCTGGCCTCACATGATGTTCCGGTGGACGAGAGGGTTCTTATCGCCCTCGAACTGGAGGAACAATTCCCGTTGCGGTTGACTCCACTGTCCGAAAAGGACTGACATTTTTCGGGGAGGAGCCGATATCATCTTCTCCCCTCTTACTGTTAGAAAGGAAAACCTGATGGTTAGAAAAATGGTAAGCGTTCAAAAGATTGAGGGAGTGTACCCTATCGAGAACGCAGACCGTATCGAGAAGGCTCGCATTGGCGGATGGATTGTCGTAGTAGGCAAGGACATGGGATTAAAGCCCGGCGACCATGTGGCATATTTCGAAATCGACTCCATGCTGCCCGCCGACGACCCACGGTATGCGGAATTGCAGAAACGTGGGCAGCGTACCGTGCCAGTGTCCAACACGATTACCGGCGAAGGACGCGAAATCACCGGACATGTGTTGAAGACCGCAAGACTGCGAGGCGTATACAGTCAGGGTTTGGTCATGCCGCTCTCGGCTATTGGCGTGCCGGAGGATACTCCAGTCGGCACCGACGTCACCTTGCAGGCGAACGTGTGGAAATTCGAGGAACTACCGCCTTTGAAAGGCGGGGATATGGTTGGCGCTTTCAACGCGCCATGCTCCAAGTCCGACGCTACGCGAGTGCAGAATCTCACCGCGTATTGGGATGAAATCAGGCGGATTGCGTGGACTCCGACCGTGAAGGTGGATGGTACCAGCACCACAATCTACCGTGATATGGATGATATGGTTCACGTCTACTCTCGCAATTGGGAGTTGAAGCCGGAATGCACGAACATGCAGGTGGCGGTGAAAACCGGATTGGTTGACGCGTTGGAGAAAGGCATGGTCTGCCAGTTCGAGCTGTGCGGTCCAAGTGTCAACGGCAACAGGTTGAAGCTGGCGTCCTATCGTCCATTCGTGTTCGCCGTATGGCGTGACAATATGAAACTCGACCGTAGGGATTGGCCGAAAGCCATGCTTGACAACGCCGTCCCACTGTTGGATGAGACCGAGTGGAAGCCGACCGGCGATGTGATGGACATGATTGCGAAAGTGGACGGTTTGCGCGGCAATGTGACTCCGAACCTGTTGGACGAGGGTATCGTCTGGCATGCGAAAGAGGATGAACAGTTGAGCGATGAACTATTCAACGAGTTGGGCCGTAATCGTTGCTTTAAAATCATCAACAATAAGTATCTAACCAAGCATGGTCTTTGATGGTGAATAGGGGGTCTGGGCTTAGTTTTGTGTTCAGACCCCTGTTTCATCTTTCATATCATTCATGTCTTGTTATACTGGGGATGTTTACAAACGCCGGATGAAACAAAGAAGTGGCGAATTGAATATCTCCAACATGTCGGAAGAGGCGATAGAAGAAAACCTGCCAGACCTGTCCCCGCATTTGGAGGACGGGTTCAGTCTCAGACAGCTTGAAATACTCCACGATTATGCCGTGGAAGCTTTCAAGGCTGGAATCGAATACGCCAACAACAATCAAAAAGGAGCCACAAATTGACCAAGAGGAAACCGTGGGTCATTTCCATTCCACCCGTCAAATGCCCTGACGACATGACCGGCATCCCTAACTATTACATTCAAATATGGGAAAAGTACGTCGGCAAGGTCAAGCCGGAAGGTGGAGACCGTGAGGATTGGATTGAAACCTGTTCCCGACTCTACTGGGGCGTCCGCAATCTAGGTGAGGACGCCATAGTCCGAGTGCATGGGAAAACCGACCTCGACTCGAAGAGGCTAATCGGATTACCGCACTTCGGACAAGTGTTGGACATGCCGCCAATCGACCAGTATGCAGACCCGTCCCATGCCGACCGTTACGCCATCAATCCCAACGTGCGCATGCTCATGCATCGGAAGACGAAACTCAGTTCCATCTACGAGGATGACATCAAACATGCGTTCGCTTCTCTTATTAGTGACGGTGTCTCGTCGTTCTTCATCAAATTCATGAACCAAGCCAAACTGCTACCGAATTTGAAAATCTCCGGAACTAATCTTGACGAGCTTGAACAGCAGGTGCAGGAGTGGGGAGGTTGGGCGTTTGTTCATGCGGATGATGACCCGAATGCTCTGCTTATTCAGGAGAATGTCGATATCCAATATGAGTATCGCATGTTCATGGTTGGCGACCAGCCTGTCTGCGGCGCTGGCAATATCGGGTTGAAAACACCAATCGACAACATGCATACGAGATTCGACCATCAAATGCAGAAGCATCGTGACGACACCACCGTTAAGAACGTTGAACTCAGACCGGACTTGGCGGAACGATACCGTGAGTTCGCCACGCGAGCCGGACGCATGTTCGCCCACTGCGGTTACGGCGCGTACACGCTCGACCTGTGTCTTATCAACGGTGAAGTGTCAATCGTGGAATTGAACGGTTTAATGAATTCCGGACTGTTCGCATTGAACATGAACGATTTGACGAGCGCGTTGCGAGTCAATTGGAAACAGTGTCTTCCCCCGGTTCTGCTTGAAACGGCTATCTAAAAAGAGAGGAATAATATTGGAAAACGAAGAAAAAGAATGCCCCGCATGTGCCAGATGCGAGGTGTCGTTATCGGATTATCCGAACTGGTGTCGATGCAACAGTTCAGCACTCCGCGATTGCGTCAATCGGCTCAACAATTACGATGCTGGAATCGTATTCGGGATGCATTTCGGAGACCCGGACTTCGTACTGGAAGGCGACCCTAATCCAGCAAAAGAGAACATTCTGTTCTTCAAAGCGGATAAAAAGTACGTTTATCTGGAAGTCCTCACCATGGGAGACGAGAACGCTCCGAAAGAGCATATTCCAATAGTCCGAATGTGCAAACCCTGCGTGGCTTTCATGGGGGAATATTTTTGGAGCAAATATCTTCCGAAAGAGTTTTGGGAAGGATACGAGCAAGCGGTGTTACACACTCTGAAAAGGCTGGTGGACGACCCCAGTGTCGAATCGGACGCCGACCTGATTAAGTATGCGAGAGAAATCGTCCACGGCGACATGCTCGTCGACTGGTAGTGTCTGTTGGCTTGTTTTTAAGGAGCGCGTTTTTGGACACGCTCCTTTCTGTTATCGACTTTGACTATCCGTTTTGTGATGCGCGAGAAAAAACTATGTACTATCACGTACTATACTGGGATTATCTACATAGAGAGGGAGTATTTTTGAGACCACAATCAGAAGACACCGGGGAACTCACCACCGTCATCAACCCCGCGTCCATCACACGCATGGCGTCCAGCCATCCAGACAACAGGGAGACCACCATGTATGGCAGACATGGCAAGCATGACGGTAAGCCGCCAAAAATCAAAAGGTCGCGGACTAAAACAGATAAACCCAAACATCCCATAGAACAGGTCATGCTATTCGTCATGCTCGCCGTAAGTATTGTTGTCTTGGCTGGAACGGTGCCGCTTCTCTGGTTCATGCCGGTTTCGGAACCAGAGGATATGATTGTCCGACCTATTCTGACTGGCTTGATTGGTGTGGCGGCGGTTTCCGCCGACATTCCGGCTTGGATATATTTCGCCCGTTGGCGTCGGAATTTATGTAAAAGCCAAATTTGAAACATTTCCTTGTTATACTGGAATCAACCACATTCAAGCAAAAGCAAGGAAAACACATGCCTAGAACCACACTGGCCGATGTCGCATCCGACTACGTGCGCAAACACCAGCACGAGCGACAATGCCGACAACTCGACTCCAACAGCCGGGTCACGCTCACCGTCATCCAAAACCAGTGGGCGAAACTTGCAGGACAGGAACCCATGACCATTTTCGACGCGCCGGAAGTCGTAATCAGGAGCATCGAAACCACACAACGCGGCCACGAACTGTTCGACCGCACAAAAGAAACAAACGGGGTCGTCTACTACGGCCTGAAAAACTGAAAGGAAACAAAAACATAATGTCGGAACTCGCAGAGGACACCAGAAGGGTAACGCTTCTACTGGGAGACAATCCGGAAGGAAAAACTCAATGGCATACATGCTTGGACTTGTCCCACAACGAGTATGCCATCCAAAAACTGCGTGAGACCGGAAGACTGGAAGCGGGGAAGGCCACTTCGCTGACCGTCGGACAGTTGCAGAACCTTCTCACCAAGGCACAGAAGGACGCCCACGGGTTCCAAGACACTCCCGCCAGCAAATGCTTGCGAGGCAGTGAGCCTGAACGGAGACTATAGGCATACAAGTTCGCTGAAAACCTCAACCGTGCCCTCTGTGAAGGCTCTCCCGTGTATTGTTCGGAGTTTGAGCCGAGGCTGGACTTATCTTTCCCGAGTTTCAAGGACTGACCATAATTGGGAAGGCATTCAAACAGACAAGCCCGACCGACGACGATAGGCGAGACGCCTTCTTTTGATAGTCTTATCGCCGCCGGGGTGAGGGATGGTGAGGAATGGGCGAGACAGCGTGTGCAGAAAAGGATAGCCGCCGTACTGTCCGTTCTTGTCGCCCTGTCCTTGTGTTGTGGCGGCGGATACTATTGGTGGGATACCCAAGGCAAGGCGAAGCGTGCCCATGTTGAGGCGGAGAACGACTGTTTCCAACAAGTCAGCAGGATGACGGAATCGTATAATAAGTCGCTCCGGCTGTATGCTCAGGTGTCTTCCAAGTTCAACGAGTTGGACGAATCATATGATTTGGACACGTTGGCTGCTTTGCAAGGCAAGAAGCCGAAGGAATATGAGAATCTGCGTTGCTCCACGGATTTGGATGGCGACAAGCGGAAGGCGATGTCTTTGAAGCGTTCGTATGATGAGCTTTCCAAGGCGTATCGCAAGGCTCTTGCCCCCGTTAGAAAATAGTATGCTATACTGGAAGCGTTCACATACAGCCTACTGTTTAGGAGAGAAATTTGAGCAACGATAACGTCAACCACCCCAGCCACTACACGTCAGGCCCGTTCGAGTGCATCGAACTGACATCACGATACCCGTTCCTAGGAGGCAACGCAATCAAATACGTGTACCGCTGGCAGGGCAAGAACGGTCTGGAAGACTTGAAGAAAGCCCTTTGGTATCTGAACCGTGCGAAGGAGGAAAGCCCCTACGAGCCTCTTGGACTCTATCCTCTCGACTCGTTTGTTCCACCTTACTGTGACTTCCACACAGATGATGAAGCAGTGCGTATGCTGAGGAAGCTCGCCCGGCTCAACTGGCAGAATATGCGAGGATTCTGGAAGGGCATGGCCGAACTCGCTTGCGACCACAAGTCCGGTTACACCCGCGCCAAGAAGACTTTGGAACGTCGAATCCGACTATTGGAGTCCATGCTGACCGACGAGGAACAGACCGTCCTGTCCGCCGTCTGGCAGGACAAGGAGCTGACCGAATCGCAGAATCGAATCGCCTACCGTCTGCAAGCCCGTGGTCTTGCGAAACTGGACAAGTCTGATGGCGTGTGGAATCCGACCGGAAAGGAGCGCTGACATGAAGGAGGAGAACGAAACGTTCCTTGAGCGAGCGTCCTATGCTATGTTCCGGTATGGTCTGGGTTTGTACTTGCTGTCCGGAATGGTGTCCCTGTTGGGGCTTGTCGGCTCTTTTCTGCTGAAACGATTTTCTTGGTATTGGGGTTTGCCTTTCGTCGTATGCGGCATACTGTTTCTAGTCGTGTTTCCACTGGCGTTGTTTCTCCTGTCGGTGGACGATTGGAGGCAAGAAAAGCATGTCGAAGAAAACGAGATTAAGGTTTCGTAGAATCGAAGCCGAATTGTTGAAAGCTTTCCATCGGGGTTTCAGCCTGTTGCTGGCGGTGTTCGTGTTCACGTTGCTGGCGATTGTGTTGCTTCATCTCGTATTTGGAACGTATGCGGTCGGGCTTCTGGCCATTCCGTCCGTCGTGGTGATTATCGAGGCCCTGCTGGCGGCTTTGGATTTTCTGTTTGAGTTCCTTGCAGGGGATGTCACGTATGAGCAAGCTGGCATAGAACCCCCCGAAGGAACTTTTTCTAAAAATCTGAGGATTCTTCCTTGACGTCCTCCCGGTGTTGAAACACCGGGATTCCAACACTTATCGTGTTGAGGTTTTGCACGTCATGGTGGAAGCGTTCTTCCCGCGATAAGCGGGTTGGACGGCTGATTCCGTTTCGGCGTGCTCGGCTTCGTCCAAGCCGATGAGATGGTCCAATCCCCGTTTGAGGATGTTGTTGGCCGCGTTCAAGTCGGCGTTCATGCTCATGTGGCATTGCTTGCATTCGAAGTCCGCTTGGCTTTCACGGTTTCGACTGTCGCAATAACCGCATTCACTGCATGTCTGGCTTGTGTACGCGGGGTTGACGAGTATGAGACGGTTTCGTCCGGTTAACTGTGTTTTGTATTCGAGTTTGCCGACGATTCCGCCAAGGCTTGCCGCACGTAGACTACGGTTGAGTCCACGTTTTGCCGACTGGCTGTTATGCGGGTACGCGCCCGGCCTTTCCGGGTCTGGTTTGGCTTTCGCCTTACGGCTCATGTCTTGCAGGTTGAGGTTTTCCAATACGATGAGGTCGTATTGTTTGACGAGACCGGTGGTGGTCTTGTGTTGCCAATCGTCTATGATTCGGTGGGCTTTCGCGTACAGTCGGCCGATTTCCCTGCCGGTGCGCTCATAGGTGCGGCTTGCATGCTGACGGTATTGTTTCAATGTTTTGCCGGACATGCTCACGCGTCTCGCCTGTGCTTTCTGGCGGCGGCGTATCTCCCTGTCGATACGGTTCAACCGTTCCTTGGGAAGGTCGATGAAAGTGTTGTCGGACGTGGCGAGCGTGTGGACGCAACCCCTGTCCAAGCCGACCATGGCCCCCGTGCGTTCACGTTTTATCGGCAACGGATTGTTGATGAAGACGAGGGTTCGTCTAGTCCAATTCACTCCCACGCTCGTATAGTCACGGACGGGCTGGCTGACCCGGACACGGATATGGATGCTGTAACGGCATGATTGCCCGTCCAGACGATACGCGCCCGGATTCTGTCCGGTGATGACGACCTCGCCGTGATTCCGGTTCAACTGCCGGTAGTTCGCGTTCGCGCCCTTATTGTGCCAGCAGACGAAATACAGGTCGTCATGACGTGATTTGAACCGTGGCATCATGCCCGGATTCCTATGCTTTTTCTTCAACGTCCTACGACGCTTGTTCGCACTCCACCAGTCCGTGTTCTCTATCCTGTTCGGGGATTGCAACACCATGGAGGGGATGGCCGCAAGCCAAGAGCATTCCAATCTAACCTGACGGTCGGAACGCATGTCCGGCCTCCCGTTCAACGGGACGGCCGTCTGGGATTCCCTGTCCCACTTGGTGCGACGGGAGCGCAGCTGATTGTACCTGCAACGCCATCCGTCGCACAGCCAGCGCATCACGATGTCCGGGTTGGTCGAATACAAGGGGGCCTGCTGCCCGTCTGGGGTCGCACTCATGCCGAGATATGGTGCGGCACCCCGCACCTGCACTCGTTCTATCACGACCTTCTGGGACATGATTCCGATTATATCACTACGCGCGTATAATGAAAGAAGACTTAGACCGAAAGGAGGGGGCAGTTCCTCCCGGCATTGAAATACCGGGCATCCCCGCCCGAAAACTGGTGATGGACGATGCTCGTATGTTTGCCGCCGTTTTGAAGGCTTCTCGCAAGTCCGGCAAGTCGAAGAAGGGTGACGCGCACTGAGTTTAGGCTACCCCCTAACGTGCTACACGTTATATTGGAATTGTCCACATATGGTAATATGGGAGCATGACTGGTACAACACACTCAAAAGAAATCCTGATGATACGAATCGGATACGCACCCCGACAAGGCCGCGTATACTTCCAACCACACACCGTGATGCAGGAATATCTCCGATTCAGCAAAGAACACGACAACCACGTCCTATGGAAATGCGGAATCATAGGCGTCATGAAAAACGTGGAGCAGGTAATCCTGTACGCGCACGACGAAGACCTCATGCTCATAGGCGAGGTGACTGGCTTCGGAAGCCCATACAATCCAAGGACATGGGACGAAGGAAGCTTCTACCAATGTCCCAAACCATGGTCTAAAGAACCAGCCAAATACTGGATAGCGTTGGACAACCTGAGACCATTGGAAGGGTTCAACCCAGACCTGTATGAACTCGCCGCAGGTAAGGACAAGGGCAAACCATTGTCCTTGGTGTTCGAACGCAAGGTACCCATGCTGACCATGGCCGACGCCGAGGGCAAACGCAAGTCCGCTACCACTTCCCGACGTTCGGGGCTTACCCGTATTCGACTACGTGAGGTGTGAATGGTTCCAGTATTGGACACATTCGCAAAAACACCCTATACTGGAAGTAGTCACATAAGAGTAAGGATAACACCATGACCGAAACACTCATGGACAGACGCGCAGTATTCATGCGCATCAGTTCGGAATCAGACCTCATTGGAAAAGCCAGCGTCAAACCCGACGAAGACACCATCATCCGCTACAACTGGCGACAGGCGGAAAGCATGATGGATGAAATCATCAACCATGCGGAACAGAACGATGGCAAAGCCATCATCCCGTTCGACAGCATCGTCTCAGTCCGCTCGCTCGACACCTGCTCCCAGTTCATCCTCTGGCGCACCGACGGCAGATATCTCATCGGCAAACTGTACGAGTCCGGAGAGGACTACAAGTACGGTATGGACGACCGTGACGGCTACACCGCACCGACCGCACTGCGGGCGAAAACCGCGTCCCGCTGGGTGAAGGTCAAGAACATCAAAAGCGGGGATGACTTCCCGTTCGAGAAATGGTATATCGAAGCATACCGTCATCGCGCTCGTAGCAAGACACCGTTGGATGCAGCCTTGAAGAACAGTCACATGAACGTCATGTTCGTATATAAGGAGGAGGGTAAGGAAGATGCCTAAAATCATCGTGCCGGGCAAACGTCTCACGGCGGATGTCACCCATAAGATTCAACCTATGATTACAGTCAAGGATACGACCGGTAGGGAATGGTTCGCCCGAGCCATGTTCCTTAGTCTGAACCGTGGGACAGGCGATAATTGGAAGGTCGAGGATTTCAGCCTTTCCATCGCTGCCAAGGAAAATTACGCGTTCTACAAGAACACCAAGCTTGGAGTGGAAATCCGTCTCGACCAGAATCCTGAACTCAAGAAACTGGTAAACGAATACGTGTCCATAGTCAAAAAAGACACCACTCAAGCCGGAGCCTGATTTTTACCAAAACAGCAAGAATAGAACCTCCCTTTCGCGTAAGGTTGTTTACAGCGAAACGGAGGTTTTCTTTTATGGTTTATAATCCGTCAGAACCGCGTGACCCGCTGGGCAAGTGGATGAAAGCGCATGGTGGCAATCCGAAGGCGAGTCTTGCCGATAATGTCAAAAATCTCAACTATGCGGAAGAGCATGGGGCGGCTGTCGATACCAAAAACACGCCGACAGCGGTAATTGACCAGATAGCCAAGACCGGCAAAGACGAGGACAACCGGCTGGAGGCGCTGATGAACCCGAACATCAGCGACGAGACGCTTGACTCGTTCAAGTACAGCGACGACGTGAGGGAGCGCACGGCAGTCGCGTCCAATCCGAAACTGGACGGCAAGACGCTCGACATGATGGCGGACGATGACAACTTCTATGTGAAACGTGCCGTGGCCCTCAACCGCAACACCCCGACCAACACTCTGGAACGGCTCGAAGGTGATGCCGACAAGGACATTGCCGACTACGCTCTCATGGCATGGTGTCGGAACCGTTCGCTGGAATACTGTAAGGAAGGCGATTACGGTAATCCCAGCGTCCTGCTCGGGCAGAACAGATACCATCAAACACTGAGGCTCGAAGAGCTTATGGACTACGACGATGTGAGAGACCCCATGCCGCTACCGGGGCAGGACGGTTACAACGACTATATCGAGACCAACGAGAAACTGCATGTCTGCGACGCGTACACGTCGGAGATAGCCACGGAGGCGGCTAGGAACGGCGACTACGACGCAGCCTTGCAAATCTTCGAGGCCGGTCACAGCGAATGGACAGACGACAGGGCGGGAACCACCTTCCCCCTTAGCAAAGGCAGGATGAAATGCCCCGCCATGGCTATCGACGCGGAGACGAAATTGGCTGACCAGTTCCTCTACCACGCCTCGTCCGAGCAGTGCGAAAAACTCCATGAGCTAGGCTACGATTCGTCGGCGCAGGGCATACTGAACCGTTTCGACATGACCAACACCATCAGCACCCGCCCCATGGCGGAACACTGCACGGTGCCGGACAGGCTCGACAGGCTCTCCCAGTCGAAGGACTCAGAGACGAGACTTCATGTGGCGGGCAATTCGAACACCAGCCTTCACACGTTGGAGACGCTAAGCGAAGACAAGGACGAGAAAGTCAGCCGTAGGGCCGTCATGAATCTTGAACATTGCCGTGAGAATCAAAGGCTTTCGGACGAATACGCGGGAGTCGATTTCAACGATGACAGCGGATACGACGATATCCAATTCGAATACTAA